AGGACCAATAAGAAACATTAAGATGCTTAATACGAAGCCTCATTTGGTTATTGCGTTCCACGATGATATTGATAATTCTAAAGGTACCAAACATACGGTGACTGAAGCGCGAAAACGTGGAATTGAAGTTGAAATTATTGCATGAATGTAACTCGACAAGCACTTAAAGATTTATATGATCAATCTCCAATTCCAATATATGAACGTCATATGGTCAAATGGGAGGGAGTATATAAAACAAACCACGACCGTACATCATGTATTGTTATATCTTCATCATTACCATTATATCGAAAAGCCGAAGTATTTCTTCATGAATTAGGACATCATTATTGTTCTGCAACTCACTGTATTTGTTGTTGCAAAAATAATCATGTTCTAAATGAAGTTCATGCTATAGCATTCGGACTGCGTAAATGTTTGGATTATGGATTCATCAGATCACATTGTCGATCGGTATGGTTTATCTTACGGATATTGGATTGTCCAGAACACTATGGTAATCATTATTGTAATGGGATATATTTAGCAGCAGCTAAAAAAATAGTAAAACGTAAAAAATGGAATGAATATTTACGTATTTTTGAACAATCTGGATATTCTTGGAAATACTAACAAGATAAGGAAAAGATGTATGAGAATTAGTGAACAATTACGTGAAAAATTAAAGAAATTGGCTTCTCGTGAATGTTGGTGTGATGATATAGAGGCTATTATCAATGATTTTGCGGGAGGTAATATTGATGATGCTTATAGCGGTGGCTTTGAAGATGGCCAAGCTAAATTAGCAGAGGAATTACTTAATGATCTTTTTAAACCAGAGGACGAATAATAGGGTGTAACTTAATGGATAAGACAAGAATTCCTGATGGATGGACTGAAATAATATTGTGGTTTAAAAGAGAAATAGATGATATGTATCCATTGGAATTCCGTTTGTTGGTACCACCAAATTGTTCCGACGAAGATCGTATAAAATTAATCGATAAAAATGCTAGTCAAATTGCTGGTTTAATTCTACAATTAGACAATACAAAAATTATAATACAAGGTGCATATACAGAACATAAAAGATGTTTATGTAAAAATTACTATTATATAAAAAATCATGTTTGTCGTAATCTTAATGTTTGTGATAATTGTGGAAATGCGATTCCAATTTATAGAAAAAACTGGGATACGAATGAATGGGAATAATAAATTATGAACATGACTGGTTTTTGCATGTTCGAGTCCTGCTCCTGTTAATAGGCGAAGGGGTGGTAGCTCAATAGATGGGATGGTTATAGTAGATAGACCTATTTTGAGAAGTGGACCGACTGGACCATATACACATGGGTATAAGATGTGTATGGTTCAATATGCTGATGGAACCATTCGGGGAATTACATGGCATCGATATCTCTACAAATATAAATATGGTCGTTTGCCATCCAATGTGCATATACATCATAAGAATGGTAATAGATCAGATGATCGATTAGAAAATTTGAAAGCTAAATTTATTATAGATCATGCTCGTGATCATCATAAACCAATTATAACACAAAAATATATTTGTCCATGGTGTCATGAAAACTTTGAAAGAGCTGATTATAGAATTAGAGACAACCAAGAGAAACGTAATAGTGATGGACCATTTTGTAGTAGGTCATGTGGAGCAAGTTGGGGAAGAGCAAAACAACTTGATCGTTTATAGCCCTCGTGGCGAAACAGGAATACGCGATGGGTTTAAGACCCATTATCCGTAAGGATGTGTGAGTTCGAATCTCACCGAGGGTAATTAGCTCCGGTAGCCCAATTGGTAGGAGGCCCACGGCTTAGGACTGTGACAGTGAGAGTTCGAATCTCTCTCGGGGTAGTATATAAAAAGGAGAAATAAATGAATAATTTAACAATGTCTTTTTGGCGTAGACATATAAATAAAAAATATCATCACCAAATAGCTGTTGTTTTTACTACAGCAGATGGTTTAATAGATTGTCTTAATGAAGCTTTTGAATTTATTGGTATTGATCAATATAGACAATGTAACGTGACTGAAATAGGGATTTGGGATATTGTATTAACTGATGGAGAGATAAAAGCTTTAACAGATGGATATTCTCCTATGTTGATTCATCCACAAAACCTTCAATGTTATTTACCCAATCATCAGCCTATGTGACGGAATTGGTAGACGTGCGGATTTCAAATGTCCGTGTCCGAAAGGACGTGTTGGTTCGAATCCAACCATAGGTATTGAAAGGAGATTAAAATGATTTTGAGATATGAAGATTGTGATAAAAAGATTTTTCCAGAAAAACATTATTTATGGGATTCGTGGAGATGTTTATGGTTTTATCTAGAATTACAATTCACTGAAGGAGAAATAACAAAAGAAACATTTGAATTATTAACTGGGCATTTATTGAGGTTTAAACAGTTTGCTGTAGATGATGAGTAGACACAATAAACTGGTTTGATTTTTATAACTTTTTGCAGTGTAATGAAACCGCACCAAGCATTGAAGGGGTTTGGTATCGAGTTGAAGGGCAAGGTCAAAAATTCCATAGACTTGGTACTGTGTTCCATAGCATCGAAATAGTAGGAAGCTATGGGTGGTTAAGTGTTAATGATTTTTCTTTTTGTTTTGATCCAACGAAGTATATTTACGTTTGGTGGCGAGACAGTGAAGGTAGTTATCACAGAGATGGATGGTTCCCATAAGGAGATTTAAAATGACAAAACACAAAGTACGTAGAGCACATGAAAGAGAATTAGAAAATAAATCAATTGATCGTAATATTTGTTTTTATTATCATCAAAATTCACATATCTGTTGTATAGAAAAAGACCCCGAAGTTGAAATTGAAGGTAAATTATTATTTTCATCATTTGATAGTAGTGAAAACACATTATATGTGATAAGAACAGAAGATGGACAAATTTCTCTAGCTATGCGAGATCAATTGTTTGTAGTAATTGATTAAGGGCCGGTAACTCAATGGTAGAGAGTGTGTCTTATGAACATGCAGTTGCAGGTTCAATTCCTGCTCGGCCTATTATGTCTCCGTAGTGTTCAACAGCAGCACACCAGCCTTCCAAGCTGGAAGTTTCGGTGCAACTCCGAATGGGGACTTTGAGGGCTTGTAGCTCAATGGATTAGAGCACCGGTCTACGGAACCGGGTGTCGGGAGTTCAAATCTCTCTAGGCCCATTGTTGTGTAAATGAACTAGTTTAACCGAAAGGAATTAGATATGACATGGCATATTATTAATGAAATTAGACGAATGGAACGCAGTTATTATCATAAATATGGTAAGCATGGAGAAGTTATTTGTTTGGATGCAAATGCGGAAGTGAAACTCGCTGTTTTTATGGCATCTGATTTTGATTATAATAATATAGTTTCAGTAAATAACAAGCATAAGTTTGTACAAGAAATATTAGAAGAAGGTATTAGACATCTAGGAACAATCATATGTGGAATGAAACTAAAATTTGATTGTCCATCATTCTGTATTGAGCCTACTGATCAAATGCATTTTGATTTCCTGATGGAGCATGTAGGTTAATGGAAGTAATTGACTGGAGTAAAATTTGGGAAAAAATTAACGAAATGTCAGAACGACATAAAGCGGGGCTTACTACAGAAAATGATCCATTTGATTGCGATAGTTGTAAAAAGAAAATGTTACTTAAAGACCTTCTTTTTTGTATGTGTCAAGATTTGATTTGTCAATCATGCAAAGATGGTGAAGATCATAAAGATCATCAGACACTTGGTGAATATTATGAGTCACGGGGAATGTGGGTAATAGGAGATAATGTATGAAATCTATTAAACATGTTAAATCAATGGATAAGTATAGTTGTTCAATAGCATGTCTAGCTATGATAGCTCGTGTTTCCTATTTCGAAATGAGAGAAAAATTAAGTCGTGTTTCTCCACGTCAGCATAAAAAAGTTATGGATCATACAGATTTACAATTATATGCAGATGAGCAATATGATATTTTAAAAACGCATCTTGGTATTCGATGTAGAGGAGTTAAATTTATTCCACCAATGAAGAATCATTGTATACTTTTAATTGCTCCGATCAATTTAGTCCGATCTGGTCATGCTGTTGTGTGGGATGCTAAACAACAAAAAATTCTAGACCCTGATAGTGTTATTACTAATCTTGATGATTTTAATATTTATTATTGTATAGAAATTTTGTCACCAAAAACAGGATTAGAAATAGAGCAACGTAACGAAGAAAAATATTGGAGGTTTAATGGTATTGGCCCACGAGTACGGTTGTCAAAATATTGTAAACTGGAATATATTCTTCAAGATTTATTATTAACTGAAAAGGATGCGGCTTCATTATCTAGGGATCAAAGAATAGCTTTACTTACAAAAGCAATTGGTTTAACTGAATTAGAAATAAAACAAAAATTGAGTCAATTGCAAATATAGAAATATCATCAGTTGTATATAAGTAATGTGAGGAAGAAGAAATGAAGAATTTCCAGCAATCATCCCAATCGAGTAGTCAACGGTCTTTGGACCGTCTGGGTGATGCTGTGTAAATTCAGATACATGAAAACACAGAACCGGACGGTCTTTAAGATCGCCCGGTTTTTTTTTGTGCGCATTGGAAGGTACTACGGAATGGTGGAATTTGTCCCCACAAAGATATAGATGATGGTGTATAAACAATTGGTGAATTCACAGAACCTTCGTTTCTATGTTGATTCGGAATTTTTGTGACCTTATCTTTAAAGGGGAGGTAGAATTATGAGTTTGGTAACTGACAACTGGGCCGGGAATCTGAACCCGACGCCAAAGACTTTAACAATGTATAAAACACTGAGCGCAACTGCTGTTAGTGGTTCGGCAGTAACAGATACAGAAAATTTCTTCAATAGGGACTGTCCTTTTGCAGTCAATGTTCTAGGATTTGAGGTACATTGTGTATCTGTATCCGGTGCAGGTTTTAATGGTAGTGGGTCTAATCTAACTGTTTCTCTACAAAGGGACGCTGTTGTTGACGCATCTCCAGCGTCACCCGGATCAGCTAGTTGGAACACTCTTGTTTCAATAGATGCATCTGGTGTAACAGCCAGTACTGATAAACTGTTATTTTCTGCACCTGCTAATTCCGGTGCTATTATCAATGCTAGCCTGGATAAAACTTATCAATCAGTTCCCAAGGGTGGTTCATTGAGAACAGTTTTATCCGCACAAGCGAACGATGCGATTGGTGTGTCTGGTTCTACCCCAGTAGAACTTTTGGCAATCGTGGAATGTGTTCCAACCGAATTAAAAGATCGACGTTATTTCTAATTTAAGATAACTGAAAATCATTTCTGAGGCCGGGGGTGTAAAGCTCTCGGCCTTTTTTTGTTATTTTTTATCCTAAAATTAATGATGGTGTATAATTGTATAGGATAGGATTTGGATAGACAGTACCACTGTATTTTTTTGGAACTGGGAAGGTATAAAATGGATATAGCCACAAAGGAACGGCTCATTGCCAAGATTAGCTGGGGATACATTCCAATTACTGTTGCTCTTCAGGATGGTACGCTTATTCCACTTCTATTACATCCTCCTATACCCAAAGAACAAGCAAAAGCTGCTTTAACTTATTCAATTGAATTACAGCGTGGTCTCATTATAGGATTATCTTCTGAAAAAGAAACACTTGAAAATCTTATCCTTCTTGGACGATGGAATTCAGATAGAGATGTAGAAATTGAAGGATTGCAAAAAGACATCCATACAATCCGCCGAGGATTATTGGATTTTTTGTTTAATACAACAAAATTAGAAAAAGCTCGCTCTCTTTTACGTCGAGCTGAAAAAGCTTTAATCGAACGATTAAATAAGAAACATATTCTATTACAGAATAGCGCAGAATCTCATGCAGAAATTTGTCAACAACAATGTTTGATTGGTCAAATTACCGAAACCGAAGATGGTAAATTATTTTGGCCTACTGCTCAAGATTTTGATGAATGTAACGATAATGGATTAATTATGCAGCTTTGTGAGTCATTCTTCCAAAAGTCACGGATATCTATTTCATTAATCCGAAAATTGGCTAGATCACAACAATGGCGGGCATATTGGGAAACAGCCAAAAATACCAATGATTTATTTGATGGCTCTGTTGTATCATGGTCTTTGAATCAACGAGAATTAGCTTATTGGTCTACTATATATGATTCAGTTTACAATGCTTATGAACGACCATCAAAAGATATCATTGTAGATGATGATTTATTAGATTCCTGGTTTATTCGTCAGGGAGAAAAAATTGAAGGAAAAACACAGACTCAACAACCAACTAAGCCTGGTCGTAATGAAGAATTTATAATGGCAGATAGAGAAGGTGCTAAGCGTATTTACAATATGAATGATCCTGGTTCTCGGGCTAAAATTAAGGCTCGTCAAAAATTATTGAATGAACAAGGTTCCATACGAGAACAAGATATGCCAGATAGTCAACGAGAAATGAGACAACAACTGCTAAATATGCAAAGAAAACATGTTAAAGATATTGGTCACAAGTAAGGAGATAAAAATGTCTCAGAAAGAGGAAGAATTATCAGAATTGCGGCGAAAGCAAAAAGAAGCGTATCGTGGAAGAATTATCCAAGATTCACGAGATCGTTTGAAAAGAATTGCTAATAAGAAATTTAGGACTTGTTTTATTTCTGCTTTAGCTGAATTTGAGAATACGTTTGGTTTTGAACTTTGGGGTCACAATTTGCCAGAAGATAAATTAACGCCCGAACAAAAAGCAAATCGAATACGTTGGGAACAAATTCGAAAGAATATTTTAGATAAGGGAAATGCTCAAGCACGTGCGTTGGGAATGGAAATTGATCTACATCGTGTAGAATTCGAAGGATATCACATGGACTTTGGAGGAAAAACTAATGGACACTAAGAGGATAGTTATTGATACTGTAAATGTTGAAAATGAACCATTGCAATTGGCTGTTATTCGACCAACAAATAAAATTAATCAAGAAGCTAATATGGCTTATAATTTAAGAGTAGCAGAATTGATCCGTAAAGGATCACAAAATAATTCACAGCGTTTATTGCTTCGTATTGAATTGGATGAATATTTAGCCAAGATGGGGGTTTGGACTCTTCAGGATGCTACCGAGGTAGAAAGATTAGCATTGGAGATTCGTGCTCATGAACTAATGCTTAAGAAAGGTGGTATGAAAATTTCTGAAGGTCGAGCATTAGCATTACAGATGGCAGAAAGGCGACAATTAATTATGCAAAAATATGCAAAACGACAACAATTTGATTCTGCTACAATTGAATCTCAGGCGGAAAATTTCCGTTTTGAATATTTAATGGTTAAGTGTTTGGTATTTGCTGATACAGGTTTACAATTTGTTAAGAATCATGAAGAATATGTAAACCGACAAGATGAAACAGCGATAGTTAATGGTGCTAAAATTCTTGCTAATATAATTTATGGTTTGGAAACTAATATGCATAAAAATATGTTTGAGATGCAATGGCTTAAAGACGCTGGGATGATTGATGATGATGGACGGTATATTCGTCCAGACGGTATTCTTACCGATAGGGACGGTCGTTTGGTTGATCAAGATGGACGTTATCTTAATAAAGAAGGACAAATGGTAGATACGTTTGGCCGTCCAGTTGATGAACATGGGAATCTATTAGTAAATATCTCAAAACCATTTATTGATGATGAAACTGGGAAAGCAGTGGTAATTGGAAATATTGGAGTAAAGGAGAAAATTAAGATAAAAAAGACTACTCGAAAAAAGAAAAAAAATTAGGGATGTGATATAAGTGGCATTTGTACTTGATGTTAATCTTAGAATTCAAGACATTCTTGGCTTAGGAAAAGTTGAGGCTGCTCTTGCAAAATTAAAAGGTGCTGCACCAGTTGGTGCTGCTGCTGTCGGTGGTGCTGCTGTTGTTGGTGGTGCTGCTGGCGGAATGACTGCTGCTTCTAAGGCTCAAGCCACTGCTGTTCTTGCAAGCGCTGCTGCTACTAATAAGGCTACAGTTGCTAATAATAAATTAACAGCATCTCAAACTAAAGCAACACATGCTACACGGAAAGCTGCTGGTGGTCTGAAAACTGCTGCTAAAAGTGCTGATAGTTTTGGTAGGTCCGTAGTAATAGCGGGTAAACGATATGGTGCATTCTTGACAGCTACTATAATTCCATTCGCTGTAATAGGTGGTCTTGGTAAAGCGACCGCAGCGGTAATAGAATTTGATACTGCCGTATTAAGAATGCGACAAATTACCGGCCAGACGGAACAGCAAATAGCTGGGATGCGTAGTATTATTCTTGATTTGGCTACAACTAGTGGTACATCTGCTAGTGAAATTGCTCGTGTTGGTAAAGTTATGGCACAAGCTGGTTTTCGTGGCGATCAATTAACAGAAGCTTTAACAGCTTTATCAAAAGTACCACTAACACCATCTTTCAAAAATATAGATAGTGCTGTTGAAGGTACTATTGCTGCATTAAATCAATTCAACAAAGAAGGACTAAAAACGGAAGATATTTTAGATACTCTTTCTGCTTTAGAAAGGGAGTTTGCTGCTTCTGCTGAAGATCTTGCTCTCGGTATTACCAAGGGTGGTTCTGCTTTTCAAGCTATTGGTGGTACATTTAAAGAATTTGCTTCTCTTATGACCGTAGTTAGAGATGTTACAAGAGAAAGTTCTTCAACTATCGGTACATTTTTCAAAACTTTTGCAAGTCGTTTGGCTGATCCAAGAATTGTAAATTTTCTTGAAGGTAGAGGTATAAGAATATCTGAAGCAATTGAATCTGGTGATCCAGTTGCTGCTATCAAGAGAATCGCCACAGCTTTACAGAATGTTACTAGTATTCAGGAAAAAATGGAGATTGGGACAAAGCTCGCTGGTCGTAGACAAATAAGTCGTTTCTTGGCTTTAATGAATAATATGGAAAAAGTAGATAGGGCTTTGGGTATTGCAACAAATTCGGCTGGTACTTTCACTAAAATTGCTGAAGAAGGTTTAAAGGGTTTACAAGCCCAACTTAATATTTTAGGACAAGAATTTAATAAACTCGTTCAAACACTTGCTCAACCATTGTTCGTTCCTATTATTCGTGGTATAACTACAGCCGGTAAAGCACTCGTTACATTTTTCGATTTTGTCAAGCCGATTATTCCTGCTCTCACTACTATTATTGGCTTCGCTGTTGGATTCAAATTACTTGCTATTTCTATTCGTGCTGCTGCTAAAGCTATGGTCTTTATGAGTACTGTTGGTATTGGCGGTGGTATACCTGGAGTGCTTGGTGCGATGACTGGTGCTGGTGCTGGTGGTATGGCTGGTGCTACAGCGAGAGAACGTGTTAAACAACGTTTGGCTGGTGGGGTTAGCGCTGGCGGTGCTGCTGTAGCTGGTGGTGCAGGTGCTAGGATTGCTGGAGGCGCAGGGGCTCTTGCTGCTTCTAAGTTTGGACAACTTGCAATAGCTGCTGGTCTTATTTTGGCGGCTGATAAATTATCTGAATCATTTGAGGAAACTGGAAAATCATCCGGCGTATTAGCTGCTGAATTCATGAAAGCAGTTGGTGTTATTTTAGTTGCTATGTCTTTGTTGTCTGGCAAAAGTATTCTTGGGGCCATTAGTGGAATGACTACTGTTCTTGGCCCCTGGTATGTTGCTATGGCTGCTGCTACTGCTGCTATAACTGCATTTACATATGCTACCGTCAAAGCAGTTGATCTTGATGTACAGAGTATTTTAGATGCTGCTGCTAAAAAAGTAGCCGAAATGCCAGTAGAACCAATTGAAGTTGGTGACACTGAAGCTCTTGAAAAAGCTGTTAGTGATCTTGGTCTTACAGCAATAGTGGATGGTATTCAAGCATCGGCTGAACGCTATGAAGAAGGATTGAGTGGTTTCTTTGCTAGTGCATATGAACGCATTAAGAATCTCTTCCAAGGTGAAGGTTTAATGACAATTAGTGATGCCGATGCACAAAAAATGATTGAGGATATTGTTGGTGAAAATCCGAAATTACTCAACAAAATTTTACGTTCAGCTATTGAACAATTTGGCGTGGTAGGATTAGAAACTGGTTTAGATCAAATGTTAGCTGAAGAGTTTGGTAGCCAAGTTGAAGCTGCTGCCCGTTTTCGTCAGGCTATGATTAAACAACTTGGTGGTCTTGAGAAAATTGCAAGTAGTATTGATCAAATAAAAATGGATGTCAAAATTAGTAAACTAGCAACTGCTATTGAAAAAGCTTCCAGTGATTTTGAAAGTCTATATGTACCAGTTCAACTGAGTCATGAACTCTCATCATTGAGTGACGCTGTAGGAAAGGCTGCTAGAGCTATTGAAATGAATGTTACTATGTTTGATAAATTAAGTCAATTAGTTGGTCAACAAGTGGGTGTAGCTAAACCAGGCGTTGAATGGTCAAGAGAAGCCATCGAAAAGATTGCTGGTGCTGGAAAAATGGGCGAATTTATTGATCTTAGTCAATTTGAAAAATTAGAAGGATTTACAACTGATATGGCTCGGGTTGGTACTGCGTTAGAAAAATTTATGAAATCAATAATTAAAAGCAAAGCAAATGCTGATTCACTTCGGGCATTATTGGGTGATCCAAAAGTCGATCCGTTTGACATTCTTGATGATTATATTGATAAATTTATGGATGAATATCCTGAAAAGATTCCTCCTGAAGCCGAAGCTGCATTTAAGGCCGCTGCATCTCAACTAGGTCAACAATTAAAAGATATGTTAATTGATGAAGGTGGTGTTTTGCCAAGTACTGAAGAAGTTCAAAAGGCACTTAAGAGTGTTCTTGGTAAACAACGACCCTTCTATGAAGCTGCTATTGATGTTTTTAAGACTTGGATGGATGCACAGGCTCAACAAATTAATCTAGCTATATCTGGTGAAGAACTTCTGGCTGGTGTTGATGTTGGTACTGCCGATATGGGTAAGACGATTGTAGCAAGTTTACAAAATGCTCTTAAAAATGTAGGAATGGACCTCAAATTCCCATTTACGGATATCAATAGTATTATGGTTGATTTAGCTCAAAATGGAGATGTTGTTGGGCAAGTTTTAGAGAAATATTCAGACAGTTATAATAAACATGCCGAACTTAATCGAAAAGTAGCTGAAGCTCAAAAAACAGGAGTAGGTGCTAGTCTTGAATTATTAAAAGCTTCAAATGATGCTGCTGTTGAAGTATTAAATTTACAAATAGCTTTAAGTCAATTAGCTAAGATTGCACAACAAGCACCTCAAGCTTTGGCTAAACAACAAGAAATGCAACGTAAGTTGGGTTATACTGTTAAAGAAGTTCAAGGTGTTAGGGTTGTTGGTGGTAAACCAGGAAGTGAAGCGGCAGCAGCTAGAGCTATGGAGCGGATAGAAAAAAGTAGTGAGGTAATGAGTGAATTGATTAATCGTCAACGCCAATTTATTGAAGCTCAAGCTGCTATTGATATAGCTCAAGTTTTTGAAGAACCTGCTGATATTTTTGCTAGAGCATTAATAGATAGTGCTGCTGCTGTTCGAGCATTTACATCTGCATTAACAACACGAGATTTACAACGTGGGGCCGGAGCACTAGGTGCTAGAGTTACACCAGAAGGCCGTGTTTATACTGAACGTAGACCTGTTCCAGAAGCACAGGTAACTGAAAAAGAAAAGATAATTGAAACAAAACAATTACAAGCAGCATTATTCGGTGGTGATATGGGTAGAGTTATGGAAACATTACTCCAAGCTGCTGCTGAGACGGCTGAAAGTAAAATTTTAGGTCAGCTTTTACGAGGTCGTCAAGAGGAAGCTACTGTTAATAAGGAATTAGCAAAGAGTTTTCGTGATTTCAAAGGATTCATTTATGATATTCCAAAGATGATTAGTGAAAGTGGTTTGGACCCAGAAGAAGTAGCTCGTACTGCTGCTAAAGCATTAAGAGAACAAGCCGAAATGCCTGGGGCTAGAGAAGTTGAATATATTGGAGCTTTAAGACGTACCTTATCAGATTTGACTGATAGTTTGAAAACATTAATTGAACGTCCAGAAGTAGCTCGTGAACCAGAAGAATTAATACCTCAATTAACTCCAGCTATACAAGATTATTTAGAAAGTCTAGTACAACCTATTGGACGAGTACCAGAAGCCGAAGCTACCCCCCGTGTCTTTGAAGATATTTCTGCTTCAGCAGTAGATATACAACAAGCTGCGGCAGAAACACGAATGGCGGCTGATATAACAGCACGATCAATCGAAGAGATGAAAATCGCGGCTATAGATATAAAGACAGGTGGAACTGATATTTTGACAGCCAGTCATGGAATAATCGAAGCAGCACATCAAATGCAGGTTGTATCTGATATACAACGGGAAGCATTAATTGGACAACAAAAAGTTGTTGTTGGTGATATTGAGGGAGAAGGTGCTAAAGAAGCTATTGTTGGAACTACAGATGCTGTAAATGCTCTTGGAGATAGAATGGATGCTGTGGCTTTAGCTGTAGAGACACAAACACAACAACAGGCAGAATTAGCTACCGCTAAAGAAGACAAGCCTTTAGAAATTGAAGGATTAGATGAAAACACTGAAGCTATTTCTACAAATAATGAAACTGTTAGCAAGACACAAGAAAGTATGGACGATTTAAATGATGGTATGAATAAGATAGCAGGAGCAATAGAAGAAGGTGTTGGGGTTGATATCGAAACTATGAGTGAAGTTAAGATAGATGTCCAAGGTGTTGCTATGGCAGCGAAAGAATTTACAGCAGAATTTGAGGCTGTAGCTATTAAGGTCGCTAAGGCAGAGATTAATAAAATATTGCAACAATTAGCTCGTTCGGCTGGTAGTTCGGAAGCATCAGCTACTTTTGAGAGCGCAATACAATAGGTGATAAATAATGGCATTAATGTCTTACACAGAATGTTTTGAGGGATGGATAGGTATTTCTGCTGATAATCAATGGCAGACCTATAATGTAACAGAAAATCACAGTATTCCACCAAGTGCTGTACTAGAAGTTCTTTGTATTAATAAAGGTGATTTTTGGGATGAAAAAAGAAATATTGGTCTCAGAAGCACCGCTAGTAGTGGTCAGGCAGATGGTTTTCGTCGTATTGAATTAGCTGAAAGTATAGATGATCTTGGTGATACAAATCTTACTATCCATGTCCAACTTGATTCTAGTGGATATTTACAGTATTTTGTAGAAGATTATCTTGATATTAATTTTACTATACTAGGATATTGGTTGGGATGTGAGTATACAGATGCTTTTGATGAATTTGACCCCTCTGCTCCGTCCGGCTGGGAAAATTATGCATTAGATCAATATGGTGTTGGTAGTGGTCAAATAGCCGAAATTGTTATGAGCAATACTGCTGTTGATACCGATCATACATTAGGTGTTCGATCTAGTGGTTCAGCAATAGATAGACGCTTTGGAATTAAGCAAGCTGAGGGTGGTGGCGAAATATGCCTTGGTGTTCTTGTACCGTCTAGTGGTGTTACTGCTGGTATAGATATTTGGTCTTCAGATACTACTAATTGTTCATTTCGTTTGGTGGGTTATTTTTCTGTACCACCAGCAAAATACAATGAAACATATATAGCTTTTCATAAACCTGGAAGTCAAAGTTCTTGGGTTGAACTTGATGTTGGTGCATCTGGTATACCATCTAATATTGTGGCTCAATTTGGTATTCAACAAGAATTTGCTGATGATATTACTGTTGGTATACGGGAAACTAATAGCAATATTAGTAATCGGAGATTAGACCTTGATAAGGGAGGTTCAACATCTCCAAGTTGGGGTAGCATTCATAGTAATATTGATGATGATGGTAAATTAGAATATTACTGTAATGATATATCTGATGAACCACTCTATGAAATGATTGGTTATTGGGATAATTTTGCTAGTGCTACATTTTCCAAAAACGATAATGTAGATTTACTCATTGAAGGTATGCCAGAAATTGCTACTGGAAGTGGTGTGTTATATACTACGGCTCATGAATTTATTTTAGATGAATCAACATTGTTTATTCATGGACGAGATTTTATAGATTCAAGTGGCCAATATCCATCTGGTGTTACACTCTGTATATATGGTATCCAACTTGCAAATTTTGATTTGTATATTTATAGTAAAGATCATCTTGAAATTTCTGGTGATCTCTATATTTTTGGTGCTAATATCTCTACTACTGGGTTATCATGTTATACACAAGGCAGCGGTATTATCCCGGAAAATGATCAATTCAATTTAATTATAAATGGTATTGATGAATATCAGGCATCAGGCAATTTATTCATAAGTGCTTATGAAAATATTGTTGAATCTGGTAATTTATTTCTTTATGGATATGATGTAATTCAGATTTCTGATGATTTATTTATTCATGGACAAAATAATATAGAAGCATCTGGTAATTTGTTTATTACTGGTCCTATATCATATTCAGGCAATATGTATATGTATATAAGGGCTGGATGTTTTGAACCACCATTAGATTTATTTATCCAGGGACATACCGATTATTCCGGTGTTATAAGTGAATTTATCAAAGGACCAGAATTTATTTGCTCAAGTGGTAGTTTTTCATATCCATATGATATCGAAGATTTTATATATCCATATGGTGATCCAAGTCCGACTTTATATATACAAGCCCATGAACCTATAAGCGGAATATGTCCATTATATATTGGCCCCCTAAGAGATTGGGGTAACTGGACATTTTATCTAAAGACTGAAGATAATGATATCAATGATACGGTAAATCTGTTCATACATGGGTTCTCTGGTGAATCAGGTGTCAATCAGACCTTTAATAATGCGCAACTGTATTTAGAAGCTGCCGACGCAGATTATCCATATACTGCTGGTGGGACCGAAGCTTGGACTATGTTTTTAAAGGTCCAGTCAGGTAATCTGATCAGCGACGATGTATGGACAATGTTCTTAAAGGCTGATTTTACTATACCAGCTACATGCAATTTATACACTTATGGTCATGCTTCTGGTGAAGCTCCGCATGGCGTTGAAATAAGCGGTTCTGTGAATTTCATTTGTAGTGTTAATCCAGATGATTTAACCAGAATCGGATACACACCATTTAATTCCGATACTGATCCATGGACACTATTCTTGAAATGTGAGCCTGGTCATTTCGATACGGTTAACTTATACATGTCTGGTGTTGCCCCAATTAATTATTCTTCGTCTGGCAATCTTTTTATAGAAGGACTTTTTGAACAGGAAACGAATACAGTATCACTTTATTTGATGGGTATATCTGGCATGATTAATAACGGACCAAGTGGACTTCATTTATTTTTAAACGCTGATATTCTTGTGTATAATACTAGCGGGAACCTATATACACATGGGTATTAAGGGAGAAAAAAAATGGCTTCTGTTGTATATGATAATAAAGCGATTATTCCAGCGCCGTTAATCACAATAACCAAAGTTTATCGTGCTGCGAATGATGGGAAAAGACACGGTGTGGCATATGATATTTCATTAGCTGGAACACTTTTGCCATTTCGGGGTTCTCCAAGTGGTGGCTATACTTTAGGTGATCCATCCAATGCTTTCTGGACAATTGGTGGTTATCCACCAGATGAAACTTATGTTGGTGGAGATACGCCATTTGTTCGTTTAGAACGTAAACAGGAAGCTTTGCGTTGGTTATTTAGAGAAGATGGTAAAGTGCTTGAATGGTATGGTGGGGCAGCTTCACCAGTTAAATGTCGCCCAAAAATTCGATCAATTGATTTCCCAGAAGGGCAATGGGCTGATCGTTGTGAATATCATATTGAACTTGAAGCTGAATATTTGACTGGCATTATTGACGAGGATATCTTTGATGCTTCTGGTCTTCAGGATGTATCCGAAGAATGGCAGTTTAATGAAATTACTGGGCACGACGGTAAAGTATATGAAATTAGTCACATTGTTAGTGCTAAGGGGATACTTACTTTTGAGGAAGTAACAGGTAATGAAACTCAGGCTTGGTCAAATGCTAAAAATTGGTGTGATGCTCGAATTGTTGGTACACCAGATAGTAATTTTGTAACATATACTACTGGTTTTACAAATTGGGTTAATGGTGGTTATATAAAGAATATCCATATTGCAGAACGAAATGGTAGTTATGCTGTTACTGAAATTTGGACAATTCGAGAAGCTGGTCCTGGAGAAACAGCAGCAACATATATCGAGAAATCATTTAATATAATTTACCGGGCTGAAGATGATGCTATTGATATAAGTTATAATGGGGTTATTTATGGTCTTCAAGATCAAGAACGAACTGGTGGTTCATCTGCCATCTCTAATGCCAAAGCTGCAATTCCAACAAATAATGAAGCCAAAACTGCGACAGAAATAGCATTGGGTACATTGCTTGATGATTATGAGATACCAACATCTCCGACACAGAAAAGTATTACTATTAATGAAAAGGATGCGATTGTTACTTTTGCTTTTGATTGGTCTGCTAGCGAAGATGCTGATTATATTCAAAGTAATGAAGCTACTCTTTCTTATAATTCTACTGATGGTGTGTACGTTCTAATTCTTAATGTAGATATAGAAGGTAAAGGTGATACTAAGACAGAACGACTCAATAATGCTCGAAGTAATATTCCATCAGATATAAATGCACTTATATTGGCAAATACTCTTATTGGTTCACAAAAACCTGTTGGTGTTACTTTTGCAAGTAGTCATACCGCCAAATCAAGTGCTTTGAATGAGACGCAGGGAACATCTCGAATATCATGGACTTGGACTGATAAAGATGAAAATAATGTTGATATTATGGTCGAGATTGCTTATCCACAAATTATCTCTGCTAAAATTTCTATTCCTGGTCGTACTGCTGGTCCTATTATTCAAAGAATCAATACTGCTACTGCTAAACAAATTACTGTTAATTATAATTCTGAGGGTCATGATTCGAAGCCAGATACAAATACTATTGCTAATATAATGGATACCGCTGGGGGTATTCCTTCTATTAGTCCATGGCTGCCTGGATCATATATTTTGGAGAATGACCGTGAAATTTGGAATTCAATTACTGGTAAATATTCCCGTGTTAGAATTCATACTGTTACGGAGGATTAGATATGTCTGTGATATATGATGAACAAATTGGTGCGCAAAGTACAAAATTATTCGGATGTTCGCTTAAAAGTATTAATATGCAAATGGGTTTTGATGATCAATCAACAGTTATTACAGTTGTGGTTATTAAAGAAAGTGATCAAAATTTTACTCTTGATTCAAATGATATTCAATCAGTTCAGCATGTTCAATTTGGTGAATTAGATATATTAGGAATTGTGCAAGCATGGGAAAATACAAATATTGATGTTGCTGGTACTGGAATTTATACTGTTAAAATGACAGATTGTCGTATGATTTTGGATAATGCAGTTATTATAACTAACCCTGCGACTAATTGGCAAACTAATAATTTTGGTGTTAATCAGCTTGCATCTGGTGTAATTGATTCCGTGATAGATTATGGAGAAAATATTATTACCATTTCTATTCCGACTGAACATGATTTTGATTATGGTTTGCCATTTGCAAATGTGAAAGAAAGTCTTGATCAAGCTACTCTATATTATGGTAATGAGATTTTTGAACTTAATATTGATGCTCTTGAGGTTTTACCATATGATGACGTAGGTACAGGAATACCAGTTCGGATTGATGGTCCTGTGAAATCAATTTCAGAAGTAATTAGTGAAGTTTGTCAGCAATTTGGATATCAATGGTGGGTTGAATGTCATCGTAAAAGTGTGATAGATCAAACAATTGTTATTGAGGTTAAAATTGTATCTAGAGTTAATGAGGATGATAATCCTATATCATTAAGTTTAGATGCATTAGCAGAATTACATCCTAATCAAATAATTTTTCGAAAAGATGGTCATGAAAATACTAATGAGGTTACTAAGAATGTTTTACAAGGTGGTGTTAGGAGACAACTTTATCAACTTTCTTCTGATCAAATAAAACCATTTTGGGGATGGAATCAATCTGGCACAGTGCCTTTAAATAATCCAGCCTATCAAGACCCTGGATATAATATTTATCGTATGAGAAGTACTACTACTGATCAAATGAAAAAAGCGTTAAATGGTGAATTAGATAACGTATTAGGAGAGGTTCGTCTAGCAGCACTTAAGGGATATGCGAATTCTCATTGGGGAAAAACATTCTATTTACAATTAGCAAATAGATATTTAGATTCTGATGGTATTCCATGGGTTAAAAGTGCAACTGCTGGTTGGTGGGAAGAAAACGATACTCCAGATGGATTAGATACGACAGCATTATTTGTATTAAGTACTGATGATGGTAGATGGAAATCTTTTTTAAAGCTTCCTCGTATTCTTAATAAATGGGATGATTCTGTACTTGGTTCAAATAGTGTGGTTAGACATATGGGTCATTTATATGTATTATGCAATTTAAGCCAAAGAGGTAAATATGTAGTTATGGACCTTAGTGTACCGGCACAATTCATTACAAATACACCAGGTAAACCCAAAAAAATAGATTGTAGTCTTGATATCAGAAATGGATGGATTCCTTTTGTTGATAATCGTGAATTTTATGGACCATGGGGTAGTGATAAACAAACCCCATCTCGTTTTCGTCAAAAAGGGAAGACAATTATCCAGATTGATAGTGATCTTGTTCCTTGGAAACATGGTTTCCGTGGTATTAGTCATGAACAAGGAATGAGAGAACTCAACTGGATTGCAGAAGGTCGTATAAAAACCGGACGAATTGAACGACAGATTATAAATACAGGACAATTGGAAGTTGCAGATATTCCTAAAGTGAATATAGGACAAATAATTATTGGTGGTTCTAATATCACTAATATAAATACACAATTTAATGCCAACAGAATTACTACCAGATATTCTATGAATTTATATACTGATGAACTTGGTAATTTTAAGCAAATAGAAAGAAAAAAGATCAATGAATATTTTAAACTTCTTCGTAAGACACAAGAAACTTATAAAAAAGATATTAGCATAAATGAAGAAATCAAAACATTAAGTGGTCCTGCTCAAAAAGATATAACATATACTTGGGAATGGCCGACAGGAGGTTTGGGTTTTACAGCATCTATCGGATCATTTGGAGGATATTATGCTATACGTCGAGCTAATATAGGGGATATTGATCCACAAAGTTTTATCGCTGGTGTTGCTTCAACATACGCTGAGTGGTCTCATGTACGGAATTTAGCGGAACCTGTTGATAGTCCAGGTTATTTACCAATAGGAACAAAAGTTACTGTAAATTTTTTCAGAGAAACAGAAGAGGGTCCACAAATTCCTTATATAGAACAAACACCACCTAATTTTAGTGCTATTGTGGAAATAACGGGTAAATCCATTGATGGACCATATTATGATGTTGCAGGTGCTGGTTTATCATATACAAGTGTTCCTAATCTTGGTGAATCATCTGATTCTCCAGGTTATTTGTCTTTGGGATTAAAAGTTATTGTAAATGTTGTATGGGAAGAAGGTGTGTATTATCCAAAAATTGAAGTAACACCACCTACTTTTGCACCACCAATTCCATAGGAGAAAAAAGATTAATGGCATCATTAACAGGCTTATTTAATTCTCCAGTAATATTATTAGCGGTTCATGGATATCATCCATTTACACCAGATATGAATATTTTTGCCGGTGGATATCAAAGTTTCATATATCCAACTCCGACGACAATGACACCAATTATGTCAGGATATGATCCACGATTATATATATCTCCATTTCCCACACCGTATACACCACAAACGGAAGAAGACAAATATCTTGGAATTGGAAAAGCTAACCCTGGTACTTATTATAATAATCCTGGTCATCTTCTTAGTTTAATGGATACTTATGCTAGGATGTCATGTGGTTTAAGAATTTTACAAGCTATAAGGGATTGTTCAATAGAATCTGAATTTAATGGGGCTGTTGATCATGATGTGATTCTCAATACTACTAATGGAACAACAACCATCAATACTTTAAATTTAACAGAAAATCCAAGTAAATATATAATTGGGCATATGATAGAAGACAGTGATAGATTATTGCATGATCCAAGATTAATACAATCATATGATGAATCTGCTGGAATTGGTGCTCAGGCTTTTTGGAACAGAATGTTACCTGAATTAACTGGTAATTCGTATTATCATGATCAAAATGATTTGTATATTCCTACTACACAAATAATAACATTTGATGGTTTATTTAGTAATGTATTGCTATCATCGTATTTTGGATTATCAGAGCAATTTCATAATATTATTGATTTATTATATAATTATGCCAGTAATTTAACAAATTTAAATGGTGGTGATATTGAATTATATTCACAAAATGTATGGACAAATAGAAGTAATTCAAAAGTAAATTACTGTAGTGAATCTTGGGGTGATTATAGTCCTGAAGGAACAGCTGGAAATTTAATACCCGAAACAACTCCGTTTCCTTTACCTCCACCGGATGGACCAAATCAAAATTTCGGAAATAATGTTTGGCCTTCTGGTGGGATTACTGATCATTCACAAGCATTAATTTCACCAATAACATCTTTTGATACATTACATTTTTCTGCTGAAGATGTGCGCAATGGAGGAACAATTACAGAAGTACCAGCGCTTATACGTAGTCGTTATACTCGTTTAAATAAAACTAATGCTATAAAATTATTAACTGGAGAAGACCTTCATTTATTTAACTCTACAACATCAACTTATGAACATAAATCTTTTACAGAATTGAATGGAGTAATAAATCTAATTCCAGTTCAGAGTATAGGTATGAGATATACTGGTCGTTGTCATAGATTAGATTTAGATGCAAACCACCATGATGGTGGTCATAGATGGACTTACGTTCGAAATTGGCAAGGTGTGCCAATAGATTATGTTCCCCCTACTAATCAAAGATATGAATTATTGACTTATCCTCCATGTAATTTTGCTGTTGTATATTCTATTACTGATATATGTATTAATATTACAGTACTAGAATCCTCTTCCGTTACTATATCTGTTACAGGATCATTAGATAGAGCTGGGAGACTTGATCCGCATAATCATCCATTGAGATCAGAAGCTCTGCAATTATGGGGATATGATTGGATTTCACGAAAGACTGCTCTTATGACTTCAGTAACAAACAAATATAATTGGGATAGAAAGTGGCATGATTTATTGCTTGATGATACAGCAGATATACAGACAGATGAAATATTAATTGGAAATCCAACTGCACCATTCAGTAAAAGAACAACGGAAAGAGTTAATCTATTTAATGAAAAAACAGGATTTTGGTATTGGAGAGATGGACCATTTATAGATTATGGAGGAGATGTAAGTTTTTATGGTTATTATGGACAACCCCCAAATTGGGAAGAAAAAACAACATTTCAATTAAATTCTGTTTTGGATTTAAAACCAGGTTGTAATTGTGTTAGAGCTAGATTTATTGTACAAAATTTAAATCAAAGAGATGCTTTGCAATTATCAGATAATAAAGTTTTTGTTGATGATCTTGAAGCGGATATAACCGTTTCCATATCAGATGATCGTATCGAACCAATTTCTCATCATTTTGAAATTAAAAATCCACCGACACAAAGATTAGAGGAATTAAGGCGTTATATTTGGTCACTACCATAATATATGTGTATAATATAAAGAAACGAAAGGAGAAAAATCGATGGCAATGTTAGAACTATATGCTGGTGAAGATACCCTTGTTCCTACAAGCTCTGGTTTGGGCTTTTTTGGGGATGATGGTTTTGGTGCTGCTATATCTATTGGCAGTTATAATGGTCATACATTTGTGACAAATGCAAGTGGTACTATTCAAAGTTTCGAATGTAATAATAATAAATATAATGGAGCATCTGGGGTTATTCATGGACAAGAAAGTTCTGGTATTGCTTTAAAAAATTTGCCAAATGAATTGGCCACAATTAATATTCGATTTACTCATGGTTCTGCTATATACTGTCAATTTGCTAAATTGTGGGTTTTTGATGGAAGTTTTACCGGTTCTTTAGCCAATAAAAACAAACCTGCTGAAAATTTAACATTCTATGTTGCTGAAATACGCCATAGAAGTCGTTTACAAACAGTTGAAAGTGCTTATAGTGATGCATCTTGGTCAGACGTAAGTGCATCTGGTTCTAATTACATTGCTGTGGTGAATTCTCCGGGATTGAATGGTGCAAGAGAAGGTGGCTTTGAAGAACTTAGTGCTCGACACGATTGGTATGTTGCTTTGACCTGTACTCCAACCCAGCTTGGTGATAAGAGCTTTGGGATGACCTACGAACTCGAATATTTATAGGGATAATATTTTTCCTTTTGGTGTATAAATTATTAGAAGAAACATTATTCTAAAGGGTTTATTGCCAAAAGGAGATTTTAATGTCTGTAAGTAAAGAATTATACCGAGAGAGAAAAAATAAAAATCTTTGTACATTATGCGGTAAAGCCACACAATTTAATAAAACATTATGTTTATATCATTTGCAAAAGGCTAATAAAAATCAACAAGCTGTAATCGCCAGACGAAGAAATAAGGGGTTATGTCCTCTTTGTGGTCAAGAATTTTGTAATAATCGTAAGATTTGTAATAAATGTTTAGAGAAAAGTGCTCCTAATCATAAAAGGGATGATATATGGATACCATCAATAGATAGAAAAAAATTCGGACTTTGTATGGCTTGTGGGCGATCTAATTTAACATCTAAAAATTATTGTAATAAATGTTCTAAGAGATATGGAGATAGAGACATATTATCGCGTAAACAAAAAATCGCTAATGGATTATGTGGAGTATGCGGAAAAGGATTATTATCCAAAAATAAAACTAAATGTATTATCTGTATATACAAAAATATGAAATGGTATGTTTCATCCGATTATCGTCAACTCTATAATGAAAAACAAACATTATTAAGAGATAAAATAATTCAATACTATGGCGGCAAATGTGCTTGTTGTAGTGAGCAAGAAAGATCGTTCTTAGCTATTGATCATATAAATGGAGGTGGCAATAAACATCGTAAAAAACTCAAAAAAAGAGGTGCTAATTTTAATCAATGGATAATAAATAACAATTTTCCAGATGATTTACAGATACTCTGTCATAATTGTAATATGAGTAAATATTTGTTGGGTGGTATTTGCGCCCACAAAAATAAGGGAAATGGTGTATAATATAATAGACAAAGTCAGTTTTTAAAAAAATGAAAGGGGGTGAGAGATATGGCAGCAGCAATTGATTTTTACGCGGGGCAGGGAGCGGGTGTATGGGTTGATCTTAATGCATCAGGATTAGGCTTTTTCGGTGCATCTTTTGGAACTTCGGTTCAAGTCGGGGAGTATCAAGATAGTACCTACATCAGTGCGAGTGATGGTAGTGCTCCAGCGGGTCCACAAGCTACAAACTGTAAATATGATACTGGGACATCTGGTGTAATCATTGATGGTGAAGCAGTAGTTGTACCATCAGCAGTAGTAATCAACTCTGGAACATTGAATATTCGTTTTACGTTTACTCCAGCCGTTAAAACTCAGAATTGTGAACTTCGTATTTTCGATCGTTTAGTTATTACGAATGGTGCTACAGGTGTTACAACTCAAGTACTTCAAGTATGTAATGGTGGTTCTGGCGTTAGTTCTAGCGGTACTGCATTGGCACCAGCAAGTCATCCTGGATGGGTCGCACCATCTGGTTCCGGTGTTGTAGTGGCGTTACTGTATAGTGCAGGTAGTGGTGGTCTAAGTCCATCTGGTACATCAACTGAAGATACACGACACGACTGGTATACTTGTATTTCGGCAACTCCATTGAGTATTGGTAGCAAAGAGAGCTTCGGACTCTATGTGCAGTTGGAATACTTGTAAACGAAATCTCACTATTGATTAAACGAGGGGGTGTTGATTGACCGACGATCATAGCCCCCTTTATTTTTGGGAAATTAAAAAAGTTTTTGTCGAACAGATAGAAGAGTTTGACGTATAATAAGGTAGTAAATGAAAAGAAAACCAATATTACGTACTAATGATGGCCGCATAATTAACATCTGTATAGAATGTGGAATGATAAGATATTCTAGGCAGAAAAGATTAAGGCCGAGATGTAAAAGTTGTGGAATTAAAAAGAGTTTTCAATCAAGACCTGCCGTTGGACTTAAGACCATAGACAATATGGATCAAGTAATAAAAGAATACGAATCTGGTCATACTTTATTTTCATTAGCTGACAAATATGGAGTAGCGGCCATGACTATCAGAGCTAAGATTCTGGCAAATGGAGGAAAAACTAAAAGCTATTCACAAGCGGCAATCCAACGAGAAAAACAACACGGAACGGTGTCGAAAGCTCATGCTAAAGTTAGAGAAATGTGTAAAACCGGCGAATTTCAGAAAAATAGAAGTGCTATGCTCCAAGGCATCTCTATTAAACAGTGGAAGGGTTTTATAACACCAGAAAATCAACAATTATATAAAACACCAGAATATCTCTATTGGCAAAAATCAGTATTTCGACGAGATAAGAATACTTGTAGATTATGCGATAAAACAAAATGTCCAATAGCCGCTCATCATATTTATATGAAAGCTAAATATCCTGATAAAGTTTTTGATGTTAATAATGGAATCACATTGTGTAATAAATGTCATCATAAAACAATAGGTCATGAAGATAGTTATGTCAATCATTTTGTTGCTTTACTTTTAGGTGATCTATGTGGCAAAAAACAATAGGATTAGATGGCGAAATTTATGATTCCCGATCTGAAGCAAAAGTAGCTGATTGGCTTCTGGCTAACGATATTGAATATGAATCACATAAACATCTGCCGAAACCGAGTCGCAGTGTATCAGATTTCTATCTACCCGAATATGAGCTATGGGTTGAATATGACGGCTTGATGGAAGTTCGTGCGGATACGAAATTAGAGAGAAAAAAGGAATTTTACCAACAACATGGGTTGAAATTTTTGATTATTACCCGAGATAATTGGCAAAGAGATTTGCTAGAATGTGTGGAATTAGGAAAATAGAATGACAAAAAAACAAAGCACATTTTATTGCGTAATTGGTTTAATTTTAGGAGCAACCGGTGGAATTGCCGGTACAGCTTTTTCTATGGGTGCTGAACAGCAACGTATTAAAGGTGCTTTAGATATACATACTGCTGCAATTGCAGTTATGAAAGCTGATGATATACAACATGAAGTATCAATACAAAAAGAGATGGATCGTTATGTAGATATAATAACAGTCCAAATAACCCATTTGCAAGAAAGTATAAGAGAACTTACAACTACTGTTAGCGATTTATCTACTGATGTTCAAGTGCTTAAGGCAATTATGGAACGTATGGAAGAAGACTTTAAAAAAAGATCAAATCTTAATTAACCCCACCGATACATCACCTCAATAGCCCGACGAAGAAGAGTGCTCAAAATACATGCTTCTCCTTTACTAATGGTGTGTCGTACTACAGTTTGGTCGTCCCCTCTTTTAACGCTTAAATATACATGAAATCTCCCATGTTCCTCCATTGTTGCATCTCTTCCAAAATATAGAATAGCATTTCCTTTTGGGTTCGAATGAAAGAGTCCCTTATGCTTCTTTTTGTCTGTGTCAAACGGGCCGATTCCATTCTGAAGATTCATTAGAACAGCTAAAATTTCACCAATATCAGTTTCATCGAGTTTGAATCTGATTTTATTTTCCCAGTCAAATCTAGCATTGTTATTTTCATCTTTGCCTTTTTGATTTGTCATTTCTAAAAATATTGAGTTTTTCTCTGAACTTAGAGACCATTGGCTTGCTGCCCCATTCCCATCTTTTTTTGCTTTATAAAATACTAAAGCTTTACTAAATTCATTTGCCATTATTTTCCTCCTGGAGAAAATTCAAACTTTCATTCCAATATCCAAACATTATATACCATCGGAATAATGATATACTTTTATTTTTAAGAGTTTTAAGATGCTTTATATTTTTGACAAAACGATCTAAATCTTTCTGAGCACATTCAGAAAATGTATCTATATCCATAGGTTCTGTATCAAGAGATTTAAGAAATTCGTATAATTCTGACATTATTTCTTTTCCTGTTCTTCTTTCATTTCTCTCATCTTAATAGATACAGCTAAAGCGTCTTCGTATGATAATAATTTTAGATTAACATCTCCTGTAGAATCATTGAGTTCATATTTAATACCTAAGCCATCTAAGACTTCCGTAATATTAAAATTGTGTCTATCTGAGATTAAACGAATCATACTGATCTGCGAAGTGTGTATTGCTCCACCCTTTTGAATATCAGCAGTCATGGCCATTGTTTTACTGACTTCCTCCGCAGAAACAACACGTCGTAAATATAACGCATTACGGAAAACTCTTCCTTTCGCGCGTGTATCTGCCATCGCTACAAGATAAGTAGCATAATCTTCGTGACAATTATCAGCATGTGCATCTGCCAAGGCTTCGAATCTTTTGGTATGTCCGTTGGCGGTTAAAAATATTCCCCACGCTTTTACACATGCACGAAAATTATTCTCTTGAGAAGGGGCACTAACTAAATCACAACCTTCCTCTACAAGTTCCCCTACTAATTCATTTGCTACGCGACGTAACCCTTCAACTCTTGGATTAACACCATCAACTTCATCTTCCATGAATTGTCCCAGAACATATTGGGTCCATTTAGGGTCATTCTGATTTGGAATTTCAAGTTCTTCAGGATCAGAATCGTCTGGATATTTAGCTTCAGCATCATCATCATCATAATCATTATTCTGACTCTCTTTTATGTCTGGCTTTACTTCAACACCAACATCATCATCATTTTCTTCTACATCAGAAAGAACAGCCAACCCCTCCTCTCCCTGCTGATGAGCATGAAGTTTTTCGAGTAATATAGGTCGTTTGAGTTTCTTACCTTGATCATCTGATAATTGTTCTTCAGTATAACCTAGAGCAGATAGTGCATCATAAAGTTCTTGTTTGCCTAATCTGGTTGGTGGTTTTGCTTCTGTCATTTTTTATTTCTCCATTAATACCAATTTTGCTAACATTTCAGCATCACAATCTGGTATAATTTCATCACATACCCTGATGCCAAATTCCGCTTCAATCAATTCTTTATGAGATTCATGTCTCACAATGACTCGTACTCGTGGATCACAAAATGCAGGTCGTAAATCGGACGATTCTCGGTGTGATTTATCAATAAATTCTGGATCAAAAGCATAATGATAAACTATGGAAGCATTACTGGCTAATGCCTCAATTGTTGTTCCGATGCTGGTTGCTATTAATGGATGATGATGCCACCTAGACAAATCAGATATACTAAAAACTGGACATAAAAGTTGTATGCACGGTTGGATAATATGTTGAGTGAATATGCAAATATCTATGGCAGCATATGTTTTACACAGTTTATTAATCGAAGAAAGTCCTAAATATGTTAGATGAGAAATGGCAAGGTGATTGAAAACAAATCCAATAAGTGCTATATCATCTTTAAGAGTGAGACCTAGTTTCGCCATTTCTGCCTCTGCATTAACCTTTCGCTTAGTAGCTTCTATATGTCTAGTACTTTTTTTATTTCTACCCATTTGGTTTATTCCGACGTTGAGCAGTTAATTGTTTTGTTATTGTTTCATTTTGTGTTATTAATTGTTTAACGGTTTCATCAATTTCAACAATAATATTATTATGAAGCGGTGCTGGTATGTGATATATTAATCCAATTTCGGATATTTTTAATAAAAGATCATAATCATCTCTGATCGGCATTTGTTCACTAAAACCGCATTTTAATTTAGGAAATATTTGTGTTCTGACTAGAAAGTTTCTATCATATTGGTAATCAGTAAGTAATCTTTGCATATCAAAAGAACAACGGAAAACTCTCTCCACACGTCCATCCGAATGATGATTATCGAAATCACTTACTACACACGCAACAGCAGGATATTGTTGAAAAACTCTAATAGCCTGTGCAATTTTATCCCCAGCATACCAACTTCCTTTATCAACAAAGCCAAATAAGGTAATATTTTTCCATTCCATTTGCATAGCAATATTCAATGTATGTCCTATTGTAGATGATTTCTTTCGGAAAATTGTAACAGGTATTTCGTTGAATTTCCCTTTAAATTGTGGAGGTAAACCTGTTTTATTGTCAATAGTTACCTGCTTTGCATCGAGAAGTTTACAAAGGACATCATATGTACCATCAGTAGAATTGTTATCACCAACCGTAACCTGATCAGCAGGTCGAATTCCTTTTGTAACTGATTCAAGTGTTTTTTGAATTGTTGTCGAATCATTATGAGTTGCAATAATAATATTTACTTTTTCATTATCTAGCATTTTTTTCTTTCCGACTGATATTGTAAGGCTTTTTCTATAAGTCTCCCGAATCGTTGTCTAGTTAAATCAATAAATTTACCCATTACGTTATCCAACATTTTTCGCAGAACCATGAAAGTCCCATTACGGTTTCTATTTCTTCTTTTCTTAATTGTTGAGTAAATGATTCGACTTCTGGAGATTTCATAAGTGCTCTATAGGGTGCAGTGATAAACAATCCATAGTATAATTGATTTGGCATAATTGTTGTCATACCTATATTAAAAGGAAATGACCAATGGATTACTCTACTTGGTACATGTTGAATCATTTTAGCAAATAAATCGAAATTTTTAAGTGTATTACCAGCGGGAATAGATAAAAAGAATGGTGCTGTTACTTTTTTTGAAAGTCTTTTTATTGTTATCTCACGCTGTTCAAGTGATTCATGAATAACACTACTATCAACTACTGTAGAAACTGGATGTTCTCGACTTTTAAGATATTGTAAAGCTAAATTTTGTCGATCACCGAATCCTGTAACATCCATGATAATAATTTTCTTGGCATATCCGATATACCAATCAGAATTTAGCGTATGTTCCAAATCTTCAATTCGATTGACAGCTTCATTAAAAAATACTAACATATCAAATTTAAGAGCACGTTCATTTAATACTTTTCGATATAATTCGGATAAATCGGTTGTTTTTTGTTTTGCGGCCCATTTATGGCTACGGCAAAATCGACAATATCCAGGGGCAAATATTTGTCCATCTTTAAGGGCACATAATTGATGCAAAACACATCCCTTGCCTTGATCATCTTGCTTTAAAAAACAACAACCTTCACAACCAGTAGTTATCATTTTATTGCCTCAACATAAATTGCTACACCTTCGTATCTCTTAAGAGAGATAGTTAATCCAATTTCCTGAAGAATACTAAGTAGTGTTGCAGCATCAATAACTGCTAATCGATTATCATTTCCTTCTTGGGTACCCAAAATCATTTGTGAATATTCCTTAAGACTGAATTGTCCCTGTGCAAACGATTTAGCTATTGCATGGCAATCTGGTACTAAAATCTTTAATATACCACCCACAGATAATTTTTGTGCCCAGTTAATTAAAGCTTGTTTGATAACATTAGTTGGTAAATATTCGAGACAATCCAATGCTATGATTTCATTGACTGTATTATCTTCTGTTAGCCAATCCAAAGAACTGATATCTCCCTGTCTATATATATCTGGAGGTACTTGATTTGATGGTAAACGATCAATATTGATATATCCAGATCGAACATCATTGCCACATCCAAGGTTAATTTTCATTTTTTTTCCTATCTAATTTCTTTTCATGTTTGCGCGTAGTTTTGATATTGACAGCATTCAAGGGAAAATCATCCCGTTCACAACATCCATCACAACCATGAATATGATTACCATGTCCCACGCCATGAGGACATTGATATTCACCTCGATACCCAGGCCCTGTCCAAAATAATTCTTCTTCTTTTTTGTTTTTCATATTTTTCCCTATTGCCATTTACCAGGAGGACATTCTGCAACTTTCCAAAATGCTTTATTCCATTCATCTAAAAATCGTTGTTGTCCAAATTGTTTTAACACTGTTTCTCTACCAGCATCACCTATTTTTTTACCTAATTCTGGATCAGCAATCAATTCCTCAAGTCGTTCACGCATTATTTTGGGATCATTGGTTATGAATCCATTTACGCCATCCTTAATAAATTCGGGCATTGCAGTGGTTGCTGTTGTCACAATTGGGCACCCAACAGACATAGCTTCTAATAATCCAAATGGCGTTGTAGACCATAGGGTTGTATTTAAAAAGACTGAAGCATGACGATAAAGTTCTCTAAGATGATCAGTATCTTTGGCCATCTTTGAAAAGCCTGGACTATCTCCCCATGCATTAGTAGGAAGACCTTTCGTTACTTCTTTGTATAAATCAAAACCACAAATTTTATTTCGTTGAGGATAATTCCATACCGCAGTCATTATTTTCCCATCACCACCAACCCAGTCATTCCAAAAGTCAGTATCCATACCATGTCTAATAACTGTAATATTTGGATCATTGAGATCACGAAACCATGCTTCAACTGAAAATTCAGTAGCAAAAATATCATGATCACATGGGAGATGTCCTATCCGTTCTATTGTTTTATCATCCCAGTCTGGCCAATTTAAAGTATGTTCCATTTGCAATAATGGGCAATTAAGTTGTTTAGCCAATTGTACCATAATAGGGTAATGATCTATTCGATTTTGGGAAAGTACTAAATCAAATGCTATATCAGTTTTTAATTGATGTGGTATTTCTCCATTTCCTAACGGGATGATATTCGATGGCATTTCTCGTTCTGTTTTATCCCATTGATGGAATCGAGGGTGATTTACCATATAGAAATTATGTCCCGTTTTAGCCAATGTTGCTTGATATGCTTCATGGTTTAAACTAAAAAGAATATTTAGAGGACGATTTTTGTCTCTATTAATACTTCTTAATATTCCAGAAAGTGGTGCAGCCATTTATTTTTCCTTTAATAGTTCCTTAGCTATTTGACCGACCTTTTCATATGAAAATTCGGCAGCGCGTTGTTTAGCAGCTTCTCCTCTGATATGTAATTGTCCATTTTGCCATTCTTTATACGCTTCTTTCATATTAAAAATAAAATGACAAATATCTGGATCAAACCAGCGCTCTTGGCCTGTATATAAATCTGGAAAACTTTCAACAGCTCCGAAGCAAGGTGTTAATTGTCCCTTTATGAGCCATCCACATTTTTGTTCTCCGGGCCATTCAAATTTATGGTGTGCTGGTTTCCAATATAGATGTGCTTGTTCATACGTCAATTCTGGATAAGCACCCCAATTACTTAATATGACTGGATTACCAAACCCCATTGCGTCGTGTGCTGGTATTCCCCAAGCTTCTCCATGACTTGCAGAAACAAAAACATCACAAGCGACATGCAATTGATCTAATTTATTGTCTGGCAAAAAATCTGTAATACATACAACTGGTGGATAATACGGATGTCTAACATATGTATGTAATGATTTTTTGATATCTTCGATAGTCGTTCTAAGTATATCTGTTGCCTCGTCCGAGGATTTGCCAGGAATACTTGTTTTAATTACTAATACTACATCGTCACGCAAACTAAAGGTACTATAAAATGCTCGTAATATTGCAACTATATTTTTACGACGAATCATCTCGCTTATTGTATAGAACACACATTTATTTTTTAAGATTGGTATATTTAACGGAACTGGTGGATTATTAAAACGAGTAATATCGCAGGCGCACGGGAATATTTTGACTGGTACTATTACATTACTATCTTTGACAGCCTGAGCATTTTGTATAGACGGCACCCATATTTCATCCATAAGATTGCAACAATGAGACCAATTTGATCGTCGAAAGTGGGTTGTCTCCCAGCAAAACATGCCAATATTTTTAACACCATCTTTATATTCAAATAAATTCGGCAAAACATGTTGGATTACTATATCAACATTATCAGTATTTTTATCTTCAAGATGTTTTACTTTTGCTGCTAATTCATTATTTTTAGATTGAGATAATTTTACTGCACGGGCAACAACATCAATACCGCCAGCTTTCATTGCAAGCATATTGTGTACTGCTTGATTACTATACCCGGTTCCATCATAGTATGGAGCAATATATACGATTTTCATTATATCACCGTCACTTTTACTGCGTCTGAAGTTTTACGATTCAAAATCGCCAACCTTTTCTCTTCTATCACATTTGATTGCTGTATCATTCCCATAAAATGATCCACAAATTCTTTACGACCAAACGGTATTCGCTTATCACCAACTGTTTTAGAACCACTATTCAGTGACTTGAGCCATTCACCTGCAAAATGTGTACGAAGCATATCCGGTCGATTCCATATTTTACCAATTACCCAGTTAACAAATTCACTATTATTCATATCATTGCTGGGTGGAGTCAAGATAGGATTATGTACACGAGAAGTTGGACAAAGCCAAGTTGTTTGTTGATCTTTGATTTTAGTTTCACGAAGAACTTGTCCCCAGATAGCTGCTGTTCTATCCCAGCTATATCTTGGCATCTTTTGGTCTTGACCATAAGTTTCAATTAATTCTTCGGCATAATTTCTGGTCTGTTGTGATTTTTCAATTCGTTTAGATTCGTTTTGTTTCAAAAATCTATCTAATTTATTAACAAAATCCATATTGTCTGGAAGCGCTCGTTTTTGTTCCGTCTCTATGATCGCTTCCCAGAAAAAACGTTGTACTCTAATCGGAATGGCTGTCGGGCAATCAAAATAATCATGCATAGCAGAATAATCTACAGCCATTACTGGAACCCCGCAGCACATTGCTTCAACTGGAGGCATACCTGAACCCTCACATATGGAATATTGAACATAAAGATCGAATGTTTTCATAATATCTGCTAATACATTGCGCGGACATGAATGATTAGCATTTGGTGGATGGGCTGCAAGTTTACCACATTTACGACAAATTGTTAATTCACCAGCAAAAAATGATGGATAAGCAGTTTGACAATTATTACATAGATATGTCATAATAACTTTGTTACTAACTTTAAAATCTCGGATTGCTTTACCGATATCATATCCTACGTCTGGATAACTAGTATGAAGATAAAGAAATGTCTTTTTTGCTAATTCTAAATGTCCCTTAGTTTTAGATTGATGAAGCCACATCGAAAATGCTTCTATTAAGTCATAGTACAATTTTCGTTTTTGGTTTCTAGCAGTCATACCAACAATCAAAGAATTTGGGTCAATTCCTAATCTTGTCTTATGTGCTCTTTTGTCATCTGGCGGCTTAAATGTTTCAAGATCAACACCAGGGGATGCTTTTGTAATAAGTTTTGTACCACGTCTACCGGTCTTTTTGAGTAAATTCATACCATAATCTGAATATGTTAAAATTCCATCTGATCGCTTATATGTATCTAACCAGACTGGCTTTTGTGGTTCACCGTCAATTGTTGGCATTTGAACCCAGGAAAAATTAGGTCTCAATGGTGATCTTTCAACATACTCAGACATCCACCAATCTGTTATAGATATAACAATATCTGGTTTGAAATCTAAACATACATCAGTAAATTTATCTTCACCAAATTGATTTGTTGGTCTAGAAGCGTATTTTTGCATAGCTTGTTGATTACTACGAGCAGGAGCAACTGGGTAGAATTTCCATGGTACTTGTTGACAACGTAGATCATCATCATGAGCGTATGATCCTTGTTCCGCAAGTTCGAACTCGCCAGTTGCATGTAGTCTTTTCATTACTTCATTTATATAAGTACTAAACCCAGTAGCTAAAAAAGAAGCCTCTCCTGTAAATAAAATACGACGTTTACTATTAGATTCCATAACCACTCCGTATCAATTTTGGACGAAGACTCTTTGTCCGCAACCATTGTTGTTTTCGACTCAATCCCAAATCTCCAATAGTATCTTCTAATTGTGCTTGTATAAAAATCTTATCTTCTTCCGTCAAATAGTCAGACGATAAAATATCATCAGGTACAAAAAATGACCCTAGACTTTGTGTTGGTTCTTCAAATAGTCTATGCCAGGATTCGGTATTAATTAATGATCGTAAACTTGCTAATTTATTTTTAGTAATTTCTAATTCTTGACATATTTCTTGTTCTGTCTTGCCAGTAATTAAAAGCATTTCAATTCTATGGACTTGTTTTTTAATTCTGTGTGAAGCAGATACGGCATACATTGCTTCTATAGCAGCATACCTCATAGCACGAGCTATTGCGATAATGGCATATGCCCCAAGATGATTAATATGTTTTTCCTGTTCATCCCTGTGAATCTCAGCTAATTTTAAATGCCCTACTTGGATATAGTCTTCTTCACCAGCGCAATTACTAGGATAAACAGTCGCAATATTCCGTGCTAAATAGGTGATAAATCTATCTAGCGACTGTCCATAGTTCATTTACAAATATACTTTCTGTCCATGTAATTCTCTATGATGCTGAAAACATAGCCATCGTACTTCCATTGGTTTATCATAATCATCGTGATGGCTTTGTACTTTTATTTTTGTTTTACAAACTTCACATGGTCCTTTAATTAATTTTCCATCTCTTAAAGCATTGCTTGTAGTATATCTTGCTTTGTATTTATTTGGATGATTGATTCGCATACGATAACTGGCTTCCATAACCTGTTTTTTTCTTTTCGGATCATGGAAACGATGTTTCTCATAGTTAGCATAATAAGCGACTTTTTTCTTTCTGTTAGTTATATTTTCGACACGACAGCATTGTTTACATTTACCAAGATGTCCATCTATCATTCCTGAATGTTTATAGAACTCTTCTATGCTTTTCTTTATATTACATTTAAAGCACTGTTTCATCAGAATGGTATCGATTCATCATTTTCCATCGGAGGGGGTTCTGATGTTTCAGCCTTATTTGTTTTCTTCGCCTCATCCTTATTCTTTCCATTTTTGGCGCACAGTTGGAAGTCTCGGACACTTAATGAATACGAGACTCTTTTCTGGCCATCGTCATTTTCCCACGAATCCTGTTTCATATAACCACTAACATAAATTGGCTGACCCTTTTTGACGAGTTCGGCCATTTTCTCGGCCCGATTACCCCAGACCTGAGCCCTTAAAAAACAAGCTTCTGTCTGCCAATTTTGTTCCTTGTCACGGAAACTCCGATTGAAAGCTAGGTTGACAGTACATAATGCTGTTTTGTTCTGTCCAACATACCTCAATTCAGGGTCTGCTGTTGCTACGCCAACACCAAATACACTTAATTCTGCCATTTTTGTTCGCCTTTCAAATTCAAAAACTTTTATTATTCTTTACATTTTACTACTTCAGATTGTTCTGTTTGTTGCATAGGTTTTAATTCTGGATATTTTCCAGATTGGTGACATTGAATAGCGAGAAAGGCTATTTTGTTATTCTGCGACAACCATTTCCACCATAGTTGTTCGGCAGTGATTCTAGCCCTTTCTAGGGTTTCGCAGAATTTTTCAGGATTAAAATCAATTTCCTTATCTGCTGCATTGATTGCTATCACTTGTCTTTTAGAATTAAGTTTCAAAAAAAACTTTTCTGGTATCCGTAACATTGGTGGTTGTGGAATATCATATACTATATCACCTGGTTTTGCATTACAAAATATACTATCCATTTATTTCTCCATCTTAATAATAATCTGAATTGATAAATCATGTTTTTGCCAATCAATATCTTTAGAATCAGTTAATATTATATCAATAGCTCTATCAATTATTGCCCTACGACCAAAACCAATTTGTTTGCCTTGTATTATTATTTGTGGTAATTTATTTTTGTCTTCTTTTTGTTCATTCAAAAGTTTTTGAACAAAAATCGAATCTTTATTATTATGGATAGTAATGTTAGTCATTTCTGGTCCCCTATCTATTGAAATGGCATCATCCTCTAAATGATATGATATATTATTTTTATCTAATAAGGAACAAACAACACTAACTTGCTGTACAGAAAGATTTATATTATTATGTTCTACACATACTTGTTTTTTCGTAATTATATCAATCATTTTACTGTTCCTTTTTGAGAGCCACATAATGTGGTTATCTTATTGTACGCCCAACCTATATATTTGTTCCGCTAAATGTCGATTATTTTTCTTTTTTTTTATATTTTTTTACTGGTATCATAAGGGCTTCTTCTAAAGTCCAGTCGAGTCTATAATACCTATTATAGACAATGTGATAAGGCGCATTATATTCTTTACATAATTCTATAAAAAGCCATCGTTTTCCTTTATATGTTTCGTAACGATTATTTCGTTTATTTCTATTTTGTTTTTCATAGATGGTCCATTCACAATTATCTTTAGAATATCCTAGTTTATTATCTATTCGTTCGAGTGTAAGCCCAGGCTCCCTTTTCTTTATCATATCTTTAATAAAATTTTCGGGTTCCATCCATCGTTCGTAAACCGTAATTCCTCGTCCGCCATAATTTTTGTAATCTTTATTATTAGGATTAGTACAACGTTGAATCATTGCTGACCATATCGTATAAATTTCATCATTACGATGGCCATGTTTCAAAGCATTATTTTTCGATAGACATCCACAACTTTGGGTATTACTATTTTTGAGATTACCACCTTGAACAATTATCTCATTTTCATCCTTACAATTGCATTGGCATAACCATCTAGTTTGTTTATTTTTGCTATTTTCAACCCGTTCCAAGACAACGAGTCTTCCAAATTTTTTCCCAATCAAATCAATTAATTTTGGCATTTTAAATTAACTTTTGAATATCACGTATTATAAAACTGCCTTTTTTCTTATCCCCATATATCAAACAAATTAAATCATTTTTGCAAAATGCCTTTAATCGTTCAAATGCATCAGGAAATACTACAGCGTCAATTGAGTAAGTAGAATCCGACATCGTTAAAAAGCACATTGATTGACCTGGATTACGTCCACGCTTGGTTTTTGTATATTTAACATTATCAATAATTGCGCAAACAGCAATAGCTTCATTGTTTGATGCTTTGGCAATTTCTAAACAAGTATGGGTTGCAAAACTATCATCTGCATCATCAGCCGGGGAACACGATAAAGCAATACCTAAGAAATGCTTTTCTGCCACAGAACTTACTCTATTAGTATCTTCTAATGGATTTTCTAACATTTCCGCTTTGGATGCTACTTTTTTGCGTCTGGTATCACTTGAACATGGGGGTTTGATTACTACATTCTTATAACCATTTTGTAGCATCAATTCCTCAATTTCTTTTTTGGTCTGGCTTTTTAAATCATCAGGAGTATATACCACCCCATCAAAAGCAACGGCAACTTGATCAAGATATTCGACGGCTGCTATTACCAATTCTTGTTTATTCATTTGGCTTATAGTCTTTGTTTTGTTTCCTGGAGGTTGGGCCATTTGTAACAAAATGTCTCTAGTGGTCATTTCGTCCTTTCGGAGTTGTTCGAAAAAGTAAAGCTTCTCTTTATTTGTCAACCCTTTAGCTTCAACTCTTTTTCCGGTCTCATCATGGACAGTAGTTCCTAATACTACTTCAAGTTCGCGCACCATTTCACTACGTTGCATATTATAACAATCACAAGCACCGGATTTAATTAAAGCAATACCTACATCTCTATGAAAATCGGGAACCGCTGAAAGAAAGTTACCCCAAGTCTCCAGAGAGCTTATTTCTGACGTTTCCGTGACTGCTGAGACGATCTTTTGGATTGCTGAAGCCCCGACACCCCTAACATGCGCCAGACCGAATGCTACGCCTTTTTGAGGTTCTTCAATCATTTGAAAGTGAATATTACCACGCCGAATATCTGGGGGAAAAATATCAACACCAAATAATCTGGCATCCTGTACCAATTTATAAATTTCTTCTTTTGGGTCACCTTTATATTGAGAGTAGGTCAGATAACTAGTGAAAAATTCATGTGGAAAATGACATTTTAGCCAAGCGGTTTGATAAGCAATCATCCCATAACTTAAAGCGTGACTTTTATTAAACGAGTAGCGCTGACATTTTTCAATCCAGCCAAAAATTTCTTCAGCTATACCTCTACCAATTTTACTATGATTTTGACATCCTTTAATAAATTTTGGTTTTAATTTGGCCATAAGTTCAGCCTTTTTCTTTCCGATTGCGGCTCGAAGTGTATCTGCCTCTATAGGATTAAATCCAGCCACATCAGTAGCAATGCGCAGCGCTTGTTCTTGAAATACCATACAGCCATAAGTTGATTCTAAAATTGACTTTAAAGATGAATGTAAATAGGAATGTTTTTTGCGACCAAATTTAATATCAGCATAATCTTGTGACATACCTGAATTATGTACGATAACACTTGACGCTATATAATTCTGGAATGGACCATCGACAGCAATATCATATGTTTCTTCTTCACCACAATCTTCTTTCCCTTCATATAAAACCCATCTTATGTCATTTTTGTTGGGCAACGTTACATCAGGTAATTTTTGTAATATGTCATCCTGTGTTATCATTCCTTCTGTATACATTCTATGGTGATTTGGGCATAAAAAACATAGATTATCTGGGCTATTGTCAGTATATCTATTTCCATTTATATGATTTACATCTAATGTTCCCAAATTCCAATTACAGAAAAGGCATTTATATTGATAATTGAATAAACAAATATCTCTAAAAATCTTTAATCCCTCAATTGCCATTCTATCTTTTCTATCAATGCGTCCAAAATTTTGGTTGATAACAGCTATGTAATCACCGGAACATAATTCCCAGAGTTCTTTCCAGCCGTTTTGTGTTAAAAATCTATGTCCGTCTGTGGCTTTTATTGTATAAAATCGTTTTCTATTATAATTATATCGTGACAATGTAAGTTTTAGTTTTAATTTATAAACCTTTTGCGTACCGGTTTTTATCACTTTTTTAATGGTATTTTTGAATATTTTCCTAGTATCTTCATTTACCGATAATATTGATAATCCTTTTTGTGCTTTTCCTTTATGTTTTGATTTTTCCCAAAATAAAAATTTTTCATATAAATCTTTCATGATTACATAGGAAAATTTATATTTATTTACCCTTTTATCAAAAAATCTTCCTTTTGTAATATGTGTATCACCACTGAGACATTCTAATGGTCCGGGTCGAAGAAGACTCACTAAGGCAGCTAATTCCTCAATACTATCAGGTCGTACCTTTGCAGCCCAATCTTGACCTAATTTTGTCTCAAGTTGAAAAATTCCAACTGTATGACCACCCCCGATAAGTCGCCATACAGCAGGACAATTAAGAGGGATATTGTTGATATTGAATTCACCCTTTTCGACTTTACATTCACAATTCACGAACTCGATCATTATCCTATTATACCTCCAAATCAATCATATTGTTTTACTAGAGTTTTTTACATGCCCAACGATAACACCATCTTGGCGGCTGATATTTTGTAATTGCATCATCTGGTATATTATTACTTTTTGTAAGTTGTTCATAAAAGAATCCAGCTTTGCTAAGTTCTTGTGCTGACCATGATGGTGTTCTGCCTGGATATACAGAACCCGTATTTTGTGTAATAATGAACAGCCCTCCAGTTTTCAGAATTCTTGTAGTTTCGGCAAAGAAATTCTTGATTACTTCGTTCGTACAATGTTCTATAACCGAAATACTAAACACTATATCCACCGAGTTTTGATCTAGTGGTATATTCGTCATTGAAGTTTGATGATATACAAGACCTGAATTTTCTTCAACAGACCATATAGTTTGATCTACGGCAATAACTAATCCTGGTGCAATATCTGCTAAGTAATGGCAGAATGGATGTGTTCCACCACCAGATGCGGCATCTACCATCCGAAGTCCAGGCTTTGCCCATATCATGGCAAATTTATATTCATATGGACGACTCCATCTTGATTTTATAGGAAGACTATGCCGTCCAACAGAATTTACTGTCGGATCATTTCGTACAATATAACGAGACTTAACCATTTTCCATTCCTTTTTAGAATAATCTATTACTTACACAAGATTTTTATTGACGAATAGATGACATGGATAATCGTTGTTCTCTGTAATTACCAAAAAATATACAGACATTTTTTCAATAGCATTAACTGTTTGTGCTTGTGGATAAATTCTTTCACCGTGAAAAGAAATACAAAGTTGCCCCAATCGATTTCGTAAATGGGGTTTGCTCAAAATTTCGTTTATTATTCCAAGTTCTGCACCTTCACAATTACAAAATAGAATATCTATGTGAGAAAGATCGTTTGCTGTCAATATAGATTCTATACTAACCGATTTAACTTTAGTCTGCTGTTGTAATTTCATGCCTACTTCTTTCTGATGTCTTGGATAAATACTGTTGGAAGATGCACTAGCAAATCTAAAGAAATCAATTTCACCATCTTTTCCGGTCACGGCTGATTGATGAGTAACAATTGTTGATCCAGATACAGCTTGACACAAAGTATGATAGTTTTTCGCACATGCCTCATAAACAATAATTAAACTTTTGAATTTTTCTAGAAGAGCAATGGCATGAATACCAGTTCTTGATCCAACATCAATAAAGATTGGTTTCTTCGGAAGAACATTCTCTGCAAAAAACAAATAACGGTTACACCTACTGAGATGAAGTTGATTCATTTTATATCCCTCCATTTATTTTGGTTCTTGTCATCAGGTTTATATTTGGTAATGATCGGCAGACCTTTCGTTTTATAGTTACCAAACGCATGAACTATAATATGTCCATCTCTATTGTCCCAACCTGGGGGTAAAATGCCAAGATTCAAATTTGTTGCTTTTGTTGTCGCAGGAAACAATGCCGGCATATCTCGCCCACAACCAAGTAATCTCCAGTAATTCTCCCATGCCTCAAACAATTTTCTAGTATTCTCGGTTTTACGGAAAAAGAAAACGCCTTCCTTATAGATAGTTGCCGGATAGTTTTCTGGTTTCATAAACTTCCCATATAACCACACCATAGGCAGACCATGCCCACCCTTCCCAATTCGTTGATAGACAGAAAACATTACATCATGATTTTGTGCTATGGCAAATCCATCTAAAAATTCTGCTGACTGAACAGCGGTGTCAGTATCGCAGAACAGTGTGATATCAAACGGCGAGAATAAATCTGGTCGAATTTTGTAATATCTATTTTTATTTCGTTCAGCATTCACTTTTTCAAAAGATACGTTCGATACATTATCCCATTTTTTACACCTTTGGTCAACAGCAAGGTCGGTTATTACCCTAACTGGAATATCACTATACTTTCTTACCAAAATAACTGAATGAGTGCATTGATAGTCATATTGTTTACCAAAAGCAACATAAAATATTCCATTCATTTGATAGCTCCTTTAGGGTCGTAAGATTTAGCGATCGAATTTAGCACTGAACCAATTTTAGGTGATTGTATTCGTAATTCATTGAATAAGTCAGTTCGACAAGCAGCAAGAAATTCTGATTTTCGTTTGGTATATCCTTTGGATTTTTTAAATTTATCAATTGAGTGTTGAGCCAATTGAAGATGAATTCCATGATGATGTGATGTAACCATAGAAGACCAATAAGTTGGAGATAAGTTGGGTGGTGGTTCACCAAGATTTGATTCTATTATCATACGCAATAATAATATTTCGTTGAATCCTATTGATGATAATTTTATTTCACCGGCTTTGAGCATTGGACGATATTTATCAATAATTGGTCTCATTGCCTTAAACCATTCCCGTGGTTTAACAATATGTATTCCGCACATTCGTTTAGGTTTAGAATCTGCGCGAATGCAATTACTGTAAGGTATATTGAGTAAATCACAATGTGTCAAATGTTGTTGCATATAAGATGGGGATTCTTTCAAATTGCCATATCAATGTCGCCAATTGATAGGCAATCGTATTGATTAAACTCAGGCTCATATACTAGCCATCTTAAACACTTAATGGTTTTAGCATCAGTTTTTGTATATTCGGGAAATGCCTGCTCTTTAATTTTAAAATTACCAGATATTGATGATAATACCTGTTTTACATCATCTGTAATTATGCCATCTAATAGTATGAGTTTGTGTGCTTTGGGATATGCCATATCTAAAAAATATAGAAACCACGGTATATATTCCTGGTATAATTCATTGGCTACTGTCATAAAGCACATTTTACTTTCATCATACATTATATCTGTATCCCCATTTGTTTCCACTGTTGTGTAATGTCAGCCCACATTGCATCTGTCATACTACCGTCTGGTAATAGACGATAGTACGCTTGATACAAATCATATCCCTTCTGTGCGATTTGCAACGTGGTCTTTTTGTCAGAAATAGCCTGTTCACAAACATCTAGCAGATTAGATAAATCTGGTAAAATATCCAAATAGTGCTGTCCTGGAACCATGCGATTTAACCATCTGAATTGATTTAGACAACAGGAAACAACGCATGATTTCATCCCCATACTTTCGAAATGACGATAAGTCAAGATACTGTTTCCAGGCATACATAATGACACAAGTGATTGGTTAATAGAATTAAGATAGAATGGGCGAGGTCTATGTCCAATTTCAACCCCTGATATGTTTCGTTGCGCACCAGGTTCCTGTCCTACAATACCACCTTGGAACCATGATTTATTTTTCAGTATTCGACAAGCCCTAATGCGTAGATTTTTTTCTGTTTCTAGATCACCAGTTGGTAATCCATAGAATGATGCTATAGGCTTTTTGCTGGTCATCGGTTCTGGGAGACCACTAATTAAAAATGGTTGCATTATAATCTGTTTGCCTATAATGCGAGGATCATAATCGGTAATCTCAAGAGTCCATTGAATTTTTGCAAATGCTACCACTTTATCGATTACTTCATCAGGAAGACCTTTACCCTCCATTTGCGTGTTGAATGAACTCCAATCACCGAGAGATACAAGCATGATTTGTCCACGAAATTGAATCAATTCTTCAATAGTGGCATCATCTATCTTGTGAGGATGCATACAATCAACCAGCCACAAATCGGCATCTGGAATCTTTTGGTCAGTGAATACATGCCCATGCCTTATTAGTGTTGCAACAATTGGTCGCATTCTCAGCGGAGTAGATATATGTACTATTGTCGCTCTAATCTTCATCAGCTTGTAACTGCCTTTCTGAACATCTTCCCTAAGAGGATTGGTGATTCAAGTAATTGTTGACGATTCATTCGTAGAATTGGATGGTTATATTGTTTAAACATTTCATGGAAAAGCATACAACCATATGATCCTTCAATACAGCATTTTCCCATTGATTCTTTGCCACCGAATCGATAAGCTTCCCATGATGGAATAGGCATTAATAAACGATAATCGAGATGATGATATCTACGACCTTTTACGGCTTGGCGAATCGTTCTTGGCCCCAATGATCCCCATTTAAAAATATGTCCTGGTTTTTGAAGGCTCAAAGCATACTCAATGATAGAAACAGCTTTGGTTATTACTGTTCCACCTTTTGTTGATAGTAAAAATCCACATTCAGGTTCTCCGTACTTAAGTGTTGGAGAAGCAGTTGCCACCAGATCAATGTCATCTTCTAATAAGTCAAGCATTGGTTTTAGGCTTTGAAACAAAATCAAGTCACTATCTAGCCAGATGCCGCCATGTTCTTTCAATAATGTATATCGTAAAAAATTTGATTTATTATTGATCTGTGCAATGTGGAAAAAACTCTCAGATATATTAGGCAAAAATTGTCTCACATTTTCAGTAGTTACTAAATGAATATCAAAGTCTGTGCCACAATACTTTTTGATAGTCTCCCAACATAATTGTATGTAAGCCGGTGTTTCTGTTTGTCCCAATGGATGATCCCAGTAAATCCATATCTTAGGTTTTGTCATTATTTTCCTTTATCGCACAACAGAGAATAGAATAATATGTCGATTATCACCCATATAGATATGAAGATTATTGATACCCATCGCCTTCATTCGTTCTCTTAATTCATCTTCTTTGTGTTTCTGAGATGGACTCTTACGGATATCGAAATCTATCAGCAGTGCTTTAACTTTATTATATTCACCAGAATCTAATAAATCTAAAACGATCTCACATTCACTTCCTTCTGCATTAATTTTCAAAAATACTTCATCATCTGAAGACACATACTCAATAAACCAGTCCGAAGCCTTAATGAATTTGCAGTGGGTGATACGAGGTTCTGGATTACATGTTGTCTGATAGTCTTCGTAGACACTACCCCCTTGACTACCTTCGTTATGTAGGTCCATTTCACATGTCTTAGACCACAGTCCAGCTTTAACTATAGTAACTTTCGGATTAGCTCTGAATTTTCGTTCCAGAATATCATGGCACAATGGTGATGGATCAAATCCGAAAATGCAATCTATCTTGAATCGTGGTTGTAACATGAATTCTATTGTTTGTCCATGATGGGAACCAACATCTAGAAAAATACGATTCATTCTATTACCTCTACTAATCCCTCTTTTAACACTTCCTCGTTATTACAATTATTAATCAAATCCTGAGCCATCCATAATTTATCCAGCGCTACTACACCAAGAAAATCAAATTTTACAGCACCCATATCTTCAGCATTATACATTTCTAAACCAACAACACGATCTTTATTCTTTGCATCATAAACCAATGGTACTAATTCCTCGATTGGTCTATCAGCAATTACCACACCAGCAGCATGTTTCGATTGAGATTTTTTAGTTCCTTCGATTCTCATGGCTTGATCAAATAATGGCTTATACCACTCATATGCATCTCGCACTTGTTCTGTATGATGAATCGCCCATTGTAGAATTCCATAGTCATCTCCTTGTTCTAATCGCGCTTGCCTCAATTCATCAGCAATTGATGCTTCATCTGGAATATATTGTGTAATATCATTACACAGATCATGTGGAGTCATGTGAATATCATCCGCATCTTTTCCTTCTTTGACAGCCTTGACTCTCATTAAATGTCTTACGGTATCTGGTTGAGCACGAAATACTTCTTTAAGAGCCGCTTTACCTTGAAGTCTACCAAATGTGATCATTTGAGCTACATATTCATCTCCCCATCGTTTTTTGAGGTAAGTAATTACTTCATTACGAAAAACCACTCCTATATCTGTATCAATATCGGGAAGACTAATATGACCCTTATGTGTTTTAACTTTACGATTTATATCTAATTCATCTGGACCTGCCAATGTCATACCAAGACCATATGCAAGATGAGAATTTGAAGGATTAGCTGCTGGCTTTTCTTGAATCATATCATATAAGTACATCCACATACGAGAATTATTTTCATCAATCCATTCAACTTCTTCTCGCATTATATCTGTGAATGTAAATTCATAACATCCCCCCTTATTCTGCTTTATCCGTCCGGCTAAATGTCTGGACACAAACTTGCGTTCATTATCTATATCGCGGGTATGAAGTAATTCAAAATTATCTGACATCCATGCCATAAAATCCATTTGCCCGACATCAAAATGGGGTAGAATATTACGGCCTGAATTATAAAATCTTTCAAAGTATAATCCATATTCGATAGGATCAATGCCGGTAATTCCAGTAAGGTAATTTACCAGTGAACCAGCGCCAGAACCTCTTCCCTTACCCCTTGGTCCATTCTTTTCATCCACAAATCGACATACATCCCAAACAATCAAAAAATAATCAGCTAATCCTGCTTCTTGAATTACGATAAGTTCTCTTTGTAATCTCTTCCAATATAATTTCTTTTGCGCTGGATCAAGATGTGTCAATTTCTTTTTAGCACCTTCTATACAAAGATATCTCAGATAATCATTTGAATCAAGTCCGAGCTTTTTTGCTTCATCATTAGTAAAGATAGGCAAATAAGGTGAATGTCCCAATGACGAATATTCAATTTGATCTGCTATGTCAAGGGTGGTTTTAAGCTCATTCTCAGTAAATTTCTGTCGCATTTCTTCATTAGAAGGGATATAATAGTTGTCTGAGATGAAGAAATCCATAACATCTAAACCACTAGCTATTTTATAGTCTTGAGCCTCTTTTGTTGTGTGAAGCTGAGCAAACAGAAGAAGTCTCTGATCTTCAGCATCTTCTTTTCGACAATAATGAGCATCAATTGTAGCTACTGTTGGTACTCCAGTTTCTATGCTGAGTTCTCTTAGGCATTCTACCACAACAGCCTGAATTCCCATACCTTCATCTTGAAGTTCAAGAAAAAAGTTACCTTCTCCAAAAATAGCTAAATGTTTATAGATAATCTCCTTACCAACTTCTTTCCAATTAGGTTTTAGATATTCTTTTGCCCCAGCAATATTATAATTTCTTCCTGCCATGATAGCTGCTTTAAAATCAGTGAATAATGACATTGGTAATTGTCCAGCGATACATGCTGTTAAAAAGATTAGATTACCTTGCTTAGCAAATGGAGCAATACCTTCCAAATGAATTCGTGGTTTACGATAAAAATATTCAGGTTTATTGGTCTCCGATACCAATGACATTAAATCTTTAATACCTTGATCATTCTTTGCTAAAACAATTAAATGATGTCGTTTGTTATTTGTATTGTTTTTTATAGTAGGGTCTTGTTCACAAATGTATAATTCACATCCGATGATAGGCTTAATCTTCTTTTTCTTAGCAGCATCATAAAATACTTTCATCGATGCTATGGTACCATGGTCCGTGACGGCGCAAGCTGGCAATTCTAGTTCTACACACCGATCAATGATATCTTTTGGAGAACAAAGTCCGTCCAATAATGAGTAGTACGAATGTACGTGAAGAGGAATATAAGTTTTCTTACTCATTATATATGTCTCCAACTTCGTGTAAATTGTCCACATATGTACCATCTGCCTTGGTGTAAGGAGGTTTACCATCCAAAGCTCTAAGACCAGTTCCGTTGATTCCCCATCGTTCATATTTACTGGAATTACTCCATTGTTCTCTGGTTACTAGACATAATCGTATTAAACTTAATGCTAATTTACCATTTATTTTATGAGTTCCTAACCACCAACCACTTCCCGGTTCATGGACCATATCTCCATATTCTTCATCATCTCGAAGAAATTTCAGAGCTTTTCGTTGTCCATAGGTTAATTTCATGGTTTCCCTATCGCCAATTGATCTTTATAATCAAGCTGGGCATAACGATTTTCAATATATTCACTTCCCATCGTACAAAGATCAGACCAAACTCGATGACACATACCGCTACGTTCAAATGAGCACATTTTACATTGCCAACTTCTATTTCTGCGTATCAATGTATCTTTCTTAACTGTGGTAAAAAAACGATGGAGAGCTGTAATAGTTATTATCAAGTCATCTTGAGATAGGGCTATGGTGATTGGGCCAGAATCATTCGTATAGTAGAAAGTAATCAAGATATTCTTATATTTTGGATATAGAAAATATGCTGCTAAATGATAAAGTCGTGGTTGGATTTCTCTCATCAATACTTCTTCATCGATTGGTTTTTGTGTATAAAAGCTCGTTCTTTTCCCAGTTTTCCAATCAACAATTTCTATAGTTTCTTCATCAATTTCATGTACAAGATCAATATAACCGCGTATAGCGAATTGATGCATTTTTCCATCTTGATTTAAACTTTTCCATTCATTTCCTGGCATTTCCAAGGCAAACCATTCTTCTGTATCTAGTACTTTGAGATTGTATGGGTTATAAAAAACATCAGCTAATACAGTTTCAAGTGCAACACGACATTTCTTAAAATCAGCAGCTTCTTTGAAGTCATCAGTTTCTTTATCTATCCTGGTCGTTACTTTACGGATTTCTATTTCTGGAGATTTTATAGTAAGTTTATCCCAAGCCCAATCCAAAAGCTGCATCGGGTCAATATCCCTTTTTCCTCTTTTCTTTCGTCTGGCCATAAATTGTAAAACTTTGTGAACAATATTTCCCTGAAGTGCAGCTTTGCCAGCTTTCGATTCCATACCTAAAATATATTGTAAATAATAACTGAAAGGACAATGGCGATACAGATTAATTGAGCTTGCACTAGATTTAACTATTCGCATAACCTTTATTTCCTAATTATTTCTGTGCCTTAATTATTTCTGTATGACGATTTGGTCCGTCAGTAAATAATTTCTGAAGATGAGCTACTTTATGTTCCATATTATCTAACAAAACAGCCACATTACATTTTGGTGGACGATCATCATTTAGTTTTCCACACTCTATTGCATCAATAAGTACACCAATACATGCTAAAGCATTTGCTAAATGAGGAACTCCAGTTTTTTGATCAGTCCATTCACCATTAAACCATTTATCTAAATGACGATTTGCTGCTGCATAGTAAATCGAAGCTTTAACTCCAATAGTTCTATAATTATAACCACCGTATTTCAAATCACCTTCAGTCATTGCTAAAGCACCATATGCTTTGGCTGTTGCTGGAAACAAACTTAAATCCAATCTAGTAGTCGCTATTCTATCTTTAGGATTTGTATCTTTTTTATCCATTAGGTTTCCTTTTTTGTTCCATAATCATCTGAAAGCATTTCTGCTCTAGATGCTTGTTGTAAGATGGGACCAATTTTTGTAACAATATCATTAGTAAGCATATCACCAACATCTTTTGCGGTATCGGGCGTAATACAGAATATTCTGAAATAATGTATCAAATCCTTTTCTAGTCTTTCGGTTATTTTCCTCCCTGCTTCGTCGTTATCAAAGATAAGTACAACTGTCAAGGCCCCGGCATTTTGTAACATTAATCGTTGTTGACGAGATATACTTGAACCCAATACGGCTACGCTATTTCGAATACCCGCTGTTTCTAAATTCCATATATCTCCAGGCCCTTCACACAAAATTGCTGTGCCAGTTCTATTGATAAAGGGCTTAGCATACCAAAGATTATAAAGACACAATTCCACATGAAAATTTTCAGAATGTTTCCATTTACTATATATACCACGATATTCAGGATCAGGACATGACAATCGTTTTGGATGGTGATGCATTTTGCATTTGGGACATTTATCGTAAATACTTCTTCCAGACCATCCCACTATATATCGTCCAGTTACATCAAGAACCGGAAAGAATGCTCGTTTATACATTGGTTTACCTTTGATATTACAAAATGATATGTGATATCTGGCAATAATCTCAGGTGAAATACCTCGATTTGGGTAATAAACCTGATCTGATTTTAAGTGTGGAATCATTGTTGCTAATAATGTGCCTCGCCCTTGAGTAACAGATTGTTTTTTCTTGTGTTGTCTGATGATTTTAGCTATTTCCATATCTTGAACAGTAGTTCCATCCATATGGCACTTCTCTAATCCCAATATTTGAGCTACAAAATTAACAGTTTGCGGAAAACTCCATTTTTTACCTGTCTTATGAGTCATGGTTCCACGTACAAGACCAAAAACACTAGATGATGGTCCGCTAATAACATCACAATGGCATCCTCTTGTTTTGCATTGCCAATGGTTAGACCTAATAGCCCAAAACATCGCTCTTTGATTATCCCCTTCATGGACTGGACAGGCACTTTGAAGATAATCATGGCGTTCTATATAATCACATCCTATCGCATCAAGTATTTCTGTAATACGTTCACAAGCACGAGCTTGAATAAAAGAGATTTCATTGGTTCCAAATTGCCTCATAATAATTCCTTTTTGCATTTTTTTATTGGTGTTGTTAATGCTTTTTCTATTGACCAACCACTATTGAGTCGTGACCAAAGGGTACTTTTATCTATATATAGTTCTTCTGCCCAAGCAGACATACATTGAATTTTACCATTAAATGAAATTAAACGATTTTTCCTTGTATTTCTAGCTTGTTCTTTTCTTGTTGCCCATCTACAATTAGATTTGCAATAATTACCATTATTATTAATCCTATCAATCGAGTGTTTATTTGTTGGGGGTTCACTCATATCTTTAAGAAAATTTAAGAATTTCATCCATCGTTTACAAATAGTAATTCCTCGATTTCCATATATTGGATATTTCTTATCGTTAGGATTAGTACATCGTTGAATCATATGAATCCATGTTTTATAAATATACGATTTTTTATTGCTTTTTGCATGACCATGTATTGTTGAACGTTGTGTTATCATTTCTTTTTTAAGACACCCACAACCTCTAGTATTTTCACTTTTTAAATGGGAACCAATTATTATTGTTTCTTTGCCACAATTACATTTACATAACCACTGTGTCTTTTTATGTTTATCATTATTCATTCTTTGAATAACAATTAATCTTCCAAATTTTTGTCCAATTAAATTAAGCATTATTTAAACCACTGCATTAGTCTGATTTTTCAAAATAGATTGTGCCACCATTGAGAAGGGTTTCCCTTCTGATAACTTGCCAACTTCCAAATGATCAATCACATTAATATATTCACCACTTTCCATACCTGGACCATATCTAGTATCGGTTACTACTAATTTCTTTGTACCATTTGTGGGACAATCTTCATTCAATTCAGTTTGAATCTTCTGTTTTAGAATTGTAAAATTACTACACAACCATACAATCCTATCAGAGCCAGAAATAACTTCTGCTCCTTCTTTTTCAACGCCGTCCCTATTAAGTTGAACTGTCGCCAAGATGGATAATTTAAATTTAACAGCAAAATTGTGCAAAGCAGTAATTAGAAAACCAAGTAATTGATATTCTTGTAAACTATGCTTAAAAGCAGTATCATTCATTAATTTGATGTAATCATAAATAATCAAACAAGGTTTCGCTGTACCACTATCAGTGAATCCAACCGTTTTAGATAACCATCTACGACAAATTGACATAATAGCCTGTGGTGAAAGACCAGCAACAGAAAAATGATCGATAGATAGATTTTCCATATGTTCTTGACAATCCCAAATTGCCTCTGATTCATGTGGATTATTTATAAATTGACCAGTTTCAACATGATTTAATTCAACACCAGAGATAAGAGAAGCAAGACGATGTAATTGTGTTTCACTTGTAAGTTCAGTATCAAGATATAAAACAGGAATTCCATTTTCAGCCATATTACGAGCTACATTTATACAGAAAAAGCTCTTCGCTTGTTTTGCTCTAGCACCAATAACATTAACCGTTGCGGGTCTGAATCCACCGCCTATCGCATTATCCCAAGCGGGGAAACCTGTGGGTAATCCAACTATATCTTGCGGCGTTTCTGATAAAACTTTCATTGTACTCTTGAATTTCTTTCCAAGAGATACTACACCAGCGCCTTGGGTCATAATTTGGCCAGTAAATTCGAATACGGGTTCTTCGATTTGACCGATGATATTATCTACATCTTCTGCACCTGTGATTTTTTTGAGACTCTTTTGAATCGTGGCTGCTACTAAATATCCACGTCGTGCTAGTGAAAGTTTATATATTGTTACAACCAATGTTTTAATATTTTCTCTAGATAAACCCACTTCATCGATAATGGCTTCGAGATATTCTAAATGTTTACCACCATTTGCAAAATCACCGTATCCTAGAATTTTGGCTACTGCCTGAATGCTTGGAATATCAAAGGTTTTGGTATCTTTTTGATGAACTAGATAAGCAAGAATTTTGAAGAGTTCTTGATTGTACATCCAATAGAAATCTTGGATACCAATAATATCTTCTACTTCGAAAAAGCAATTGGCACCATGTGTAGTAATTCCTGCTAGAACTGCTCGTTCCATGCCTGAATCTTGAAGTATTGCGTTTGACTTATTACTCATTAAACAAATCTACTTTTCTTTTCTATTAAACATTTATTACATTTTTGTCCTATTTCACCTTTTGGCCGATCTGATTTAAATGTATTTTCACATTCATTGCATTTCACATCATGGGTTGTAGTAGTTTTTCGATCGAGTTTAATTTTATTTTGATTGGCTTTCTTCGCCTTAACTATATTCTGTTCAACTTCTTTTGGATCAGGTTCATTAGTAATTAATTGTGTTCCTCCAATTTCCCTTTGAACAATTGTCTTTTTCTTCTCATCTAAGACAAGAGAAGAATCTTCTTCGGTTGATTTCTTCTTTGTTGTTTTTTTCCCTTTTCCTTTTGGTCGGCCACTTTTTTTCTTTGATATTGTTTTAGTTTCAGTTTCATACTGACTTGTCTTAATGGGTATAGATTGAACAGTGCCAGTTAATTGATCTGTGGCAACGGATGCTATTTCTGAGATTTTGCGCAGTGCATTTTTAACACTATCATTTACTGATAACATAGGAATAGATAAAGCTTTCCCAGTAAGGCGTTTATATCCTTCACAAACTGTTTTCCAGTTACCTTCACGAATACCCTTTTCGATAAATTCTAACGGGCTCATCGATTATTCCCTTCATTATATCGTGCTCTTACCAAGCCACTGATACTTTGTCCAATTAATTCGATTCTGCGGGCAAGATATGATATGCGTTCTTTTCTCAATTCTGCCTGTCTTACCCACTGAGTTAATTTATGGCGGTCATCACCCAATAGGCGATTAATAACTTGATCCGACCATTTCAGGAAGGTGCAGCATTCATTGCTTTTTTGTTGTAAAAACAATCCATATTGCGCTAATATGATAGCACTTTCTGACAAATCTACTGATGATTTTTCTCTAAGCGATTCTCGTGTATATTCAAGTATTGTTTCAAGCTCGGTATTAGATGGTTGAAATTGTGGCAATCCAAGAGACTTAACCCATTGATCAAGTTGATCCTTATATATTATTGTTTCATTGGTTAAATCACTCATCATAAAGCTCTACCAAACGAAACCCATTTAACTCGCACCAATCCCGTTTTCTTTGATCAGTATCCTGTTGTTTATGAAATTCTTTTATAGTCTTATGGAAATGTTTTATATGTTCAATATGTTGTTTACCATGGACTTCAATCACAAGATCGAGCGATGGAATAAAAAAGTCAAGAATAAAATTATCACCTGGTATTATCACTTCTTCAAAAATTACATCATGGGGATACTTTTCAGTTAATTGTTGTCCTATTTCATATTGAAATTGAGACTTCGATCCCCCTTTCGTTCGAAGCCGTTTATTATTAAGACGCAATTTTGCTGTCCCACCTTTGAGTAATTTTACTTCCATATTATGTTGCTTTTATAACCCAGTCTTGTATTTCTTGAAGTTCTTCTTGTATTAATCCATAATTATTAGGTGTCCATTTAACAACTTCTATATCTTGATTTTCCAACATATCTTTAACAACTCGATTTTGACTATCCAATTGTGCATTTGCATATAATCCGCTTGGTGATGTCGTAACTGGTCCGTATACAACTCGTTTTATTCCCTTTTGAATAATATGAGCCCAACAATGAATACATGGTGGTCCTGTAACATATATAGTAGCACCTTCTAAATCTCCAGTAGAATTCAATATTGCATTTTCCTCAGAATGTAATATGGGTGGATATTTTTCCGGTCGTGTTTGAGGCATTTTATTATCATCTATGTTTCTTGGATATCCATTATATCCTTGACCAATTAAACGACCGCGTTTATCTACTATGACACAACCACATTGTGTACTACCATCCGGGCTGCGTACTTTAACCCAAAGAGCTTGTATCATAAAATAGTCATCCCAACATATTCTAGTTCTCAACATTTTTTGTCTCCTGGGGTAACACAATGTTCCTTATTTCAACTTCTAATTGTTTTAGTTTATCAGGATTTTCTCTGAGAAAATTAGATAATCTAGTAAGCCCTTGAAATTTTGGTGGATTATTTTCATTGGTAAACATCGGGATACTATACCATGCGCCAGCTTTTTCAATTAGTCCTAAATTTTCTGCTATAGTTACAACATCTCTTACTGTATCAATTCCGATACCATATCGAAGAGGTAAAACACAGGGAAGGAATGGCCTTCCTAGTGCAGAGGATTGGATAGTTATGTGCATGTCGTGACCATCTGGTGCATTCGTTTCAGGATTTCGGTCCCACTGTTGAATCCAAGTGCATTTCAGCCAGACTGAACAAGCATATTGTATCGCTACTCCACCCTTTTCGATATATTTTGGTCCACGCGGTTCCCGGCTAGTCATCATCTGCGAAATGAAGATTAAGATTACATCTTGAGAATCTACAATCTGTTGCGCACGTCGGAAAAATGCTGCTAGAAGTTTGGCTGGACCAGCCATATCCTTATTTGATCCAATCTGATTTTCTTGCTCTGTTATAGTAGATAATGCAGCTATGCTATCTATTACAACAACAGCCCTCTTTTGAGTTTTAGCAATACGTTCTATGATATTAAGATAATCTTCTGCTGTAAGTGGCTTATCAATTTGATTAGGAATGACTTGAAGCTTAGTGCAATCTAATCCCTGAATAGTAGTCAATAAAGCATGAGTACATCTTTTCTCAATGTTAATGTAAAAGGTTGGACAATCTAATAGTTGGGCATTTTTGAGTAATTCAAGACAAACGGTCGTCTTCCCAGTCTTGGCTTTGCCTGTAATAAGGCATATTGTGCCAAAAGGAATTCCTCCCCCCAATGCAATATCTAAAGATAATGGTGTGTTTAGAATGTTTCTCTCTCGTGGAGCAAGAGCTTTGTCGGCGGTAGCAATAATTCCTTCACCATATATTCGAACAAGGAATTTTTCAAAGGATTCATTTTCTATTTTAGACTTTCTTTTGGCCATTTTCTACTTCCCTTATTTTTCCCAATGCGCTTTTCTCTTCTGCATCAACAAAAGTGGAATTTTTCTTCACATCGATTGCTTGTGGAAGTTGTTTTCTACCGAATCTAATTCGCTGTTCTTCTAAATCAGCTTTTCTTTTTTTAACACTTCTAACTACTCTTTGTGCAACAGTTTTATAGGTTAGTGATTTGATATTATGATTTTTAATAATTTGGACTAAAGCTGTTTGTATTAAAGTATCGGTTATGTCCAGTTGTTGTGCTACGTTATATACACCTTTCACTTCTTGCCGAAATTTTGGTCCCCATTTCTTCGGGTCTGCCCAAAAACGAGGACCAAGCTTTGGGTTTATATTCAAGCAAATGAGTTCTATAATATAAGCACGAAATGTAACATATAGCCCCGGAGTAGTTGGAGATGCATATGGATATGTTTCACTTTGTAATTGATGTTTTGCCATTAAGTATTTTGAATCAAAAAGAAACCTGCGTTCGCTACTGTTCTTTCTTCGGTGAATGAATGATCAAATAGCGGTTGCTTATGCCAAATCACATTAATTTTTTGTCCATCATAATATCCGATTCCAATATAATTATGTTGTGGACCACCCCAAATGGCATGTTGCTTTTGACCGAAAAAATACCCCTTTTGATTCGCAGGCGTTTTAATATCAATGCCCTTTGGTCCTTGAAGCCGTAGACCAGTAATTGAAACATCAGGATTACTCTTTAACCATTCGGCCAATCGAGCCCAAGTATGTCTTTTGCCAGATTGAATATCGTGAATAACGGTTCTACCATCGGATAATGCTGCCAAAAACCGTACTGGTGGTGTCTTATCTGTAACATTAAATGCTAAAGTTAAATCATTCACAGTTTCACTCATCTTTTTGCTCCCCTACTTTCTTTGCCGTTTTAGCCCCAAAAGGACTACGATCTAATTGTTCATCTGCTCGCATTGATTCGCTACCACTCATAGCATGAACACCTTTGCCGACATCCAATGCTTTATTACGATCCTTCGGTTTAATACGAACAACACGATCATCCATTGGGTTACTTACCTTTTCTTCTTTTTTCTTTTCATCAACCACAAAAACCTCTCTCGGTTTAATACGACTAGATGCAAAAGCATCAAACTTCGCTATTGCAGTTTTAATAAACTCATTCCGTGTTTTTGCTGTCTTGCGTCCCAAATTAACGGTTGAGTTTTCTAAAAAAGTAATAAAATCTTTTTTGAATTTATCGAAAGTCATTTCGAAATCTCCTTTGCGCCAAGAGATATGGTGTTTGATGTCTGCTTCGCAGAAAAATGGTATATTGTTGATAACACTCTTGACTACATGTTCTTAATTTCCAAAACATTCCACCACGTTCCCTATCTCGTTTACGTATACCACCATTCATGACCAAAGGATTAAATAAATCACCATCATTGGAGGTAAGAACAAGATATCTATTACCAGACCATTTTGCTAAAATATCAAAGCTCGATTTTTTTCCCTCGGATATTTCATGGGGTGTTCCATTTATATCAACAACAATTATTTTCATTTGCTCCACGCCTTGAATAGAACATCGACTTCTGGAGTATTAATATCATCATCTGAAATATCAAATACCATTTGATCATTAGGTGCCCCTGGAAAAAATTGTCCTGGGATTTGTTGTACGTAGGAGCGACCCCCGCATAAACCACATTTGACCGCTACTCGTGTTAGAACTTCAGATTTGTTAAATTCTTTTACGACCGTAGCTACTAATTGTAATACTAATAAAAGTTTACCACAATCAGCACACTCAAAATTCACAAGACCATTGTTTTGTAAACCTTTGAGCGATTTGTCATCGCTGTCTATTCGATTCACTCGTAATTCTGTTTTATCCATCAATCTACCCTTCCTTTTTTGATATATTTATCTGGATTTTTCAGTATTTTTTTATCAATTAAACCATTTCTCCAAAATGGTTTTTCACTTTTATTTTTACCCCTACCTAACCGATCTCCAAGTTGTCTACCCCCATGACACGGAGTTTTGGTATTACGAATAATAGGTGTTAATCCCATGCCAATTAACTTAATAAGTTTTGGTTCATGGCATTTTGGACAATCTATAAATGATTCCGCTGACATTGCATGGAATGCTTCGAATTCGTAACCACAAGCTTTGCACAGGTAATCATAATGGGGCATTTAAATCTCCTTGAAAGCTATTTGTCTCTTTCTAGATAGATACACAATAGTTTTTCAAACATAACTGTATCTCCTACCTATTATACCTTCAAAGCTTATTTTTGTTCCGTAAAAGTTCCAATTTTTTTAGCAAATTTTCCCAAATTTTGCCTGTCTTTTTCTTTAAATTGTCCCTCTTGTATTTCTTTCTTTAATTGTGCTTTTATATTAGTTACGGATGCTGGTGAATATTTTCCAACTTTTTGAATGGCACAAGTTAAAAGACTTAGAGAATTACCACGTTTAATAAACGCTCTAATGAACAAAAAACCAGCTCCCACAAAAATTAAAACTATAATACCAGTGCCAAGTACAATCCATCCTCCACCCCCGTAATTAATTGTTTTCGCTTTCACGTTTGTACGCCAGAGAGATAATTCTTCGGCAATCTGGGCAACCTGTTCGATATTATTATTAACTTCATCTATCTTTTCAGCAACTACGGAATTATCAGCTTTTTGATCCACTATTTTTTCAAGTTGACCCATATCATTGCGAACGCCTTGAATCTCAGCTTTAATTGCTCCAGGTGCTACACAACCTTGTAGCACGACACAAAAGAATATGGTTACGATTGCTGCTTTTGCTGCTCGGAACATTTTTTATTCTTCCTTTCAAATACTTCATTAACAAGAGCATCGGCTCGTTTATTTTCTCGCCTTGGAACCCATTTGATTGAAAAAATTTCAAATTGCTGTAGTAATTCAAGTACACGATCTCGATGCTTTTTGAGTTCTGGTTTTTTTACCTTAAATACTCTGGTTACTTGTTTGATAATCAATTGACTATCTCCAATAATATGAATGATATCAATTCCAGCTTTTATACTTCCTCTGAGTCCAGCAATAAGGGCTCTATATTCTGCTATATTAGAAGTTCCTGTTCCACAAGTTCTATTGCCAGATGCAATTACTTCTGTTTCATCTTCTAAATCTACCAATAACCAACCATAAGCCATTAAGCCTTTACGTATTCCTCCATCGAAATACAAAGTTGCTTCTAAAATGGTGTTTCCCCTTTTTCTATTTCCGTCTTTGCACCTTTACACATATTTCTGAAGAAACATCTTTTACAAGCATTTTCGTTATCGGTATGTTCAAAGTATGAAGGATCATCTTTGTGTTGAAAAGCTTGAATTAACAACGGATATTCATTTTTTATAATTCCAGCTTGCCGATTTATATGGTGCATTGTAACTTCAAGATGTGGTGTTGCTTGTTCCCCAAGCTCTGCATATGCCGCTAAATATACTGGTATGATGATTATTTCATCAGGCTTTTTTATCCATCCTTGTTTCAGGGCATACATACTATATGTTATTAGTTGATCGATTACGCTATCGCTTACTTGACCTGTTTTCCAATCCAGAAGATAAACTTTATTATTATACCGAAATCCTACGTCGATTTTGAGTGCAACTTCTTCTCCTGTATTTAATTGGAACTTCTGAAAATCTTCAAGAGTAAGCCATGCATCTTTTTTGAGATTCTGTAAAACCTTAAATAGAGGCATTTCATAGAATGCTTTGAGTGATTTAAGAACCTTTTGTTTATAAGATGCTAAACGATCTGGTTCAATCTCTTCTTGATAAAAATGTTCCGCAAGATTGATATTTTGTTTAGGGCTAATCTGCCATCTTTTATCGACAGATTGTTTCCAACCTTTTCTTAATGCTTGAATAGCATTGTGCTGAGACTCTTCTAAAGTTGCCCATTCTCCAGTATTGCGACCAACAGTAATTATTTCTTCAATTATATTATGAACAATATTGCCTATCCACATAGGAAGATTAGTCATGTTCTTCAACATATATGCCCTCCTCTTTTCTTGAGGAGCACTACCTAACCAACCTTCCCAAGCGACATTATATTGAAGATGATATTTCCACATACATTCGCGGAGAGTCTTGACCCTTGATTCACTCCAGGCATGTGATTGAATAATTTTACTCATTTATTTTTCTTTCTCTAATATAAAGGAAACCTTCTTCTTTCATTGGTGGAACAAAATTATCTATCATTCGTTTCATCGCTTCAGAAGGGACTACCTTTTCTTCTGAACGATTTTTATTTCTTTCTATAGCAATCGATATGGGAACATTCTGCCACAAACAACATGTATGAACCCCGATTTCATCAGCAAGGTTTATCCAATTTTTCCTTCTTTCTACAGTTAAATTTGTGCAATCAATAATTACATGATAATTCTGTTTTAATAAAACTCTAGCTGCAATTTTTACATGTGACCATACAGAATCTTCCGCTGGTTCATGAAATGATCTTCCGGTGAGAACTAATCGAAAGTCATCGGAACATAAAATTATTGTTTCTCTAGGTAAGATTCTATTTTTTAAATAAGTAGATTTACCAGACCCAGGGAGTCCGCACATAAGAGTTAACATTTTATATTCCCCTAAACATTTTCAACAAATCGTTTCACTTTAATCAAAGCTTCATCAAAATCTGATTCTACTGGATTCTTAGGAATAGATATAGCCCTATCATCCACAAAAGCTTCAGCAATTGGTTTGCCTCGACCTATATAAATTTCATCATAGGGAAGGTCATTATATTCTAACCATGATTTAATTCGATAAAAAGTTCTATCACCAAGAGATTGATGTTCTTCTGCTAATCTAGCAGTAAAAATTATAACTCTGGCAAATTTTCTTATTTTTGTTAGGAATTGTTTGGCACCAGGTCTGGGCTTACCAAGCCGACCGTCCATTCCTTTCCAATTATTATAATATAATAATACTCCATCCAAATCTACACAAACAGATTTACCAATCATTTTAATCCTTTCAGTCATTAATTACCATTTGTTCTTGAATATCATCCCGCGTTTCATAATATTTTTTATCAAAAAATGGAAACCATTCAGGAACAAAGCGTGTAATTCCACCATTGATATCTTGTTGAAAAGTGCAAATCAAAAACCCGAGATGGGCTTCTAATTTATTTTTCCGCATAAAAGAAGTTTGATCGCAAGTAGTTGCACATTGTAATACATGGGTATTGCGAGGATAACAATAATCCATTTTATGGTGATGTCCGCAAAGTAAAATTGCCGGCTTCATTCCCCCTTGCAAACTCTCTACTATTTTCTGAGACGGGTAAGAAATTGCATAGGGGCTGCCCCCACCAGGATGCATTAATTTAAGAGTACAATCACCGGTGGATGCTTTTAATAAAATATCTGCTTCTAAATGCCCAAGATATTGAAGATCATTTCTTCCATGACTTTGAGCTTCAAGCATAAGGTAACGACCAAACTCAATTCCTTCTCTCATTTGCCACCAGCCTTCGTGACAACAACCATCAATATAATATGTTACAATTCCTTTCCTTTGTGGCCAATGATCAATACAATATAAGGCTTGATCCGCAATTCCATGAGCTAAAAGTTCATGTTTATTAAATTTGAATTCACCATCAGTATAATTTCCTGGACATAAAACTGTTTTAATTTTACGTCTGGCAAATTCATCATATGCCATTTCTAGAACATCTAAACGTGAATGTTTATTACACATATGCATATCGGATACAATACCGAATTGCATTGGTTTATCATAAAAATGATGAGGAAAACATATCGTATTACTTTCCTTAAAAGATATTTTATCAAGTTGGATAGTATGACCTCTGCGATTAATGATATACCCGCGCTCTTCCATATCATCAATAACAGCAAATACATCTTCTTCTGTTGAATGCATTTTTTCCGCAACTTTTACCGCTGTAGTTGCTTGCTTTATATGTCTAGCGACTTCTGATCGGAAAAGTGGGTCACTTGGATCAATTCCGACTTTTGGCGCACCTGCTAAAATAGTTTCAGCTTGAGTAATAAGTTTTCTTGCCTTCCAGACAGTTACATCTAATCCTTCTGCCACTTCTTCCCTAAGTACGCCGGTGCCTCCGTTTCGATTATGTACTCTAATCATTCTAATGACTTCTTGCATTTGCTCATCTAATTGCGATTTTTCTTTTGCCATTAATTACCACCTTTCGAAATATCACATACACCACTTGGACAATCATCCACAGCAGCTTCCTCTTTCATTTGATCCAAATACTTTTTTGCTTCTGATAAGGGAAGCGGAACAAGTGGTGATTTTCCTTTACTAGTATCTCTGTAAATAGTAATCCCTTTGAGTTCACTGATATATTTTTTTATTATTTCAGATAATTCTTCTACAGGATAATCAACAGGGCAATTAACTGTCTTTGAAATAGAATTGTCTATGTGTCTTTGACAAACCGCTTGCATAGCTAAATGATCTTCTGGTGAGATATCATGAGCACCCTGAAAATGTTTTGTAGATCGACGATCTTCTAAAAATTTCTTTAATAATGGATGAACTATTATTTCTGTAGCTTTATCTCTTTTTTCATCATCATGCATATCTTTATGTTTATTAAAACGTCTTTCGTAGACAGGTTGAAACAATGGCTCAATACCAGATGAACAACCAGCTACAATAGATGTAGTCCCAGTCGGGGCGATACAAAGTATGGCACAATTACGAAGACCATGTTCTTTAATTAGACGATGATGATTTCGTGTCAAACACTTTTTAACAAAACCAGTCTTAGTATGCTGATTTACATCAAAAGCGTGGAACGACCCTTTTTCTATCGCAATTCTTATACTAGAATGATAAGCTTGTTTCTTTATGCAATTCATCACCTTGTTAACAAAATCTCTAGCTTCTTTACTGGAGTATTTAAGATCAAGCTCAAGTAGCATATCATGAAGTCCCATGACTCCTAAACCAATACGACGGTGTTTTTGAGACGTTTCTTGGATAATAGGAAGTGGATAATTGTTTTGATCTAATACATTATCCAAAAATCTAACACCTATAGAAACCGTTTCTTCGAGCAAATCCCAATCAATTTCACCGTTTGAAACATGAGTATATAAATTAATTGCACCTAAACAACAACATCCATAATCCTCAAGCGGGATTTCTCCACAATTTCCTACAACCAATCCATTGACTATCAATGAATGAGTTTCTGGTTCGTTCAAACAATAGACATTTTCTATCCCGTCTTGATTAATAGATTTAATTTGTACAATAAATCTTTCCTTCTTTTGACATTCTCTGCCCCTCTTGTCCAAAGCATCAGATAATTGTTTTTGTTTGTTACCAGAAAAACCTATTAAATTTTCAAAAACAACTGCATTTGGTCTATTTATTATTAATTCATATTGAGTTTTACACCAATATGGTTTTAATCCACCTTGTCCATCTGGTAAATTTCTATAATCAGCATTTCGTCTTTTGTGTATAGATGACATAATCCCAAAATTGCTCAATAATATTTGAATTTCTCTGAGTAATTGTTCATTACTTTGAGATAAACGAACACAAAGAGAACCCTTTGTCCCACGATCCTTTAACTGAACAGAACCATCAGCCTGAAATATACCAGCTAGATATCCTCTAACCATATCTCTTGATCCCTTCCAGACAGCTTCTGGTAATTTGGTTTTAAGGGTTTCAACATGTATTTGAAATTTCTGCTCAAAATATTTCGTTAATCTAGCCGAGGAAATCCGTAATTTTGCATATTTGAGGCATTTTATAATAGATAAAGGACCATATTTCCTACAATCATTATTATTTTCATAAATTGCTACTTTTTTATTAACTAATCTTAACATATGATTACATAAGTCTTCTTCGTTCCAATAATCAAGACACATACTTGGTAAATCGGTTGTTCCATATGATAAGGTACCGTCACCGACGAAAGACCCAATAATTAATCCATCATCATAATCGCCAATATTTCCCCAACAACCTTCTTTTTGTTGTGTATTTATCCAATCACCAGGATTAAGTGCAAATAATGGTCTACGACCCCTTGGAGTTATAAACTCATGATATTTCGTGCATCTTATTATACTCCCATGAGAAGTAATAACTCTGTAAATTTGTTGTTGATATCCTGTTAATTTGACAGAGCTTGCATTACGAATCTTTACCCCATCCAATATTGTATTTATACATCTATTGTCAGTTACTACTCGATTAAAACAACCAGACTCAAATAATTCTTGTAAAGATAATATACCACGACTTGTATGAAGTCTCATTTCTTTTGTAAAACACGGATTTGTTGATGATATCTCGCCGTCTTTTGTATATGATATAGTATTCTGTTCATTCATTAAACCAATGTTCAAAAATCCTGGATCACCATTTCTCCATGCATTTTGAATAATCTTATCCCAAACCCTTTTAATTGCAATTCTTCCACGTTTTTCTCCTTGCCATTTAAAAATAATTTCTCCATCCTCATCCAATAATTTTAAGAAATCATTATCAATAAGGACAGAGATATTAGCGTTATTAAGTTCTTTATCATCCAATTTGGCTTCCAAGAATTCTATTAAATCTGGATGATCATATTTTAAACAGAACATCAAAGCTGATCGCCTTCCACCACCTTCACGTAATTCATTACAGACAGCGTTGACTGCTCGCATAAGACTAACCGCGCCGGTAGCCTCACCTCCCGTACCACGGATAGAAGTACCTCTTGGACGGATTTTAGAAAAATTGATTCCGACCCCACCTCCAGTACCGGATATAATAGTAACTGATCTAAGTACATCTCCCCACCCTTCTCTACTATCCTCTGCTGGAATACAAAAACAATTAAGTAATTGTCCTCGTGGACGACCTGCTCCACGCCAAATTCTACCACCTGGAGAAAATCGATTGGTTACTAAAATATCCAAAAATCGTTGAAAATATTCATCTCTTTTAGTACCTGTTTCGGCATCAGCAATTACCCTAGAAACTCGTTCACATGCTTGTGCAAATGATTCTTCCTGATGAATTGCATATCTATCTTTGAATATTTGTAAAGCAAAACTGGTTGGTTCGTATAAAGGCATTGTCATAATAATTCTCCTTTTTTATATTGTTTGACCGAAGTAATTAATGCTTTTTCCATAGACCAACCAAGTTTATATAATCTTATTGACAAAACTCCATATGGAATATTATATTCTTCTGCCCATTCAATTACAAGTTGAGTTTTCCCTTTATATGTTTTGTAAAGATTATTCCGTCTATTTCTCGCTTGTTTTTTAGGAGTGATCCAACGACAATTTTCTTTGCAATAATTACCATCATTGTTAATTCTATCAATCTGACATCCTTTAGGTGTCTCCCCCATATCTTCTAAAAAGATTTCAAAAGAATTTCTCCATTTCTTACAAACAGTAATTCCACGACCACCATAATAATGATATTGTTTATATTTTAGATTTGTACATCGCTGAATCATATCACGCCACGATTGATAAGTAGGAGATGTTATTGTAATAGTGCGATGACCATGTCTTATTTTTAAGCATCCACAACTTTTTGTATTACCATTTTTAAGATTATAACCTAAAACCGTTATTTTTTTATTGCAATTACATCTACACAACCATCTTGTCGGTTTACCATTAATATCATCAATCCGTTCTAAAACTATAAGTCGTCCAAATTTTTTTCCTACTAAATCAATTAGATGTGCTCCCATATTTATTAGCCTTCCATCAACAAAGATATATCATTAATCTCATGATCTTTTCCCACAATAGCAACATTTGATTCTGATGGAGATTGTAATGAATTATCTTTGGAAGGTAATCTGTCTAGATAATGTCGTACAGATTTATAAAATGGATCGATTATATATCGCTTGTATTGACCATGGTTAGAATAGGATGCTGAATCGGCGCGCCGAAGCGCAAACCAATTCTCTATATTGTCCAATCCGATATTAACAATAAATCTACGTATTGTTTTTTCTCGGATTGGCCGAACTATATCATACATATGGGTTAAAATAATCCTATTAACTCTATCGATAAGATATGATGAAGCTTGCCATTCTGTTAACTTCATCTTTGCAATATTTGCTGATTCGATAGCATGACAAGGAAATCTAGGCATTGATGGATTACCAGTATTTTCGACATAACACTTACCAAGGTCGTGGAAAAGACTTGCTAATAAAGTAACAGGATTTTTTAGTATTAATAAATCAATAACTTGCATAGTATGGACCCAAACAGATTGATTATTTCGGTGTATAACCGATTTACTATCTTCTAGTTCTGGAAAATGAATATCCGAAGATAGCCAGTAATCGCTTGGTTTATTAGCTGTTTGCATACCTTGAATGATTTTGTCCACTTTAAATTCCAACTTTTATTTTCCTATATTTTCTTACCGGTTCGGTTAAAGCTCTCTCTGGTGGCCAACCATGTCTTAATCTTTGACAAATAATATGATTAGGAATTCCTGTTTCTTCTGACCAACCCGCTAAACATTGAGTTTTCCCATTAAATGTTTCTAAATGATTACTTCGTCTATTTCTTGCTTGTTCTTCCCAAGTAGCCCAATAACAATTCCCAGGATAATATCCTTCCAAATTTCTTATCCGTTCAATCGTACACCCAGAGGGACATTCGCCATTATCTCTTAAAAAGTTAGAAAAATTTAACCAGTCTTTACAAACAATAATCCCTCGACCACCGTAATCTTTATATCGTTTATGATTTTGATTGGTACATCTATCTTTTATACCTTGCCATGATTTATAAGTTTTATCATTTTGACTACGGCCATGTTTTATATTTCTACTACCCGTATTTTGAGTAATTTTTTTTTCGCAGACAACCACAACTTTTGGTCTTCCCGTTTTTGAAATTACTGCCACGAACAATTACTTCATTTTTACATTCACATTGACATAACCATTGATGGTTTCCGTGCTTGTCATTATCTACCCTTCTAATAACAAATAACTGTCCAAATTTCTGTCCAATTAAATCAATTAATTTTCGCATTTTATTCAACCGCCAAATTTTGGTTAATAAAATCCCTCGCGGTCGCAATGGAAATGGCGTAGGCCAAATGGGAGATCAATTGATCATGGTAAACCAACACACTGAAGGGTATCCCGATCAGGTAGTAGTGGTCACCGTACTTTTTATATAAAGCCCCACCGCTTGATCCTGGACTGATTTGTGCCGTATTACCATAAATTATCCATCTTTTTTCGCCATTATCTCCTATTATTATTTGAAATATAATGCCAGTCGTAGGTATTGGTACTCCACCTAGTTGGCAACCAATTGAGACTATTTCGTCAAAAACACGAACTTGTTCCAACATATCTTCATCAGCTATTTGAGCCACAGCTAATTCTTGGTTAGATAGAAATGATAAAATAGCTAAATCGTACTGAACATCTTCTGCTATTACATTAGCACTGTATTGATTCCAATCCTTATTGGTATGATCAAAAGTAATGATCTCGCAACCCATGTCAACAGTCTGGGTCTTAATTCTTCCAGTAAGAGAACTCACGTCTTGTAAATATGTAACAAATCGTAAGCGAGTTAAATGTTCATTAGTTATGACAAAATATTCAAATATTCCTTCTATATCAGTTTCGAAACGATAAATAATTGTGGCAGAACCATTTCCCCGACTAGTTTGAATGAGAACTACCGTGTCTAGCATTTCCTTTTGGCGAAGTTCGATTTCATCTATCGACTCTGTTATTACTGTTTCTGGACAATATGTTGGATCAACATAATTATCCATTGGTATGATTTCTCGTGATGGATTTTCACCACTACTGCTTGCTTGATATGCAAACATAAAAATTAGGATATAATAGATAATACCCCAGAGCGAAAATTTAGTATTCTGTCTATACCCCATAGAATCCAGCGACCTAATCCGGCTTAACCGTAAGCTTATCGATTTGTTTATTAATATATTTTCGCATTATTCAATCAGCAAATTCTTGAACGGCTTCAATCGCACCATCAATACCGGAAGAGACGAGACTAATTACTGCCTCCTGATTTCCGGTAATATTAAGATTAACTGTCTGTAAGTATCTTTCCAGCACATCTATAATAGTTAAACCGTAAATTTGATACTTTGGGGGAAGCTTGATACTTACTAATGCCCTAGCACCTGTAAAGTCCGGCTGACCAGGTACAACCAATAGGTCTCGTATTGCCACTAAATAATCTTCAACAACTTTTACATCCCCTGTTGACATATCTGCTTCGAATAAAGCAATTCTCGTAGCCAACTTCGAGAACATAAAAATATCAGCTTTTAATTGTGGAATATTATTATTCCAATTATCGCCACCACTTAACAAGGAGCAACCCGTTACAGGTAATGCTGTCGCTGCCAATAATACCCAAAGAATACACCATCTCTTCATTTTTTCATCCTCCTACTTTCTTGAAATTAACAAAACTCGTTAAGAACTTATACACCTAGACTACCGTTGTAATTGATCTCTTTCCCGTTTCTCTCTCCGCCTATCTTTAGCTTCTCTTTTTTCGTCGCCATCTTTTTGACGGCCATATTTCCAGGTACGCTTTGGTCGGCGAGGACCACCCAATTTTACCGCCGAACGATCAATTTGATACATTTCTTTACATTCAACTTCTTTGGTCTTAGAATTAGTGTGAGCTTCTTTACACGCCCCACGACATTGTAGCTGATGCCCACCGCCACAAGCACATAAATTGAGGCTAAGTAAACGCTCTAGTCGTTTAATTTTCTTTTGTTCTCTTTTCTTTTTGTTACGACCCCTTTCGTTTGCCATAATTTATTCCCACCCCATTTGACATTTCTGTCTTATTTTATTTATTGCCCTAATCTTTATACGATAAACAGTTGAGGTAACAACTTCACGTTCGTTAGATATTTCTCTCATCGTTTTTCCGTTAAAGAAAAGTTCTGTAATAACACTTCGTTCATCTTTGTCAAGATATTCCAAAACTTCTTCTACCATCATATGGGAATCCATATCGTAATCAGGTCCAGCCACGTTTGTCATAGAATCCAGTGACATAGTTTGTATTCGTCTAGCTCTTTTTTCTGTGTCCTTCATGTGTCTAAAAATATCAATTAATCTACCATAGAAAAATGTTATGAATAAATTACTAGGATTATAGCAAATCATACATTTAAGCAGTTCTTCTGCGGCTTGGACCTTTAATTCTTCCACCTGTGTTTTATTGATACCCATTCGAAATGCGAGTTGTTGTATCAAGGGTGTATATTGATGATAAGCAAGTTTAAAATATGCTTGAGTAACACGACGTTTCCGTTTCATCATTTTGAGAGACCTTTATTAACCGTTTGTTCCATACGTGGTGTCCAAATCTTATCAATTAAACCAATTTCTGTTGCTTGTTTGGGTGACATCCATTTAGTTTCATTCATTAGTTCCATCAATTGTTTAGTATTTAATTTTAATCTTTTGGCCATATCGGTTATTTTCTTTCGATAATCATTTTGTATGTAAGTTATCGCTTCTATGTGATGTTCAATAGAGCTTGGTGGATTTTGAATAGTAATTGAATGCAGCATAATAGATGAATTTGGAGTAGCATATCTATGTCCCTTTGTACCAAACGCAGCAATTATTGCACCCATCGAATGTGCTTGTCCACGAACAATGGTGTAAACAGGACAGCCACATGCTAACATTTGATCTACAATAGCATATCCTGAAGCTAAGCATCCCCCATGACTATTTATATACATATATACTGGCTCATTTATTAATGAGAATCCCTGCAAATAATTACAAACATAAGTTGATGACACTTCATTAATCTCACCAACTAATAATAAACGACGTGTTCGTAAAAGAAAATTTTCGATTATGTCATCTGTTGGAATGGAAACACAAGATTCGGGTTTTACTTGAGGGTCTGTAGAGTCTTGTTGCTTTTTCTTACTAATCTTCATTCTTTTCTCCAAAAGGATGACATTCTCTATGAATCTTCATAAGCCAATCATGACCGACAGTTAAATAGGCTTGTGTTGTTGATAAATTTTGATGACCCAGCAAAGCTTGTACTAATTCTAAATCCATGCCACGTCTCATGAGTAGTGTAGCACAACTTCTTCGCAACATATGAGCATTGGTATGTTTTATACCTGCTCGACAAGATAATGATGTGAGCATATCAGTAATGGCTCGACGTGTAATCCGTTTTCCGTTAGATTTGATAAATATAGCATTAGTATTAGATTCTGGATTTAATTGAGCTAGACGATCTAAACAAAGATATGACTTAATTGCTTCAATACATTTTGATGTGGTAGGTACTACTCTGTCACAATTACCTTTACCCTTTACTCGTATTTCCTTTTCAGCCAGACTGATATCTCCCATGTTTAGACCACATAATTCTGATACTCGAAGACCGCTAGAATATAATATTAATACAATAGCGACATCCCGGCGAATGTTAGTGGTTCTAGATAGGGGTGTACGACTTTTAATAATTGATATGAGAGCATCCACATCTTGAGGTTCCAAGACATCATGGGTTTTCCTTTCTACACGAACCGAGTTAAGCATACCTAAAATCTTTGGATCGAGACGATTCAAACTAATAAAATAATGACAAAAACATCTAATTGCCATATAATGTCGTCGAATACTTATATCTTTAAGTTGTCCTTCAAGCCGTCTTTCTGACCCTAGATAATTTATAAAGTCTTCTACTAATTGGGCGGTGAATGTTTCTTTTCCAACATAATCTAAAAATTCTTTAACATCATTAAGGTATGCGAAAATTGTATTGGGAGATAGACCGCATTCGGTACGAAGATATATCTCAAACTCATCTATAACTGATATTGGCATAATAACCCTTCCATTTATTATACGTCCAACCTTAATTTCTGTTTCCTAAGTTTTCTTTTTTTTACACACGGCGATAAATTGAATCAACACTTTCCGTTCCATCTGGAAGCTTGACGATACCAAGCCCATGAGCAAACAGTGGAGCTTTATCTTGTAAGATACGACACACCTTAACAGCTAATTTTCTTATCTCAACATCTGCGGCTGAACTTGCTCGAAGTTCGATAAGATGACGAAGGGCTCTAGAATTCATAGTCAAAAATATTTTAGTTTCTGTAGCATTTGGAAGTATAGACCTTGCTGCCTGACGAGCTTTTTTGCGCCTTTCCAATTTACTTTCAATATCCTCATACAGGTCCGATAATTTGGTGGTAAGTTCTTCGTAAAGTTGAAGAGACTGCTCACAATGATCCATCCATGTCTGATAAGCCTCGGGATCAATTTTTGCTAATTCCTGAATAGCTGGAGGAACGACGAAAACTACGTTAGACGAATTCACATAACGTTGGCTTAACTGAGAATATGATGCAATCCGATGACGAACCAATTCGTGGGTCAGACTACGAGATACATTCCAGATAATAAAATTAAAGTTAGCGTGTTCTATTGCCGCACCGTGACCTACTTCTATTAGATGTTTAACATGCTCTTCGTGAGTCCTGCCCTTTGATGCTTCGCCTTGTTTTGCCCATGATTGATAGCACATCCTTCCAGCCATCTCTACAAGCCATTCACTATCATCATCCCCGAGTGAAATCATTGACTCAATCTTATCCGTCAATTCCGGCCAGATATATCCATGGTCATTGAGAAATTTCATGACTCCATCGATTTCAATTACTGGTTTTCCTACGAGAACAACTTCTGGTTCTGTTACAAATCCACTCATTTCCTTTTCCTTTTAAGTTTTCTTATTGGGGTGATTAAAGCTTTTCCTATTGACCAACCTAATTTACCTATTCTATCGCGTAAAACATGATATGAAATATTATATTCTTCTGCCCACGCAGACATACATTGGGTTTTTCCCTTATAAGTTTCCATACAACTATTTTGTTTATTCCTAGCTTGTTGTATTCTTGTGGCCCAGCGACAATTCTCTAGATAGTATCCTTCGTTATTGTTTATTCTATCTATCTGACGATTTAATGGTTGTTCTCCCATATCTGCAAGAAAATTTTCAAATTTTAACCATCTTTCACAGACTCTAATTCCACGACCACCATAATTTGGATAATTTTTTCTTTTTGGATTAGTGCATCGTTGAATCATAGAATTCCATGTTATATAAATTCTAGACCCTTCATAGCCATGTTTAGTTGCTCTTTGTATTTTTTTCTCTATATCAAGACACCCACAGCTTTTTGTATGGCCGGTTGAAAGGTTTCCACCATAAACGGTTGTTGTTTTCCCGCAATTACACAAACATAACCAAAGAACTTGATTGGTTTTAGCAATACCAGCTTTTTTTACAACTAGAAGTCTTCCAAATTGTTTACCAATTAAGTTTATTTTACTAGGCATATATTCACCCTTTAGTTTGGTTTATGATTCTATTCCTTTTCATAGCTCTTTTAATAAGACTTATCATCGGCATTACTCGATTACTCCTATACATTGAAAAATATGCAGCATGGCATGATCGCAATGGACATTCATAACAATAACCACCACGACATTCACACAATGAACATGAGGATGAATCAATACTTAACATATAAACAAAACCACTATTTTCTTTATCGTATAGAATATCATTTTTAAGTTTAACATTATGTTTTACTCTATTCTTAGGCAAAAGTCCAACCCATTTCTTTAATGAATGTTGAAGTGCATATTTTTTTGATACTTTATTTGCCGGTGTTCTATAAAATTCTCTTTTCCACGACGCTAGACTCATTTAATTTCCCTCTTGTTTGATTAACTTATATATTTCCATTTTAACTTACCCCTTGCTTTTCCACGACATTCTGGGCAAGCTGATTGATCTCTAGCATAATGTGAGAAAAACTCATATGATTTTCCACAAATTGGGCATCTGATGGTTTTTCCATTACCTACAGAACCAGCTTCTTGCCTACAGTCTAGACATGCCGATTGATCTCCTACATAATGTGAATAGGTCACATAAGGCTTACCGCAAATAGGACATTTAACCGTTCGTTCCATTTTTCATTCTCCAATAAAATTACCGTTTATAATACTTGAATTTATCACTACTCTTTATCATTTCCATCAAAAGATTGAAAAATTCTCCCCAACTAATTGTACCTGACCACCATTCGCCTCCCTCCATTGGACTGATGGACAAAAAGATATCTCCATTTTTATTCTCAACTCGTATTTGTATTTCTTGTATATAATCGCCACCATCACATAATCCTGCTGGATCAGGAGATTCACCATAATGCCTAAAAATTGATCCCTTCAATATTGATGCAGGAATTTGTTTCCTAAATTCAATTGTTTGAGCTACATTATTTATAAATGTATCTTTACTACTCATTTTTCCCCCTTATTTCATCAAGCATCTGACGCCTTTCCTTTTCAATTTTATATAAGTCTATATCAAAAAACTCTGCTAATATTTTTTCCATACTATAACCCCATACATAATATCCATTACTTCCTTCGTCGAATTTGCAAACAAAAATATCTTTTTTATTCATAAACCATTCTATGAAGTCATTAATAATTTGTGACTTATCTGCGATTGCTGCCATTTTTTCACATTCTGGATATTTATTTCCCATTTACATTTATTCCTTTATATTATAAGATAATTTAACACCACTAAATTCTGTTGGTAGAATTACCGCCAATTGTTGAATTACTCTCTCCCTTAAATCAACCGCAACATCAAGTACCGTTTTCAATTCCTCAAATGTAATTGTTTCTGATGTTTTGTGAGGAAACATCAATTTCAATAAACCAGAGCCGATTCGAACAAGCGATCGTTGATTACGCTGAGCCATTGACCCAAAATCTACATTGTTTAGAATCACCGGTGCATAATTCCGATCCCTCATGCGATGCATAATCTCACTTAAATAATCGGCCATAAATCCGTGACTTTTAGCAAACTGGGATTCTCGTATCTGAGGAATTTTCCATCCTGGAATAAATCCATGAATACGATCCAGAAATGCTCTATCTTGACAAATAACTTGAGGCAGTGGGGCAAACAAATTGCGATACCGAGCAGACACCGTCTTTTTTTGTCTATCACAGTCGATATTACCCGCAAACATAATTGAACAGTCTGAAGCGAATTCTGCTGTCCCACGACCAAAGCGACCAGAATTCATGAAGTCCTTCAACGTATCTATTAAGGCACCTTGACCTGACCATTTATTACCAGTACGTCCACCAGCAAATTCATCGAAAAGAACCACATCTTTATATCCGACTAGACCAAGTTGTCGCCGTAATTTGTCATAGAATAACGATGCTACAGTAGTCTGGCCTCCAGAAATTACGAATCCATGGGAGCTGAGAGATTGATAGGTGTAAGTCTTGCCTGTTTCCGGGGGGCCTAATTCAATAAAATTAACATTAGCTTCGATTAATGGCACAAGCCTAATCATCAATAACAATTTTTCTTCTTGAGCAAGACAATTTGGATCAAAACCAATGCTAGTTACCATCAGATTAAGCCATTCGTCGTCATTGAATTGTGCTCGACGTTTAATCCAGGTATCGAGATTTATTCCGGTAATTTGGATCGGTCGAAATTCAATAATGAGAAAAGGATACAATTTCTTGCGCATAACATAAGATGTATCATATATAATAGTAAATGTTCCCCAGCAACCTGTAGTCAATAGAATTTCTCCATATTCGGCGATAATATATGGGTCAATTCTGATATATTGATTACCCAAACAAGATATATCAACCCAATACTCGTCCTTACCTTCATCATATCTACAGCGTATACGACCAATAAGACTGTATTTTCCTTGTTCCCTAATTTTACTTTTAATTAATTCCTTTTGATCTGACTCCATAAAATGGTCGTTCAACAACCGACTGATGCGTTCCAGTCCAGGAACTGGGTCCGTAGGACTAACCATTTCTGCGATTAAATAATCGATTACAAAAGAGGGCAATTTTTTCCATTGATCATTCCATTTAGACATACTCTTATCAACGATAGTTCCTCGCTCATGAAATATGGCTGCGACCTTGTCTTTTATGCCAATTTCAACCATTTATTTACTCCGCTTTTTTACCGGTGTTGTTAAAGCTCTTCTTATGGTCCATCCATAATTATAAAATCTATTATGCACAATTTTACGAGGCATGTTATGTTCTTCGTATAATTCTACAAAAAGTCTATTTTCTCCATTATAAGAAACATAAAGATTGTCTCGTCTATTTCTAGCTTGCTGTTTCCTGGTAGCCCATTTGCAATTCTTTTTATAATATCCTTTATTATTATTTCTCCGTTCAATTTGTAATCCAGGTTTCCATCTTTTTATCATATCTTTAAGAAAATTCTCAAATTTTAACCATCGTTTACAAACAATAATCCCTCGACCACCGTAATTATGATAAGCTTCGTTATTAGGATTAGTACACCTTTGAATTATTTGATGCCACGAATTATAAAATCCAGTTGATTTTCTATTTCGACAATGGCTGTGTATTGTTTTATTAATATTATTGATTATAACTTTTTCTTTTTGTAAACATCCACAACTTCTTACACTACCATTTTTAAGATTACCACCAGAAACGATTGATTTATTTCCACAATTACATTGACATAACCATTGAGGCTTATTCTGTTTATTGTTTTCAACCCGTTTTAATACTTCAAGTCTCCCAAACTTTTGTCTCGTCAAATCAATAAATTTCGACATAAATTCTACCAATCAAGTATAGCTTTAAAATTATAAATCAAACATACCCAATGCATTTGACCTCTGAACCACCAATTCCGATTCCTCAGCAGGCTCAGGAATAACCGCTATTGGACTCTTAAGGCAAGAGAGGTGTAACGCACCCACCAATTCGTCTAAGGCCCCCGAATAGCTACAATCGTATTCTCCGAAGCCACAACATCTCATTTGACTTCCAAAAAATATTTGTTCCCCAGACTTTATTTTTTGGTGGCAGACTAAACATTCCATTTTTGATCTCCGCGCATATTGGATTTTTGTTTTTTGGATTGATTACCATCCTTCTAATAGTGAATAAACTATTGGTCTAAGCAAGACAAAGAAATTTATAGGATGTTGCGATAGTGATACATATCGATAATTACAATACATTTTAACCATTACTCTAATTTGGTATTCTGTCTCGTTGATGTATCGGTTTGAAAAAGATCAGAAACTATTAGTATAGAGAGTGCAAAAACGTCAAAAGCGCTCCAAGAAAATTTTGAAAAATCTTTTTTTTGTTTTTTCTGACATTCTATCTTTGTTTTTTAATGTAGTAATTTTTTCTTTGTGTCATTTTTGAAACGTGTCCATTCCGAACATCATAATGAAACCTAACCAGAAAGCACATCTACGCCATTGCTTGTTACAGCTATTGTGTGTTCAAAATGGGCTGATCGTTTTCCATCCCTCGTTACGACAGGCCATTCTCCGGGTGTCTTTTGTATGACATGGTACGTTCCAGTGGTAAATATTGGTTCGATCGCTATTACAAGTCCTGGTTCTAAAATAAAGTCTAGCATGAAATTATTAGTATGGTTTGGGACGCTTGGTAATTCATGTAGCTTACGTCCGATACCGTGTCCACAGAAATCTCGCACAATATCAAAGCCAGATTGTTTGGCTTGAGCTTGAATTAACATCGCTATTTGATTCCATGGTAAGCCTGGACGTATTTTGGCTATAGCGATATCGAGCGCTTTGCGTGTTGCCTTGATTAATTTTTGTGAAGGTTTATTAATATGACCGACAGCCCATGTTCTTGCGGAGTCACCACACCATCCAGCAATCTTTGTTCCACAATCTATACTAACGATATCTCCTTCTATTAATGAGTAATCATTTGGGACGCCATGTACAACTTCTTCGTTAACACTGACACAAGCGGCGGTTGGGAATGGTGTTAATGTATTTAATATACGTTGCCCAACGAAAAGGAATTCTGCGCCAATACGTCGAAGGATTTTTTCGATCGTTACATTGATTCTCATAGTTGTTATACCTGGGGCTATGAGACTTTCAACGCCATCAAGTGCTTCTTTGACTGCTTGATTAGCTACCCGGATAGATTCTATATTTTCTGTGTTATATAGCATTTTTTAACAGCGTTCTCAAAGCGTCTCTGTTAGTAATTGTATCTTCACGACTCATATTGTCTATGATTAATTGACCATTTAGATGATCAATTTCATGTTGCCAGATTCGAGTTTCTTCGAGGGAATCTAAATCTGATACAATTGTAATTCCTTCTCCAATACCTCGGGCGTATATTGGTTTATTTTTTGTGGACCATCCTCTATAATCGGTTCCACTTAGGGTTGCTTGAGTAGCTCTTTTTATTGTTACTTGTATTCCAGGCAATGATAGACATCCTTCTATAGAATTGGCTTCGCCACTAAGCCATGTGAATACCGGGTTCCAAATAGCTAGATTACAACCATTTTTCTTCCATACAAACATACGGATATTCAAACCAACTTGTGGTGCAGCTAAGCCTATACCATTATGGTCATCCATAATTTTCCACATAGCGGTGGCAAGTTGTGATCTATTTTTTGGGGTCTGATCTCCTGTTTGATCTCTTGTTGATCCATAAATAGTTTTACATGGTTGAAGTAAAATAGGATTAGGATAGTGTATTAATTGCATTGTGATTTCTCCAGAGAGAATTTAGGCCATAAAATTTTAATTTCAGCTTTACAATTAATTCGTTCAATAGTTCTTTTTGCCGCATATTTAGCGCCCATAGGTGTTTTTGTTGACCCTTCCATTTTTACATTAAGAAACGGAAAACAAAACCATTTCCAACGGATTGGATTTAGTTTATCAAGATAAACCCAAGCTTTAACTGTTTTTTGCTTTTTCATTTTATCGTATTCTCTTTGTTGTTCTAATCCATGAATGACCACCAGATATATATGTTCCCACCCTGGCTAAAAGAACTAGTCCACCCATCGCTGGACAATATTCCGAATCATCTCCTTTTTTACGTCTTCGTTTACCACAATGTTCACAAGCAGTTACAGTGTGTTTTAGTTTCTTCATTATTGAACGTACCACTCTTTTATAGATAATTCTTGTTTCCAGGCTTCAAGTTCATCATATGCTGGGTTTGATTTTTGTTGACCGCAACCGTCACATTTGATAGTTTCTCTTGTATCTTGTGGTCCTACATATTCATCTGCTTTAATTTTAGTGGCAAACACACCACGAACTCGATTACATCCACCATCTTCTTTTGTGTTACAACGTATACTTTCATCCTTTTCTCTCCTTGGTAGATAACATACCGATAATTCTTTTTGCGGCACTACCAATAAGTTTTTTACCTATTGGGCCATGAATACGTATGGTTTCACGTAATCCATTTACGACAATTTTATGAATCCATTTTTTATTTGTTAATTTTTCCTCCACTACATAACTCCGTTCAAAATACACACACAGTAAATTAGCGGTTAATTTTTGTTTAACTCGCCAACGCGCCAAGTCCTACAACCCAGAATGGATTTATCCATTCCGCAGGCTTCGTACTTGAAATTGATGTTGGTTTTAGAATTCATTCGCCGTCGCAGTTTGCTGGGTTGGGGATCATTTTCGGCGTGAAGTTCGAGAAATATCCGCCTTTAGCCTTGTGAGCCCTCATCTCGGCAGCTATCGCAAGCCCGGCATCGGTTATCTGGACGAAGCCGTTGACATAGGAGATCAGACGGGCGAGCCCTGCCCGCTCTAGGTCTTTCAGACAATCCCAGTCGTCATGCCCCGCCACCCGGTGTTTCGCCTTCTCTGTTTTGCTCGTACTCTTCCAAGGGAAAGTTCTAAGGCGGGTGCTGTATTCGTCCTTCCATTTCATTTCGGTACCGAGTCGGCTCTTGTGGAATCCAAGCTCCAGATTGCGGTTCGGGTTTGTTCTCATATTGTCGTGATTGACTTTGTTTTCCCTTGGTTCTACGCAACAAGTCTCAATGTAGCCGAGCAGAGCCCAGTGATCCTTGCCGAACTTGTCAACCGAGACCGTTCTTATTGCCCTTCGCTTTGCCGGCTTTTTATCTCTCGGCTGGGGCTTTTTTGCCATTACTTTTTTCCTGTGACTACCTTTCTTACTCTTCTTATTGCTTACCGCCAACGTTCAAAGTTCTACAATCCAGAATAAATTTGCCCATCCCACCCAGAATATGATACATTAACTGGATATTGTCTTAATAGGTTTTGACACTTGGAGCATGGTTTTGCCATTGTTATTCCGTATGAACTGATTCTAAGCACAAGAATCGTAATGTCTTTAAAACGATTGAATGCCTTTAATTTGTTTAATTTGTGTATTAGGTTTGTTTCAGCGTGTTGTGTAAATATACCAACTTGTCCAAGAATACGCCTATTGTGTGCTGTTGCTATTATTTCTCCTGAATGTGAGAATGCAATAGCTGATACTTTGGCTCGTTTGACATTGGAATACTTGGCTGCCTTTATCGATGCTTCTGGAATAGTCATTAAATTTTCCATTTTTTAGGAGGAGTTATTAAAGCTTTTTTAATAGGCCAATTATGTTTTAGTCTATCCGCTATTATGCTCGATTTTATTTTGTATTCTTCTGCCCATGCAGATAGACATTGTGTTTTGTCGTTGAATGATATAAGTCTATTGTTTCTTTTATTGCGACCCTGTTCTTTTGGGGTCGCCCAACGACAGTTTGATTTACAGTAATTACCATCATTATTAATTCTATCAAGAGAATGATATTTTGTAGGAGGATTGCCCATATCTTCTAGAAAATTTTCGAATTTATACCACCTATTACAAACTTTTATTCCTCTTTTACCCCATTGATGATATCTTTCATATTTAGTGTTGTTACATCTATTTAACATGGCAGCCCAAGCTCTATAAATTTGTGTTCTTTTATTTGTTGTATTGTTGCCATGTTTATAATTATTGCCTTCTTTTTTCAAACATCCACAACTTTTAGTGCTTCCGTTTTTTAAACTAGAACCCTCAGTAATTGTTTCATTACCACAACTACATTTACATAACCATCTTGGTGAGCCCCATTTATTATTTGATGTACGGCAAATTATTCTTAATCTTCCAAATATTTTATTTGTTAAATTAATCAATGCGAAAAGTTTTTCCAATAGATGGGTGCCTTCTTACTTCAAAGATAATCTTTGCTCGTAAATCTGCTTCCAATCTTTCGAGTGCCTCTATTGATATTCTTGTTATTGGCATACCGGGACGGAGGCTTTTGAACTTAGCCAAGATGAATTTTTTTGTCGCTGACTTATTTAATAGATTAGCCATTCCATATCTCCATAGCTATCTTTTAAGTTCATTTATTTTTCTTTTAGTAGATGATACCAATTCCAACCATGGATGTATGTTACCTTCTGGGTTACCACCATCCCCCTTATTGCGCCTTGCTTCACATAATCCTTCAAGGGCTGTTACTAATTCCTTATAAGCTGATATTAAATCTAAGTTTGAGCACCACATATACCTATGACAAAATCCGCATTGTTGTATACCATTACACGCCATTATTTATATCCCCACATGGTAAGTAATAATTACATCTGTGATCCCAAAGCATTTTGCTGCATATCTAGCTGCTCGAAGAGCAGATGCTTTACTAGAGTAAACACCTTGCTCTGGTTTAATAGTGGTTAGTGGACTTGTTACATCAATACGCCATCCCCATATACGATCTTTGCTACCACTAATTCTAATATTACCTATTCGTGATCTTTTCTTTTTCACATTTGTTCCTTTGGTTATTGGGTCAGGGGAACAACGGTATAATCATCCCTGTGCCAAGGTGTACCATCCCTATCATGTTCAATTGCGTTATTGGCTGCACGTTTTGTGGGATGCATACCTACAGCATCTGACTCACATACAACAACCATTTCTTCAATCCCTTTATGTCCTGATTTTGTTAATAGGTTCCCTTTCCATAATACGATATACCCTGACGCTTTAGTTTTTGCTCGTTTCATTATCTACTCCTCTGAAGATTTCTTTTACTAACTACACGACGCTGTCGAAACTCCGGCTTGTTTTTTTGAGAAACTTTTTGCCCAAGAGCTTCTTCTACTTCACCTATAAAATGACTACATTCTGGGCCTTGGAACCCTTGCCCATCTATGGAACAATTTCCTTCTTCATCAATCTCGACTACAATTTTCTTTTGTCCACGCATGACTATTCCTCCTCTAACCATTCTTGGATTTCTTTTATCATATTTGTATGAAGCCATGATTTTAAAGTAATAGAACGATAACCTGGACGACAAATGAGATGTAAATCAATTTTTTTATCAAGAAAATAGTCTGCTATCATTTCGGCGGTATTTTCTTTAATTGAAAAAGATTTTACCTCACTAAGGTCGTTGATGTTTATGATGTAAATTTTATCTCTTTTTATCATTTTTTACCTCTAATTTCTTTGATTGCACATTTTTTACATACTACTTGATTAGCGACGGATACTAAATCTATTTTACTTTTGCATTTACAACATATGAGTAGTTTAAATTGTTTTGATGCTAGTATATCTGAACATGTGTGACTATGTTCTTGTTTATTCCATGGAGTTGCTTCTAGCCAATTATGTGGTAGATCACGGATATTTGTAATTTGTTTTATTGTTATTTTTATAGGTTGTTCTCCTGTATTATTAATTTCTTCGTGGATATTATCATCAGCTAATTTGACAGCATCTTTTTTATCTCTTGCGTCTACGACAATATCAAAAGTTACTTCGCATTTGTATAGTGGCATTTAAATCTCCTTAAATTTTTGTGCGCATTTATTACAACAATGGGTTAAATGATGCGGTGTAATTTCTACATCCAAATCCCAACTCATTTCTCGATCACAGAGAGATTTTGTATCGGCTCCGCCACTTAGTTTAAGTCCCCGATATGTTAATTCTCTGATATGCCACGGACTTATACTACTAGCATATATTGATTCACAAAAAGCAAATTGCGGGGTTTTCTTTGTGGTTTTGGATTTTTTACATAAATCAGCGATTTTTTTGACAATATTCATCTTTTCTTTCTTAAGGAAATAGATCGAACGGTTCGAATGTATGTTGCTCTTTATTTTCAACAAAAAGTATACCTGCTTCAAACATTGTTCTAAGTTCTTGATGGATTGACATATAGGCAATATCTGGGATTTTACAATCGGTTGACTTACACCAATCCCTAATTCGTTCAACCGCAGCTTCTATATACTCTTTTTTGGTAGCCATGACTATAAATCTCCTTAGCGTGAGTCAGTGATTCTGACACTTTTTGTCATCACATCCAATATATCAACATCATCACTATTCCATATATTTGGCCAAAAATCAGCCTCTCCCAGTATTTCGGTTCCACTACTAACGTTATCATCCTCACTGGTGAATACGTCTAATACGACTTGATAATGTACTTTTCTCATACGACTTTACTCCTCTGTTTTTTAACCAATACTCTCCACCAATTTTTACCATATTTTTTACGGTAATAATCGACACGACGACCAAGAACCATGGGTGCGCCTTTGTCCATACAGGATTGACAGTAATACCATCCGTGTGGACCATGTGATAATTTACATCTAGGACATCTGGGATCATCTCTTTTCTTATATTGTTTATAGCCACATTTTGGGCATTTACCTGTCATAGAATTTTCCTCCTGGAGAAAAAAGTTCGATCTCTTTTTGTATTGCTACTTCTCTGTTTTGATTTTGATATAAGACTTTGCTATCTAAAGAAAGCACCATCCAAGTTTGGGACTGTTCATTAAATTCTACGTTAGACGCTTTTTTGACGTTCTCAATCCTCCCGATAGAAAACAAGTTGACTTTATCTGTGTATAATCCGTGTACATCTCCTACTTCATCGATTTCTAATATGATTTTCATTTTGTGCCTAAACTTTTCCAATTATTACAAAATCTACATTGTCTTGAAAATTCTGAATATTAGAACAACCAGCATAAGATATGCCAGACCTTAATGATCCAGCATACCTTTTAAGTAAATTTTCCGCAGATTCTCCTAATGGGAGATATCTTATTCCACCTTCTGGGGTGTCATTTTTTACGTGGCCATGCCATTGTTCTTGTACAAATCGGCTTGCCATTCCTGCATATATTTTTTCCCCATTTTCACTTAATTGGGCAGCACTTTCTGGACATGAGGCAAAGATTTTACCTGCCATGACACTTGACGCTCCAGCAGCAATTGCTTTTACAAAATCGGCTGGTTCTCTGATCCCCCCGTCACTGATCATTGGGAGCCCATAAATTTTGGATGCCATAATACATTTTTGAATAGCTGAAAATTGTTTTTCTGTTACTCCTGCTGTATTTTTAGTTTCACAAGCAAATCCCTGAGCAATTCCAACTTTGACTGCTGATGCAAAATCTGCACTTTCTGCAAATAAGCCAGGATGTATGGTATTTCCAACCACAATATGTACATCTGGTGCGAATTTTTTGATTTTACGACCTAAATCAATTACAGGATCACAATATCCGTGGGCAACATCTATAAAGATAATGTTGGCATTGGCACGAATTAATTTTTTAGCTAGGTCTAATTGTGAAGCACCAATACCTATTGAAACAGCTACTAGCTTGTTGTATTGTGCTATTTGGCTGGTCCATTGTTCTAATAAATCATTAGAAGAAGCTCTATGTAATACCCCCATGCCACCTAATTTTTCAAGTAAAATACAAAATTCAACATTAGTTACTGTACTCATATTGGCAGCAATTAGTGGAATATTTAATACAATATTCCTCATTATTTCGGATGTGATATTTACGTCGGTTCGTGACCGGACTATTGCCTTTTTTTGAAGAATAGCTATATCTTCGAATCCAAGAGATATTGGAGCAGTAGACATCTTTACTGATGGATTGATAAAATATTCGCAAGTGTCATGGTTGAAATAGATGACACCTCTTTTAACGAGTTCAAAAGCTATTTTTTCTAATCTTGCATGTAATTTTCTGTGGTCAGCATGTCCGAAAACAGCGCATAAATTTTCTGGCAAGTTGTTATCTTTTTGGCCATTAATATGGTGGATTTTAATATCAGTACCTGCTACTTTGAAGCCAGTTCTTTCTTCCCAGATAAGTTGATGTTCTCCAACATATTTCTTACGTCTTTCATCCCATAGAAACACATAATTGCCTGGTATTCCGGCTTTTATTTTACGGCCATATCTAGTTTTAATTCTTTCATGATTTTTACTTCGTGTACATGGACCGCATAAATCTTTGTTCCATTTTTCCCTGGAAGCTTTTGCGTGTCTCCATTGTGGTTTACTTTCTGTACTACAGGAATCGCATATTTTTAATACACGGTAAGTTCGTTTTAATTTTGAAAAATCGTTGATTATTTTATTATCAAGTGTTTTAATCATATCTGTGTTTTCCAAATTCATATTTTACGGGTTCGAGTGATATAATTTCGTCGGCTGTTAGTCCGAGTGCTGCTAGTAAGTCTTTACCTTTACCTTTAGTGATTTTTAAATCAAAACTGAGTTCTGGAAAAAGCTGACGGGCTTCTGTATTGCCCAACACTTTATCCAATGCTTGATCGTTTGGAACACAAAAGCTTATTTGATCTGTTCCTCTGCCTGTTAGGATACTTATTCGTCTAATTTCTAATTGCAATTTTTGCATCTTTATCCCTTCTTTTATATTTTCCTTCCCACGCCTCCCGAACCTTCTTTTGAAGTTCAGGATTGTCCTTTAATGGAAGCCTGGCGATGTCCCTCATCAGGTCGTCACATATATTTTTTATATTTTTGTCGTTTGGCAATTCAACTTCTTTTACCATATATATTTCCTTTACAATTCTATTCGTCGAGTAAACGAATGTTTCTTTTTAATTGGTTTTGTTTTTGATTTAGTATATGTCTGTTGTGACTTAGCCTTTTCTACAGCATTTGTTACTATTGTTCTAAGTTTCATTGTATGCTCACACATTTGAAAGAATTCTTTTGGACTTATAAGATTAATTCCCATCGAGATGGCTTTTTTAATTTTGGTAGATTGATTACATTGATTAGCTGCTACTAATATAGTTGTTTTATTAGTTATTGATTTTGTTATCGATGCACCAGCTTTTATGGCAAGTGCTTCCATTTTACTACGAGACATCGGTGCTTTTCCTGTGAAACAGAATATTGCACGTATTGGGGCTCCAGTTTCATCAATAAATGATAGACTACCATTCGGGCTATGTTTAAAGAAACTTGACAACGTAATTGACATAATTTTTATCTACTCATTCAGGCCCCCACCCATGGGAGTGGATGATTTTTCCATCTCTTTCTAGTTGAAAGTATCCGCTACCGTCTTTATTTACATGTGTTCTGGAAAATGTTCTCCAGGTATTTGCTTCTCCGGTAGCTGATTGGCCCCCTAATCTATGGGTTTCTTTTGTCCTTGTCGAATCATTTCCATAAGCTTTTGCTATTGTATTGGCCATTACACTTTCCTTTATCTGTATCCAACAATCTCAACCCTTTGACGTCCATTTGGACATCGTGTGCGAAAAACTTGTCGACCACGACCTTCTTGTTCTCGACGGAGTTTATGGAATGCGTAGTTACCTTTTAGTTTACCCATGAATTTAGACCCATACTTACTAGAGTCATATGCCGATATAATTGCCTCGTAGGTACCATCTTCTTTTCTGATGAAACCGATATCATTGGATGATGTTCCGACAGTTTTTTTGCGTATAATAATATGGGCTATTTCTGGTCTTATATCATTTTGATATCCCCTGAGATGTTGAGCATCAGTATGGACTTCGATTTGTTCTGTCGTCCAATTACCAGTCTCTACGAGTGCATCGACGAGAGCGTCTTCGTCCATAAAAATCGTCTTTACTACGCAATATCTTGACATTGTTATCTCCTTAAGTATCTAGAGACTCGATTACTAGGCCCTTGTCATTGATTAATTCCGCTGACCACTCAATACATTGCCAATCGAAAGGTTGATCTCCATAACTTTCTCCTAAGAAATCATCAATAGATTGATCTCCTTTGTTTTTTACATGATTTAGATTACTGCGTAATTGTTGTAATTCTTCATCTGATACTACGATAACTCGTTCATATTGATTAATGATTTCGCCACAAATACGGACGCGATTCATTTTAATTCTCCTTTCTTTTGTTCCATTTACAAATGATTTCTTCTTTACTATGCGATGGTCTCTTTATTTCGGGGTTTACTTCACAATCATCATTCCAACATGTGAGATAATAATGAATGTGACCATCAATGAATTTATGTTCATTCGGTGCAACATCTTCACCGCAAAACGGGCACGGCAGTGGTTCTTCCATGGATTTACTCCTTATCAACGACTTCGATATCAAAAAATTCTCCATTTTCGGTAAGTGTTGGTTTACCAACGCATGGAGAATAGGCTTTGCTTGGTGGTTGATTTCGATATAAGTTATCAGAAAGTGCTGCTATTATGTTATTGCTTCGCTACGGGTTATTTGGACGACAGTCTTTCTACCCACAGGACTTTTATCGTATTTAATAATTTTCATTTAATATTCTTGCCCTTGCAAACGCATTCAGAGGTGGAGTTACCACCTCAGTTCCATAACCATTGCACCCTGGATTATCATTATCATCCCAGCAACCACAAATCTCAGGATCACCACCACATTCAAAGCAATCGTCATCCATATAATCATCTTCTTCACAGACACAATCGTCATACAGTTCACCACATTCTTCGCAATAATCGTCGGGATTATTGAGATGGTCATCGATATCATTTAATAGTTCATTCATCTGGAGATAAAGAATATGTACGCGATTATTACATTGTTGCAGTGATCTTATTGCATTGTTTAGATCGTTCGTTACCATACCATCATTTCCTTTACAAAATTATCCTTCTCTTAAGTTCACCTATAAACCTACTGCTACTTGAGCCTTCTAACGCTGCTTTGTTTCTAATAGCCTCTAGTGCTTGTGTTACGCTATTTTTGATAGTAGCCGACTCGAAATCTTTTGGAGCTATATTAGAGTCTAAGAATGTATCCCGGAATTCGGAGAGCATTTTTTCAACTTCATTGTCCCCGAATATATTCATTTGTCTAAACCTATCAAGATAGCTTCGGAAACAAGCGATGGATTTTGGTGTAAGCCTTTTAGCTTCGTTTTCATCACCAAAAGCTTTTCCATTGATGCGAGCTTCCATAAGGTTACAAAATCGTATGGTTTCATTTCTCATTGTGCATACGTATTCTTCAACAAATCCACCTACCTCAACTTGCATTTGATTTCGCAGTTCTTGTGTTCGCTCATCTTGGACCTTTTGTTTGGAAACAACTTCATCAATAGTGGTTTCTTTTATAGAATCCATGCCTGAGATTTTGAATATATACCAATTAAATTGGAAGTAACTCCGTAAAGCTTTGGGGTTGGGTGGATAGTGATTTTTTAAGCATTTTTCCCAGAAATCTGGATGCGAGGTTTTGACCGCTTGAATCAGGTCACTAAAACGAGTAATGAAACTATCAATTCTAGTAAAAAACTCTTTCTTAAGTTCTTTTAGCTGTTGTTCTACGGTGGGCAATAATTTTATAGGAATGAAGTGCGCTGAGGCTATTCCAAATGGTACTGAGAATCTTTCAAGAGCTTTTCTTGCTCTTTGTTCGATTTGAGTTAGACTTTGAATTTCCGATTTGGGTACCAGTAATTTGCGACCAAGATTACAGATTTCTTCCGGGAGACTATCTGGATCGTATCCAACCCTGACTAAATCTGCGCGGGTAATCATTTTGCGCGCACTCCATGTGGTAATTTTAAGATTTACTAGCGCGCCGACATCAAATAAATTTATTGTGTCGTCTTTTACTTTTGGTTTTTCTTTTACTGTTGTAGTCATTTCTTTTTTCTCCTTTTTTGAACTGGTGTTGTTAAGGCTTTTTCTATTGACCAACCAACCTTGAGTCTATATCGAATAGTACTTTGGTTAATACCGGTTTCTTCCTCCCAGGCTGCTAGGCATTGTGTTTTAGTATTATAAGTTTCCAAATGATTGTCTCGCCTATTTCTCTGTTGTTGTTTCTGAGTTGCCCATTCGCAATTATCTTTGAAATATCCTAGTTTATTATTAGTTCGTTCAAGAGTCAATCCGGGTTTCCACCCACTTCCCATATCTCTAAGAAAACTCGGGAATTCTCTCCATTTCTTACAAACATTGATTCCTCGGCCACCATAAATATTATAATATTTATCATTAATATTTGTACATCTTTGTATCATTTGGTTCCATATAGGATATAAGTTATGGTCGCTAAGACTATGTGTTATAAGTAGGCATCTACAACTTTGAGTGCGTCCGTTTTTTAAGTCCCCACCACAAATTATTTTTTTATTACCACAATCACATTTACATAGCCATGTTATTTTATTGCTTTTATTATTATTCATTCTTCGAATAACAATCAATTTACCAAATCTTTTCCCTATTAAATTAATAAATCCCGACATAAGACCCTCTAATCAAGAGAAACTTTTCTGGTTGTTTCAGTTTTTTCTTGGGGATTTGCCATCCGTGTATGTTTTTGGCACCATTCTTGAATTGCTTTAATTTTTTCAGGTTCTACCTTACTTAAGGGAACGATTTTTTCGATGGCTAGTTCAATATGGGATTGTTTTAATTGTTTCTTCTGAGCAAATGCGATTTTGAGTGCCATTTTAACGGCCTGTTCTATATCAGCTCCTACAAAATTAATTGCCTTTTGGGACAATTTCTTAGTATTAAAAGATTTACTACTCCTACCCCTTTTAGTTATGTGGATATCAAATATTTGTTGCCTTTCATCTTCGTTAGGTAGATCAAAACCGAACAGCGCGTCAAATCTCCCAGACCGTAGAAGCTCAACCGGAAGACTACTAACATCATTGGCGGTCGCAACAATATAAACAGCAGATTCTCTGTCACTCATCCATTTAAGGAAACTAGAGAAGGTTCTTTTAGAAGTGCCACCGTCAAGATCATTATTGCCTCCAAATGCTTTTTCAATTTCGTCTACCTGGAGGACACATGGAGCAACACTTTCAATAATTTTAATAGCTTGTCTCATATTGGCTTCGGATTGACCAACAAGAGAACCCATTATACTTCCCACGTCGAATGCAATTAATGGCAAGTTAAAATCAGCCGCTATTGCTTCAGACATTAATGTTTTCCCACAACCCGGGACACCTACTTCTAAAATTCCGCGAGGAAATTCTATTCCAAATTCCTTAGCTTCTTGGGTGAAGCATGGTTTATCGAGTTTCACATGATTTTTAAGAACTTCGTAGCCTCCCACATCTGACAGCCCCTTTGTGCGTGGTTCAATATATTGTAAAAGACCAGATGAATTGATTACTGAAGCTTTTTCTCTTACTAAAGTTTTGATTGCATCTTTATTTAAATCTTTATGTTTTCTTAGGCTTAACGCTACACGATCGGCAACTTCACTTGAGGTCATTCCTTTGCAAGCGAAGATTATTTCAGGGAGTATTGCCTCGTTAAGTTTAAATTTATCCCCATCACTTTTCGAAACATCTTTACAGATGAACCTTATTCTTTCTTCTATTGCTTTTTCGTCTGGTAAACTAAAATCTATTTGTGCTATATCATGTGTTAAAGAGAGTGGTATTTCGAAGCCAGGGCCTACAAAGATAATAGATTGACGAACCGATGCCATAATTTTACGAAGATCATTTAACAAACTTATTGTAACGTCGTAGTTAGGATATGTTTCATATTTTAGATATACACCGAAATCTTGAAGAATACATATGATACCTTCTCCGAAATCGATAATAGCTTTTAGCTGATCTTCAATTGAATCTTCTGCTTTAACCTTACAAACTGGTGCACCTTTTTCGTCAACCCAACCTTGACTAACGCTCCAAATTATAATTTTCCTATCAATAGTTTTAGCTATTTCGGCTATTTCAGCAATAGCTCTGTCTTTCTCAAATGTATCAATATGCAATAATGCATGACCAGAACAAATATAGTCAGAGATGTTTGTTTTGAAATTTTCCATTTATTATCCTTCTTTTTTTGGAATTCATGATACTTACGATGTCTTCAGTACTGAAACATCTACTATGTTGATACTTAAAGACTCAAGTGGTAACTTGAGGCCATCCATTATTCTAACAACTTCTTTCAACGCTTGATGGGAGGTATTAAAAGTTCTGTTTGTTTCTGATTTGACTCCTCCAATCCACAATTCTATTCTATATTGGTAGGGTTTATTTTTATCTTGAGTTAATATCAAACCAGTATAATCATGGTTCACGTTCTTATCCCCTTAACCCAAGTTGATTATAAAAAAAGAATCTATGTTGTTATTCATCTTCTATCAATTCCTTTTCTCTATTCCTCTAAAACCGCTCTCACCTGAAATAATTCTCGTCTATCTACTTTAGCGTTAAAACGAAGATCGGCTATCAGTAGTGAAATGTGATCTAATAAGACTTCAACTTCACCATCATGTTTGGACGACTGCTTCCTATTAATTAATCCATCAGATTCAACATCCGATTTATTAAGGATTTTCTTCAGCCTCGATATAATTTCTTTCTGGGTCATGCTACTATATTATACGCCCATTAGATATATTTGTTCGACAGAAAATAAAAAACCGAAGGAATTAATCTCTTAAAGTGATTAATGATAAAATCAATTGCCACTAACATTAGATAAAAAATCTTCTGGCGACATCAATTTAATCCCAAGTTCACGAGCCTTAATAGCTTTTGATGATATACTATTTATATCAGCTATAACCAAAATCGTTGTACTACTACCTACAGAACTAACAACTGATGCCCCAGCAGCTTTTGCCAAACTATTCATTTCTGGACGTGGCTTTGGAGACTTACCGGTAAAACATATTGTCTCACCATTGAAAACCCTACCTTCACCTTTGGTGTCTGGCTGATTCTCAAAATTCATCAGATGGGCTATATCTAATACTTCTTCATCATGGTCCAATAACCAACTACAAAAATCACATGCTCTTGTGTATCCGAATCCTTCAAGTGATTCTATCTGCTTTGGATGGACTGTAAACACATCATTGATCGTCTCCAGCCCTAGTCCCTCACAAAGAACACTACAAAGAGACCTACCCACACTTTTGATCCCTATGGAGCCCAAAAATTCAGACAAAGAAACCGATCTAGAATTCTCCAGAGCATCTATTATTTTTTGCGCACGTTTTTGCCCTAATACACCATTCCCGACTTTGACATTAGCCCACTCGTCGAGACCTTTGTCGTATAGTCGAAGAATATGTTCTACACCAGCAGCCTTAACGATACCTTCTCCGATATTCAGGATATTACGTTTCTTTATCCATGTCATGACGCGAGCAAAAGATTTACCTGGGCACTCATCATTTATACAAAAGAGTTTTGCACCATTCTTTTCAATGTCGCCATAACACTCTGGACACTGGAATGGTCTACATATAGTCTGTCTCCTTTTATCTTTCCTAATACATTTAGATAGTTTTGGAATGACATCACCCGCTCTAATAACCTCGACCGTATCTCCGATAGCTATGCCCAACCTTTCGATTTCGTCTAAATTACATAATGTAACACGTTGTATAAGAGTGCCACCTACTCCTACTGGATCAACCTCACCAACCGGAGTTAAAGCACCAGTGTGACCAACTTGCCATACTACTTTCCTTAAAATAGTCTCACTGCCACGAGGGTTGAACTTAATAGCTATTTGACCTTTTGGACGACCATCCCGATCCCCCATTTTTTGTGACCTGGTGCGATCATCTATCTTAGCCACAACTCCGTCTATTTCGTAAGGAAAAGTCTCTCGATTATTTTCTGTTTCTTGGCACCATGCGATCATACTATTTAGATCATTTGAAAAAGTACAATCTGGTGTTAGAAACCATTCTGTAAGCATAGACATGACCTCATCTTCATATTCCAGATGAGACAATGCGTCATCACCGATATTGAACATCGCATCGAACGTATAGAATCTGAGATACTTTGCATTATGGCCGTCATGGCGACGAAGTGTTCCAGCAGCAGAATTTCGTGGATTAGCATCTCCACTAAAATGCTTCATCCAATCATCCTTATGTATTAAACATTCACATCTTACCGATACAATAGATGGATGAATAGACAATGGAATGTTGCCAGACCGTAGAACATTCTTGGTAACATCTTCCCCGACCTTACCATCTCCACGAGTAATGGCTTGAACAAATGAACCATCCTGGTAAACAAATTCCAATGAAGAACCGTCCATTTTATGGGAAAGATGTATATATGTCTTGTCTGGAATCCATGCTCGAAATTCTTGTTCGTTGTTAGCATTATCCAAACTTCCCATTGGAATCTTATGTTTGGCTTTTAATGTACCCGGAACAGGCGCACCTATTCTCTTTAAAAATGGATGATCAGGATCGTTTTTTTGTAGCTGAGTAATAGCGGAGTCAAATTCGACATCTGTTATAATTGGATTGCCAGCATAATAAGCTTCACTTGCTTCTTCGAGTTGTTTTGTTTCCATATATTCTTTCTCTCGTATTATTATACGTACGATAAGAAAGTTTGTTCGACAAAATCCTAGATTTTCTTTTTATAGTTCTCGGACCTGGGCATTAACAAGCTGTTGAATTTTTCTTTGCTGTTCTTCCCAATCTGGAAAGTTACTTTCAGAGTGATCGCAAGTTTTACATCTAGTGGACTTTCCTTTCGTACTTATCCATTCGTCGAACTTGATCCATACCTTTTTCCAATCAATCTTCGTTTCCATTGTTTCTCCTCCTCCTTATCGGAACTACTGCACCACCATCATTTCTGACTAGGCGGATCATTCTTAATAATCTCTTTTGTGTCTTGCTATCTGTTTCACAGATTTGTTCCCAATGTTTATTACAGACATTGCGTCCAATATATACTAATTCTGTGAGGTTTCTACATTTGGGAAAATCACATTGATCCATTTTTAGTCCTGTTGTATATTCGATTATTGACTAAAAATGCAACAATTTCTATATACCATGCGGTCCATTGATTTGGTGGATTGTGGAAAATAGACATGATGCCAGACTTGTGAATTGGTAAAATTTCTTTGTCAAAAATTTCCTGACCAAATCGTGTGATAAAACCAGTGTCTGCCTTATGTTTTTCTTCTGTCTTTATATTGAAAACAGCGAAGCCTACGTTTAGAAATTCTTTTGCCATTATTCTTTTTCCTGTAGTATTTTAACAGTTTCAACTACATCATAAGACCTGCAAAATGCACAGAAATCCATAATTATATCGGCTGCAAGCATATCGAAATCCTGGACGATAATAACACGATTCTTAAGTTCATCCATATCCCAGCCATGAAAATCTTCACCTTGATCAATAGGTAAACCTAGTTGACAGAATAATCTGCCACTTCTGATACCACCTTATCATGCATAAGACCATTCATGTGGACGTGCCACTCTGTGCAATCAAGCATAGCCCACGCTGTTTCGCTACTGATGTTGGTAATGTCATTTGGGAGAACACCTTGTAAATATGTTAATTTGATGTTATGTGCATAGCTAGTGCTTCGATTGCACGCATTCATAGTATGATAACGGAAGTGCTTGGTAAGGAAATCCACCATTGACTGTCGTCGGCTTCTGTTGACACGCCCTTCGAAATGATTTTTGATTACTCGTTGTTCTTGTGTTGTTAATGCTGCCATTGTTTTTCCTCTATTATTAAAGACAAAAATAAATAAAATTAGACACGATCTTTTAGTTTGTATACTTTATGTTTTTGTATTGGTGTTATTAATGCTTTTTCGATAGACCAACCTCTTTTCAATCTCGCAGCAATAGTTTCCCTATCAATACCTGTTTCTTCTGCCCATTCAATCAAAAGTTGCGTTCTACCATTATAGGTTATTGGTCTGTTGTTTTGTTTATTTCTTTGTTGTTGTTTTGAAGTTACCCAACGACAATTGGATTTACAATAATTACCATTATTGTTTATTCGATCAATTTGGTGCCCAGGGGGCACCTCACCCATATCTTTTAGAAAGTTTTTAAACTTTGACCACCGTTTACAAACTTTGATATTACGACCTCCGTAATATTGATATTGACTGCGATTTGGATTAGTGCATCTTTGAATCATATTAGCCCATATTCGATAAACATGAGATTTTCCATATCCATGTTTGGTTGATCGTTGTTTTATTTTTTCTATTTTCAGACATCCACAACTTCTAGTATGGCCACTTTTAAGTGAGCTACCTCCTATAATTACTTCATTGCCACAATCACATTGACATAGCCATAGAATCTTTCTATGCTTACTCTTTCCCTGTGGCCAAATGGCTATCAGTTTCCCAAATCGTTGTTCGAATAAAGATAACACTTATTCATCTTCTTCGTTTACTTCACTAGTCACCAGGTCGGGGTCTAAATCAGTTTCTTTTATTTCTCCGCCATATTGGATGTCCCCACAGTTAGATAACACGTACCCTAATTTCCTCAAAATTGAACTACCCTTCCTATGATTACTTGTGTTCTTCAATTGATGAGATAATGCACCGATGATTCCTTTTTGAATTAGAATCGTTGTTCCACCGGTTGCAAGGTTGATTTCGATGATTTCAAACGCTTGGTCACTCTGATCCTCATTCTTTTCAATTCTGTCGTGTGTTTGTGACATTTTGGTTGCTCCTATTTTTCAAAACCCAATAACTAATTGACCATACGTAGCCAATTTTTTATTTCTATCGTACTCGTACTCTTGATGATGATTCTATACGTATGATTTCTCCTTCATCAACATTAACATCGAGTCGTTCAAACATATTTATGTCTCGTCCAGATTCGGGACCAAACAATGTTCCATCCGAATCCATTGGACTACCATCGGCATTTAGTCCGACAACAATAATTTCATGGTTATCTTCAAAAACTGCAATCATGTTATATTTCCTTTCTAACAAAACAAAAAGTTTCGGGAACAGCTTTGGCTGTTACCTTATTATACGTCGGACCCCTCTATTTGTTCGGCAAAACTTTTACATCAGTGATTTCAAGTCTACGATTTTTAACTTATCTCCAGTGATATCATGTATTTCTGTGGTGTCTGCATAAAGTTCATCAAACCAACTCATTCCTTTTCGCAATACCACCCTTTTTAACGGAGATGCTATTTTAGCAGCATATTTTTCAGCATCTTCAATATTGTTTGCTAGAATAATTATGCCGGTTTCATCCCCATAGAATGCAGCATATTCTTCAGCCACTCTTATTCTCCTATTACTAAAAATTCTAGTTCCTCGACCAAGTAGCATCCACGTCGTCCACTACCCCATTGGACTGAGATGAGTGGTTCGTTTGTATTATCGAAAGTTATTTCCGATATTTTCCCTATACCAAAATTGGGGTGCTTTACTATGACATCGAATTCCATTCTTGCTCCTTTGGTGTATAATTAAACAAGAGGAGGAAGTTATTATGAGAAAAAACTTTGTAAAATTATGGTTAGCTATGTGTTTGCTGGCTGGGACTACGGGCTGTGCTCTGGTTACTGCGAATGAAGGTTCTTGGGAAATATATGCTGGTATTAGGGCCAAACAAATAAGCGAGGAACCGGCTAGGGTGGAAATCCAATCTACCCTTATTGACACAATTGTTGATTCACTCACTAAGGACATTAAAATTGGTGATAATAAAATATCCAAAGCTGAATGAAGAGCACTGGCCAGGGTAATCTGGTGGGCATCTCAGTGTTACTTTAACATTCCTGGTCTGTGGGATTTGTTTTAGCTATCATATCTACCTGTCCCACTGCTTTTACACCTTTTAAACGAAAACTATAGCCCTGAAGAGAGTCTACGATTTCATTTATAGCCTCCCTTGCATCTTCATCAGCAAGAACAGTCTTTTCTTTATCTTTCCAATCTCCCGAGGGAAGTGTCAATTTGATCCTACGACGAGTCTGATATGTGATTAGATACGCTATCATTCTTCTCCTTAATCCCAATTATGGGAGAGTTGATGATCCAATCTTCCTTCCGACAACCACCGTTCGTAATCATCTACATAGACAGCATATGTGCCATCCTCTAAGATAGGCCAAGTTTGACCTGCGAACCATGTGTTGAACACCTCGACTTCGCTTGGGGTGTGGTAAAGTTCAATCAACTGAAATGTTACCGCTCGATACCCGTGCTGTTTAATGTATTCGTGTTCAGGAATTCTTCCCATTTATACTTCCTCCAACATATTGTGCCGCTTAAGCCATTCAAACAACTCAGTATCTTCTGAAATTGGTATACTATATTCGTGAGAATCATGTAAAATATATCCACAGGATGGACAGGCATAATGTAAAACTATACCACCCCCATACGAGCAATTGCCATAATCCACTGCATAGCAGAGTTGTTTATTGACAACACAGGGAATAATATCGGTGATCGGAGAAAATTGAGAAACCTCAACCATCACTTCTTCGACTGTTATAGAATCGCAGTCAGGGTTGGGACATTGAAAATTCACCCGATATCGTTTATCAGTCATATTTAGGTTCTTTCCTGTAAACTAGTAATCTTATTACGAGGAATTGTTTCAATTTGATGATCCTCATACATTTTTCCTGTCTTGCGATCTTTTTTCATCCCCGCAAAAAATTTGACAGTAATGCTTTCATCATTCAAAGCAACAATTTTACATGGCGAATAAATTGCATTGACGGTTCGCAGGATGACAGTGCTACTCTTTTGAATCATTTTGATCCTCTCTTTTGGCGTCTGTGCCAATATCTATTCATCTTTCGTCTTATGAGAAAAGAGTCTATTTTGTTGATTATCCACCAAGATATCAAGATAGCCACTACGATACTGGCTACTTTTATAGCTATAACAATTAGCATCGATTTATTTCCTGATTAGGTCAATGAGGTAACCGATCCCCAGCACAAGGAGTCCTCCCCCTACGATGAGTAGGAAGATACTAACAAATATAGCTAGTGGACTCCATAGTGATCCAAATCCAAGACCATCCCATGACTGTCGTTTCAACAACACCGACCTTCAGAAGAAGGAGGATAATAAATAAGACACCACAGAATCCAATACCTCTTTGAGCCACTATGACTTTGGTTTGACCGTTTGCCATTAATTTTTACTTTATTAACAAAAGTTATTGTGTGATTTATGATTAACCGATAAGGTTGCGCAAATTAGACGCAAGTTTTTGTGCTTGTGTGATAGAACTACAAAGTTCGGTATCGCGTTGATTGAGCATTTGGATTTGAGTTTGAATACCCGCACATTCATGTTGGCAATCGTCCGCTCCTCTTTCCAATTCTTCGATCATAGTAGTAAAACGACCCGCCACCTCTTCAATAAGTTTGATTCCTTGTGCTTTCTTCTTAATTCCTAACATTTTCTTACTCCTCATATAAAGGATTCCTAAAACTACCTCCCACGTTGGGCGGTTTCCATACAAAGATGACAGTTCTGATCGCCATCCACATTCATGCGTTATTATAGAACTTACTCATTCTTTTTCCACACAGTGATTTCTGTATCAATACGTTTAATACAATATTTTCTTAATTCAAAACCATGGATGGTGATATGTTTATGCTTTCCATCAGATGGATTGGTCATTATAGCAAATTTCCTAGCACGATTTCTCATTAAAGTAAGTTGTGTCTCAGTGGGTTTAGTTTCAAAAAAGATTGCTACATCATTACATTTATGACCCCACATAGTTGCTGGACGCCAACAGCCATGTTCGTCAGGAAAGGAAATAACCGAATCTTTAAACCTATAATTATTGGGACATTCAGCTTTAAATATTTCAGCTTCTTTGTCACCAACTTCACATTCACCATATTCACCGGTAATATAACTACACATTTGGCGTTCAAAATTACCGGCATATGAATTTGTTTTGACTACAAATACAAAACAATCGTCCGTAGGTAAATTGCTCATATCTATTTCATTCCTATTTCTACTGTTTCCCATAAAAATTTCTGGATTTCATTAACTGCGCCAGACATATTAGCAAGGATAAAATGGTCATCCCGAATAATGGCTGCGGCGAACCTATGATTACCATCTTTTAGTGGCCATTTTGGATAACATCCTAATGATGGTACGCCTACATCTATGTTTATCGGGTCATTCCAACCATGAATAATAAACCATGCTATACGTGCAGCATGGATTAATGGATTAATGGAATATGGTACAATGTCATTCGATTTAGGAGGAAGGAGATTATTGTTAGCAATTGCTATTTTAATATTGTTTTGTGTTATTGGATAATCAAGACTCCATGAGTTATCTCTTATGGGATCGCAACGTTTTCGAAATTTAAGAACATCTAATAATTGTGGACCTATCACTTCACTCCCATTTCATTCGTTAGAAGATTCATATCAATATCTTTATCAAGATCACATCCGCGTAGCCACTTAGCAAATTGTGCTACCATCATTCCCGCTGCGATGTTTGCGCAATAGATCGTAGATTTTGCGGTGCAAGAGCCTCTGTATGCTTCTGAAGAGGGAAATAGCGTTGTTGGAAAATATTGCTTAGATATATCATCCCATACGGTAAGTATTCGAAGGTATTCAGCCGCCATTCTGGCGTCCAGAAACAGACTAGCACGTTGATTGACTGCATTAAAGATTCTGCGTCGAGTTTCTATCCCGTCCACGCAGCAAAAACATACACCGCCACTAAACTGGATTGATTGAAATTTACGATTTGCAGTGACTACTTGGATTTCTGAGTTAATTGCTCGACAAATATCGGCTACTGCATAGACTTTGGAAATATCTAGATCATTTTCGTAGAAGCTTTGTGCTGCCAGGTTCTCTACTTTGACCGTATCGTGATCTATCAATTGAATTTGGGGTACGCCAATTGCCGCTAATTGAAGAGCCACCTGGCGACCGATAGCTCCTACCCCCACAACTGTTGCTCGCGTTGTAGCGAGTTTTTCTGGGGGAACAAGTTCTTGTTGTCTGATGTTTCGATCCGCGATATTTATCATATTAATTCCTTTACTTCTACTTCTTCTTCTGGGCATTGATCATTTAATATAGAATCACGTTCATTGGCATATTTTATAGCCCATGCTACAACTTTATTTGTCCATGGCTTTTTAGGTGTTTTTATTTCCATCATTTTCCCATTATTGTCCTTTGGGTCTTCTATATACCATTTTTGAGCATTGGGCTCATATGTATACCACGTATCATCGTAATCATCCCAATATTGGACATCACCATCAGCGCTCCAGTAACACTCTAAATCCTCAAGGTCAGTCTCTGATTGTTGTACGTGGTGGAATCCGACCCACTTTTCATCATCTCTATTCCACCAGAGTGGATCGTCTGGTTTTGGAAAGACACCTGCTGTTCCCTTTATCTGGATTATCTGTTTGGTGACTTTGGAGTCATATTCTATTTTCCATGTTTTGCGATCGGAAGCCTGGAAATCTTGACTAAAATCAACCTGGACATTCAATAATTTTTCGACGCCAGGGCCTGTATTAAGCTTTAGACGACAATACATAGAGTCGTCTTTGGCTATGATTAGCATAATTGCCCAATCTGGATGAGAGAATGCTTTTTGGAAATTGATCTCATCGGTGCTGCTTGGGTTGGGTGAATTGCCGGGGTGGGAATGAATGAGAAGATTAGCATACATCCAGGGCATTAATCCAGCATCCATCATTCGTTCCATATATTCCGCTCCGTCTTCTAGGTCTAAATCGAATGTAACTCCGGTGCATTCTTGCTTTGTAAGAACGAAATCTGTGACTAACAACGGGTCTTCGGTTGCGGTAACACCATATCCAGCAACTTCTGTGTTCCCACAATCTCTAATGTATAAAAGTTTGGCATAAGCATAGGCTGTAAATCTTAAAGTATCACCGAATGTCATTTTTGGTTTCAAAAATTCTTCCGTTTTTTCCATTTTCATTCCCTTTGTTTGGTCTCTTTGGTGTATAATATATTAGAGAAATATATTAACCCAGGAGACAAATAATGAAAAAATGTAGTGCTTGTGGGCAACCACACGAACGACCAGCAAAAAAATGCAAAGTCTGCGTAGACAAAGAGACAGCTAGACAAAAAAAACAATATCAAGAACGGCTTACTAAAGGTTTATGTCCTCGCTGTGGGGATCAACCTATTGAGGGCAGCAAGCATTGTTCTAAGTGTAAGATCAGGGTTCGAGATAAGGATCGTAAAGTTCGCTCAAAGAGATTAGATGATGGTAAATGTATTTATTGCGGAAAAAATCCATCAGAGGATGGTCGAAAGATGTGTAATAGATGTTGGTTAAGGTTAAGAAATCTCCATCAAAATCGTATTGATCGACTTAATAAACTGGATTTGTGTGTTCGTTGTGGTCGATTCTCGCAATTACCTGGAGTAACCAGGTGTGGTAACCTACATATCACATGTCAATCGTGTTATCTTAAGCATATTTCCCAATCCAATCTAGGGTCTAGAAAATATGCTGATGCTTTATTAGCGAAATTAGAGGGCCAAAACTATAAGTGCTCCTACACTGGTGACAACCTTATATTAGGGGATAATGCTTGGGTTGACCATATCATGCCACGCTCTAGATTTCCAGAACTTGCAGGCGATATAGACAATATCGAATGGGTTACTGAAGCTGTCAATCGTATGAAACAAAATCAGATGCCCGACGAATTTCTATCCCTAATCAAACAAATCCACGATTATCGTTCACTCTAGTTAGGAATTTCAGCTAACAGACACTTGTGTTCGTCTAGACAAGAAACACACATAGCTATTCCACAGTGATCGCAAGTCATCTGGCATTCTTTGCAGATGTTCTTGTTACATTCGCTACAATTTTTATCAATGCATTCGGAACAGCAATTATCTTCGCAGGATTCACATGTTTCCATACAATCATTACAGGTTACATCTCCGCAATTAGTACAGGATTGTGTGCATGACTCGCAACAATGATTATTACAAGATATACATGAATCTAGACAATAGATGCAGTGATTCTCATTGCATCCATAACATGATGTCTCTCTACAGGCTTTACAAGAGGAGCTACATTCACCACATCGCCATTCACCACATTCATTGCACACACAGCCACCACCCAGGTCACAATTTTCACAGTATGTTCTATCACACCCCTCACAATAATAAGTACTGTCTCCGTCTCGCCACTTTTCACACCTATCGCAATAGTTGTCTCCTTCGTGGCTAGGATTAGACCATTCACAAAGATTTTCATGTGGGGAATTGCTGTTATAGGTTCGAAGGACTGCTTCGGCAATTCTGAAATAATCTTCTAATCTTCCTTGACAGAGAGCTTCATTCATTAGCAAATCGCCGTCGCCACCACAGAGTTCATCGTCTCCAGATACGTGAGGATGATAGAATCCATTTTCAGACTCGATTTTGTCAACCGATTCAACATTTGGTGAGCCTAAAGGATGGGTGAGGTCTAAATGCACCCAAAAGTCACCCAGAGACACCGTTTCATTTTCGTCCTCTAGACTGACACCAGTCACGAGTACTGATAATATGTCATCTCGGAAACTAACCTTCTCCCACGCTTTGGTGATGATTATGATTTCTTCTATTGCTTCTTTTAAAGAAAAGGGCGTGATTGTTGTTTTTTCTACTGTTATTTTGAGCCTGGCTATTGCTATATTAATGTCTTCGATGATATCATTTCCCAAGTTTGGAATCATACCTGTGGCAATGGTTTTATATACATCTGGATTGGAGATGCCAATGCATTCTGTTCCATCCCACGGGTCAACTTGGATACGTGGACTGATTCCATTTAAAAATCGTGTGATCCATTTTTTCATCTCGGCTAAATTTTCAGGGGTCCCGCGTAGGGGGCTCAGGACTGTATCCCCATAGAGGGTGGCAGAATGTTTCGACTCTGTCATCATCCAATTATAGTATTTGAATGCAGCACGGCGGATTAGTTTTTTGTTTTCATTTATTAATGGATGCCGCTCTTTTTTCATAGTTAATTTCCTTAGAACAAATGTTTGATCTCATCCAATACATGCCATTGGTTGCAAAGTAATTCTATTCATAGATTCATTCCACTACAAAAAAAGGAATGGGGGCGGTCTGCCCCCAATCCTCAATCTTACTTACGCTTTAACTTGCGTCAGCTTATTACGGACAATTGCTGCGTCCGTATCCGAAAGTTTACCAAGCATTTTGGTAACATTCTTCGGAAGTTTATTCTTAGCAGCGTTGATACGTACCCTCTTGTACGCAAGAGCAATTACTTCCGGGGTGTATTGACTAATGATTACATCAGCTTTCTTTACACCAGCATCTCCAACCTTTGTTTGGAGAGCCTTTACCTGATCTTCGTTCGTTCCTGGACCCTTCTTCATCACTTTCTCCTTTAAATTAATTCATAGAAGAGACAACTCTTCTATCATCTACAATCTCAACAATTCTTGCAGGCCACTCCTCGGGCTCACAAGTACTAGAATAATCAAGAACCTCTTCTTCCTCACCCTCTTCGAGTAGCTCATTAGCTTTTTCTCGAAGTTCTTGGATTGTTAGTGGAACATCAGACTCAATTGTGAATGTTCGCGTCCAAACTTCTTTGACATCAACCTCGTACTTCATTGCAGTGTTACCTATTAGAGAAGGTTGTGAAGCATTTTGATGATAGCATTATATTACCACCAAGATACATCCACGGCTAACCCATAACCGAAGTTACACGGCCCCCTCGATTTTGTTTGGCGCGAGGCTAACGCGATCTCCATCGCACAAAACATAATCCCGATGACATTCTACTGTAGTCCCATTTGCCCTTACTCGAATTGTGAACTCATTCGGGTCACCATCGAAATGGACTTCCAGAAACTTCTCCAGCGTTGTCCCTTCAGTAACCGGAATCCTAATAGGAAGGCCACAACCATCATTCGAAACTAGCGTTACTTCATTCATTACAAACTCCAATAAAATTGGGGTATATTTACCCCTTTGTAAAGTGGCTACACACCACATCTGATTAAAAGGTGGAACATCCACCCTCTTGTTCACTTTTATACATGAGACATCCGTTGCCATTCTAGTTCAGTAATTTTTCGTTCTACGGATGTCCAATCAATTGGCATAGATATTGCCGCATCTTTAATTGCTTCGTCTATGGTGTGTCCATCTCCGAATGAACAGAGACCGGGATTATAGCACAACTTGACCCTATAAGGGTAACCAATACCTTTCGAGATAGAAGATGGTACAGCTTTTACCGTCAAACCAACAAAAGCAACTTTATCTGCCCAAGTAATCATACCAGTATCCTCTTTTTGGTAGTTCTTCGTCTTTTGGTGGGTGCTCGTCATTAACAAAGATAGATGATGGGGTGACTACTTCTTCTTCCCAGGCATCTATTATTTCTTCACCATATGTAAATTTGATTTTGAATAACGGAAATGGTCCGTCTCCTTGGTCTAATGTTTCAACAGAAACCGGTTTGAATTCACACCCAATTAGGTGTTTGTACTGCTCGAATGGAGACCAAAATAATTTTCTGAATTCGAAATCACTGAGTTCGAATGGTTTCGGTTCTAGCCCTTCGTGGTATGTTGCTATAAAATAATCACCTTCACACGATTGTTCACAGCTTTCAACTGCACCAAATGATTGCTCATATATAGCAGCTAAAGTGTCTGCGTCGCATTCTCTTATAAGTGCGTGTAATTCTTCTGCTGCTTGTTCATAATCCATTTTAACTGACATTAATCATCCTCCCCCATCTCATAGTAATCCATGAGTATCTTTGTTCCATCCCGGATATCTTGTAGTAATTCCACTGCTAATCTTTGTGCGTCTTGCTGAGCCGCCTTTATCGACTTTTGGATAGGTCCAAATCGTGTGTGTTGTACTAGTGATGCCGAACCAGCCCATTGTAAATCTTTTTTAGTTAAATTAACTCCCTGATTTTTATTTCCTACTATACGGAAATCACATTTTAAATGGATATATCCACACATTGCATCAGATGATTCAGAGTGTGGTCTTCGTTTCCATCTTTTGGTTAGTTTAATTTTCATGGGTTATTCCTCCATTTACAACGTGTGAATTCTTACTATTTCTTCAATATCGATAAACTCATCCTTCTCAGGTTCAAAGTCAATACCAAGCGCTTCGATGATTTGTCCTTCCGTTGGCAAGAATTTCGACCACAACAACCACTGAGTCGATCCATACTCATGGTGGTGATATACCGCGAACAACTTGTGTTTTAGACTGGGCCGGTTCAAGTTTTTGATTATCATTTATTTTCGTTCCTTCTTCGTAAATCTTCTTGCTCAGTGTAATAATTCCCTTCTTCACTCAGTCCATAATCCGGTAATTCATTGTCATTGTCCTCGATTTCTTTGTCAGCCCATCTGAACTCGGAGTCTTTCCATCTCAGACCAAGCCAAATCATTGGTCCTGAATCCCATATTTCATCTTGCACAAATTCGTCTGCCGTACTACCATCAAGGAGAGTATATCGGTACAACGTAAGTTCATCGACCATTCCATATGTACCAATAGCTTCTTTTTTATAACCACTATTTCTTTTACAAATTGGGCATTGATCTAGTCGGAAAGCGTTTTTGTTTAAAAATTCTATAGCTTCGGTGGTAGACCATATGGTTGTGAACATCTCACTCAGTGACTCCTTCTAAGTTTTGCTTAAGAAGCTGTAACATATCGATTCTGGTTGCCAGCCGCCCACATTCAGCATCAATGATTGTTCCCTGTGACTGAATTTCTCCCAGATCATTGATACAAAGACTATCATTAGGCATGTCTCCGTCTAATTTTCTTGCAAGTAAGCGCATATTTTCTGCTAGAGCAGTACATCGGTTAGCTAACGATGATCTTGCAAATCCAATTTGTTGAACTAACTGTTTTGCCAGGTCAATTTCTACACTCATTTCTAATTCCCCACTTGGCTGCACGTTTAATTCGATGACCACATTCGACACATACCCATCGCCAGCCAAGATCGCGTATGTAGTGTCGTCCAAAGAATGTGGTGCATTTACACTTACTACATCTTCGTTTTTCATAGGTCATCTAAAACTACTGTAGAGAAAGATGTGAGCAATAAAATGTACATAGATACATTTAAATTCCCTTCCTAACTGGGCTCACCAGTTTTAGATTTGGTCCGTTTCCTTCTGTGGCTGAGAGGACGATATCACGAATGCCGTCATGGACTATAAATCCTGTCGTTGTTTTGGTAAGGAGAGAATATTCAATAAGTACCCGAGTGCTTGATTTCCAAATTGGATGGGCTGGACTGCGGCATAATTGGACAAGTTCATTGAACGCTATTGGCTCGTCGTAAAACAAATGTTGTATCGCAGACCTAATAGAAGACACAAACGAAGCTAAATGTGTTGTTCCATTTTTTAATTCTACCGTATTCATTACTTTATCCTCTTATTTTACACAGACCGAATTGGTTTGGGCTACACGATTATTTTGCAGTGCTTAAGAGTTGTCAATAAGATCAAGTTTGACAATCTTAATTGTTATTTTCGTCGGATCAAGATCACGAACTCCTCCTCCTTCTGGACCGCATTTTTGCTTGAATTCTTGGATTTCTATTGCGTTAGGCATTGTTGTATAGACTTTCCTTGACATTATGGAATGTTCACCGTTGAGTAGGTAGAGCGGGCCTGTTGCTTCCATTTGATAGATTATCATCGTTTCTTCCTATTTTATACCACACATGTCCAGTAAGTCTTCTTTGCAATTATCACAGACACACGCAGGATCGTTTGGAAATGTTACATATACATAACCACAGTGTTCTTGCTGACATTCACGTATTTCTATCTCTCCTGTTATAAATTTATTAACCAATTCGACGAATTGGTCTCTGGTTAAGTTTGGATTATTGAATAATAAATCGATTGCCGTATCAGAGATGTTAAGATATTGTGCTAGACGTACTGGAGAGATGTGCCAACATTTTTTGTGATGACCCTTATGGAACATAGCTTCTGAACTGACATCAAGTTTCTTTATCAACTCTTGGTGATTAAGAACATGCTTTCCAATGGGACACATGGTAATTACACCATCTTCTTCGCAGTACCAAGTGTTGAAATTGAGAGATGAGTCTGGTATTTCTTTTGATTCCTCAACTATTTGTAGGATGATTTCTTTGTTCATAGTGATTTCCTAGTACTTTGCCATGATAGTGAACGCTTCAGATTTTGAATCCACTTACGATACCAAGGTACATTGGGAATATGATTGTAGAAACTGTTTTTTAAGTATTCCCAAGTGACTTTCCACATAATTAGATCAGGAAGATTGGGACCGAGGGTTAATTTAATTCTCCATTCTCCTTCATCATCTCCAGTTAGTATATGACACTCAACCACTGACATATTGCCGTGAGAAAATGGATGGTCAATGTCAACGTCTTTATAATCTAATTTTTCCCACTCATGTAGTTTAAGAAAAAACTCCTCTACTTCGTTAGATGGAACTCCGATCATATGATGGCATTTATTTTCCACATGGAAAAATTCGCTCCAACCGGCATCACCATAATTTGTAGTTGCAATATAACTTTTGTCGGCAGGAATTTCTTCTTGCCACAAGAACCACGTTTTTTCACCATCACCATAGACATATAATGCTTCTGGGTTGCTTAAACATCGTATGTAAGACATATCAATTCCTCCTTTTCTGTTGGTCTTTGTATCTGTTCCTGCGCTATGAAACATCGTTCACACACCGTTTGGCCAAACCATTCTCCAGGCCAGTCGTTGGGAAGTATTGTATCTTCATATGTGGGTATTCCATATTTAGGCAAAGTTAACTCACCGCATACGAAGCATTCGACGTAGTGTTCATTCAGGTTGACAATGAGCATCTCAGATTTTTTAAAGTGACGAGCCCGTTCAAATGCGTTCATTGTGTATCCACTTCTAGTTCTTCCCATTCAAGGAGGACATCTTCGTCGATATCCTTATGATCTGCATTGCAATATACTACTGCTTTTTCTTTGGAAGAGAACGCTGCAAGTGGATGAGAGTATCCATCATATCCCATGTCTGCGTATACTACCCAAACTTTCATATAAATTTCTCCTTTCTGTTTTATTGAATACCCCTGGCCGGAGTCGAACCGGATCGCCAACAGGTTGAAAGCCTGTCATTCTACCATTAAACTACAGGGGCTCTGGTCCGCTTCACCCACGGAACATGAGGAGCTAAGTCATCTGTATAGGTCGTTACCCCCAAAGCTCCAGGTTAGTGCCCTTCGATGACACACAAAGGTGGGCTTGCCGATGCTTTGAAAGGGGGACAAAGCAACTAGGCTAGTCCACGCCGCATTCCTGACCTGCCAAAATAACAGTTTCAACTCGATTGGCAGCCTCAGTCCACACCCTCGCAGCCTCAAGGGCTGGGTCCGTAGACTTTGCGGCCATTTCATCTGCTTGTTTGTGGCATATGGAGACAATCATCGTGAGTACCTGATCTACTCCTATCCAGTCGATGAGCCGCCCAAGCAAGTCTTCGATAATGATAATTTCCCTAGTTTCATTCTTCATTATCTGACTCCCTCACTCTTTTAGCTTTTACTTAAATAGCGATTCCCAACTACTTTCAATTGAACTCGTCCTATTTTAGGATCAGTGCGCTCGTGTACTGGCTTTACAACAACACCTTCACGATAATGATGCGCACCGGGCCAGCTTGAGTCCCCTTCCGCAAACTCAAGTATTCTTTCTTTATCAAAAGGTCCACGATAAACTAAGGGAACCCAAGGGAGTGGTGATCCTATGGTGTGTGCTTCATCAAAATCCAGCCATTGAGTACCTTTTAATATATCGAAAGCGGCAAAGAAAATCTGACCTCCGGTTGCCCCATATTTTAATGTCTGAACTTGGCCAAAAATTTCGGAATATACTATTAATTCCTGATTATGTCGCAGCCATGCTTCAAGAACCATATATTGTTTAAGAGCTTTCCACCATAGATTGTCAGTAGTTTCTTTCTTCCAAAATCTACGAGACCCACAATATATTGTATCATCAATACAAACAAATCGTGCTGAAGTGCCGTGGAGCTTCTCGGTAACTATTATCTCTTCACCATCTTCGAAAAGATGAGAATATTTTCGGAAGTTCAATACATCGTATACTGGTGTAAACAAACCACCTTTTGAACGTTCACTTACTCTCGGTGGTTTTACATTTTCACCATCAGTACTAAAATCACCCTTAGCTAGTGGTTCATAATGAACAATTCCCAATTGTTCCATACAATCATCGCCGACCTTATCGCCCGAGGGTGCATGAATTAACAGACCAGCAGAATACTTACCACGTATCTTTTGAACCTTAATTCGACGATGTTTACCCAGAAATGCGAATTCTTCAGTTTCTGGCACTACACTTTCGGAAGGAATATAGACAGCCAAATCACCGTCCTTCCAACCTTCGGTGCGGACAGCGCATTGGAAATCGTCAATTCGCACCAAACTAAGTGAATCAGCATTTGGATGAGATTCTAACTTAATTTTAACTACATCACACGTGTGTTCTGGTACCTCGAACATTATTTTAATCCTTGTTTATAGCTATTACTCCAACACAAAAACTGTTTTTCCGTTCTATTTTGAGGTCTGTTCCCAAATTATCTGCCTTAACAAGAACGCAATCTTCGTGGATGAGAATTACAAGTCGATTGCCATTTTTTTGGGTGAATTCTAGAACCTCTCCCTCTTTAATATTTCTCATGGTTTACTCCTATTTATGACTCGTGTGGTCACGAGTCTTACTCCATCCCAATAATCACATCTTCATCATCAATTAAATCGGGGATTAGCTCAATGAGTTTGAAGCGGATCATTAATTTCTCAGAGCTATAAATTAGTTCTTTGACTGTTTTTGGCCACTCGTCCATATGTTTTATAAAATTCTCATCGCCGCCATAATGGTTCACAAGTGAGTTGAGTTTTTCCCATAATTGAGGTCTGTTGAGATACATACACACCTCCCTAGATGGTGTTTAATCGAAGTCTTCTTTATAAAGAATGTCTTGACGCCCCGTACTATCTGGATATCCACCAGTTTCTTCAACTACAATAGCGTTGGGAAATTCGTCGGTATCAAAATGGATACTAAACTCTCCATCTGTACCGTTAAATTGCACTATGAGTTCATCTTTTGGAGATAACGTTACTATCACTAAGATACCCTTTCAGTAACCTTCAATCCCTGGACAGTAAAAACCCGTGCATCATTTATTTTCATTGCTTCCTCAATCCACTCGTATGCTAACTGTTTTGTCTTGCATACTCCGACTACCTTGAATATTTCATCCAGATCATAAAACCTTACGGTCTCATGGATTAACCATACGGTCATATCATTTCCTTTTCTGTGGGCGGGAAGCGACTCTCCACCCTTTTACTGAAGATACCCCCTGGCCATTACGAATTACTTGTGGTGCTTTTCCCATTTTAAAATGACATGCTACGATATCAATAGCGTCACAGATACAGTTGAACATATCTATTTTCAAATAGTCAGGCGAGACGCAAAAGATAGCAGCAACAATTTCGGTGCGCAACTCTGATAGACGAGGTTTATTACGCATAGAGGATTGTATTTTTCGCTTATCAAGCCATTCTTGAGCCCTGTCCCAGTCGATAAACTCGGTATTAGTGTTATGGACCCAAGTGAATCTACGATACCACTTGATAGGTAAACGAAAACCCCAATTACCGCAGTCTGTTTCCGTTCCATTGGGATCGAGTGGTGGACGACCGTAGTAGAAGTCATGGTGTTCGTCGAAATTGATGATATTGAGTGGTATTGGGACTTCTTTTGATTTAATCCACCGACGCAGGTGTGGCAGAAATTCGTGATGTTCTATAGTTATAACTGCCGGGACTTTTCTGGGGATGTGGCGTAATAATCTTTGTAATTTATCTATTGGAGATTCCGCACCATTAAGCCAATCTAAATCTATGCTGACTAATGTTCCTGGCATGTTAATTAATCCTCTTTTGCTAAATTACGGATGCGTTCACCAAGACAAGTTACATTAATATCGTTGTGTTTGATCATGCCGGGCCATTGCTGATATAGGATAATACCGATACACTTGGAATGTTCGTATTCTCCGTCCATTAATTCGACAATTCTGTTTACGGTATCACCTGAGTCAATTGTATCATCGATAATTACATACTGGTTGATTTTCTCAGTTTTGATACATGTTTCTATATTAGTATTAGAATGAGTCCCTCCATGACGAACTAGGGTTTTTCTATCTATTTTTTTACGTATAATTCCATACGGTATATTTAATTCAATAGATACTGGCGCAAGCACTATCGCACCACTTATTCCAGTTCCAACCATGAAATCTATTCCATTAAATTCAGGGTTATTCAGCACTTCACAGATTTCATCTCTGGTTGTCAATGGAAATTTTATAGCGTTGCTGAAATAACAACTCCATACCACGGTTGTCCTCCTTTATAATTATAATAAACCACCCCACCCCGCACAGTTTAATGTACCCGGTATACTTTTGTTTCTTCTGTAACAGGTGATGAGCTTTCGAACTTGGTTTGAAAGAACACATCTAACAGATCGTTTAGTGCTGCCGTCAAGTGTTCTCCCAAGACCTTACCAGTTGCCTTTTCATACGATGCGCGTACATATAGTGTCATCTCCTGCAAAAACTGGTCGTAACATTTTTCTTCCATTGCAGCCCTTTTTATTTTACACAGAGAATTTCCGCCAATTCTCCTAGACCATCGAATTCTATCACCGGGCAGTATTGGACAAGAATACGTCCGCTACCATCGGTGAACAACTCAAGGTAAGCGTCATCCCCAAATTTCTTTTTGACTAGGTTTATGAGTTCCCTAGTGGCGATTATGTCCATGATTTTTCCTTGACTGAGATAGTGCAAATTCGCACCTCCTCCTACACCAGCTACTCTGCCAGTCACATCGTTGCCCGTATTTACGATGTAACCGATGCATCTCAGATAGATTATCTGACGTGATATTATCCCAAATATCATGCCAGACGACACAGTATCTTTCACCTTTGGGTGGTTTCCACTCGAACGCATCGGCGTGTACTATTGTCAACCTATCACCGTACCGGGCTTCCCAATGAGGCCCAACAAGTGTAATTACGTCAGCAGATTTTTCGATGACAGTTACATGTTCTACAGTGATAATATCCAGGATTGCCTGTAACACTACTCCAAGACCCAATCCGTTAATAAGTACACGGCGTGAATCTGATCGATTCGCTTGACTGGCTACCGACACTGGCTTAGAAAGGTCCAGTATTTCGGTTTGCGTGTCAGACATAATGACACAACCTTTTCGTGTCAGGCTAGTGTATGTTCCCAGCCTGATAAATCTACCATTATGGAATGATTCTCGTAGGTTGTGGAATGCCGCATCTTTTTCAGCTACTTCGAAACGAACAACTTCCCAATCACCACTTTTGCCTTCGGGCACATCTACCTGTCTCATATATCAGATTTTCTTTCCTTGGTTAACCAAACAATCCTAACTGTGTGATCATCGGGTCAACTTTTGCTCCAACATGGATGATTTTACCGTCAACTCGCGTAATACTCCGGGTGAAGTTGACATTTTCAGCTTGTAAGTAGTCGCGACGAATCTCTTGCATGACTTCCGCGCGCCCCATCAGACTGCCTTTATCAGGGTCTTCTATAATAAATCACGGCGCACCCGGACTGATTGTTCGAACTGCTTCTGGGGCGTGTTTTCCTTCAATAACTTGTATCATTTTTTTACTCCAACAGTTAGTTTATTGGATTGCATAAAACAGTCTCCAGAACACCGTCTTTGTGGGTCCGAACCAGTCGCTTATGTGAGCTACTGCTATGCCAAATCCAACGATAAGGGAGGTGAAACCAGTTATCCCTACGACCACCATAGCTGGCGCTGCGTCCTCTAATTTTTTTGCTTCTTGATTTTTGTTCATTAAATGAACCAGATGCCAGATGAGTATGGCACCAGTTACAAAGAGTCCGGTGCCAATTATCGTGTACATACACCCTAGATTAGCAGTATCTTGCACTACCGCATGAACAACTACACTTGCAGCAACTTGACTGAGTCCATCTGTCAGATTGGTAATCACTAGATTGATCGTTTCGTTCATCTTTCTGTTCTTCACTAAAAAAGTTATGCTTATTTACTTTAACGTTTCCACCACTTTATCGCTTGACATGCTGAGTCACATACCCATACTACTATGATACCAGCTAACAATGCAACACTTACTGTTATGTACCACGGCACTGTATTCATGGCTTAACTCCGTTCGGTAAGAGAAAGTTGGAGGTCCGACTCATAGCTATTACTTGATATGACAAAGCAGACAGAGGTAGCTCTCGTCTAGGGGAGCCCGCAAAAATTTGTCGATTCCTTTCGAATTGTGTACGTCATGGCATGACACACACTCAACTCTTTTCACATCATTGATCCTAACCAACCTAACTTCGTGCGTAGTCGGTGGATCATTATACCGAGTTGTATTCCAACCTTGGGGTGGATACTCCATTCCAATTGGGTGGTCATCGCTGAGGTCGGTGCCGATATTGGAATTACCTGCGATGACTTCTGTCCCACTGTTTCCACCGAAGCTGTCCACGGCTGTAACACCATCATGACAACTCAGACAGAGCTTGCTCGGTCCATCAAGCTGTCCATCCGTTTGATACATAATAAAGGTTTGTGTGCTTTCTGCGTGATTCCACAACGGACCATCTTCCGGTGTCAATGCATTATGTGGTACGTGACACGGTAAACAAATCTGATTGGAGGACCAGCCCTTAGATGAGAAATCATGGTCCGTTCCAACAATTCCTGGACCCGCCAGGGAAACGGTTGCTATTAAAGCAAAAATTACTACTCCACAAAGCATCCAAGCTTTTTTGTTTGTATTCACAGTTAGTTTCCTTAAAAGGGGTTACGTTGAATGACTCAACCGATCCAACAGAGAATCGGACCTCCAACATTTTATCCTGGTTTACGCAACACATGGTCAAATGAATAACATGATGATAAATGTGATAAAGGCTGCCGAAATGCATGACTGCCCCAAGCCTGGTACGAGACCCATCAATCCACCCATCCACCACTCAATTGCTGGTGGCCTACCTGAATAGATTAACCAACTATTGATTGTGTACGGCCACAACAGCGCACCAATTGTGAATGCAATACCTATCAGAATGACTAGTACGAGTGTTCTTCCACCCAACAATGCTAAAAGATGCCTCATCGTGCTTGTGTAGGTTGAGGGCTACCTCTGTTGGCTTGAAGATAACTCCTGGTTCCCAGTGTCCGACAGGTTTGCCATCAAGTTCCATATATGTTAAGGCTGGGAATACACAAAACCTTGTGGAACGGTGGTATATTTTTCTTTTAAACACTCGATTCTCCGATTAGCGACCGCGCTACTACTAATTGCAATATCCACAATTTCCACAACCTGGGTCACAACACTCGTCGTATTCGAACTCTTCTTCTTTGTCTCGCTGCCATGTTAAGCAGCCTGTCGGTGTTTCGAGAACCGCACGGACGATTTGTTCGTCACGGATCACACATCCGAGTAATCGCATTGCATCACGTTCTGTCTGTACATCAGTTGTTTCCGTACCCCTTGCTTCCACAAAGGAGTTGGCCCCGTAGTTTGGACTTCTAGCGTCCCAAATCGTTAAGATGAACATAATTATCTCCTTTTTTATTGTCTTTCTAATATAGATACTGAAACTACTACCCATTTTGTATGGGGAACCCAGTTTGATTGGTATTTACGAGCTTTGGCACGAGTTTTAAACAAGTGAGGTATACCATCCGCGCCTTGTTTTAACCCACCGTCCCTACATCGAATTGCCCAAAACTGTCCGTGCATGAGACTAATTGTTATTTGAGATGATTCCTTCATTTTTTGATTCCTTTTTTCCGGTGTCTTTTAAATCTTGTACCCAATGACAGGCCAAACTAGATTGGAACCGGCTATGATTTTGCAGTTTGCTCCTTCTTACAGAATCTCCCTATTAGGGCCTCTGTAGGGATTATTAACCCGATTATGGTTCCGTACATGCGATCCTGATACTTATGTTTGCAAGTACACTTCAAAATCATTTTAGTTCCTTAAGAATTGAACCCACTCAATTTTTCGCATAATTCTCTATTCATGACAAGGAATATTTTTGGTCGAATATCATCGGGTGATGTAAATGATTCAAATTCATCGATGTCATATGCGAAACCAGCCGCATCAAATAAGCCATTGTCCATTACTACAACGACAGCCAGTGATGGATCATTAAAAGCAGTGCTCGCTTCGACTTTATCAACGATTTTACCATCGTGTTCTTTAACGAGCCATTCTACTTTACCAGATGCTTTTCCGTTATTGAGATAGTATCCCATTTTTTTCTCCAGACAAGAATAGATTAACACCATAAATGGTACATAACAGCACAGTAGGAAATCCCCGACTAAAACATCATGCCTTACTCCATCGAGCTTATGGACATCAGTGAGTCAGGGACTTCTTACTATACTCTTTTCGGCAGCGATAACTCGTTCTATGAGCCCTTCCACGACAACTTCAAAAACGAGACGATCAGCAAAATCCCACTGCTCATCATGATTATTTAATCCTTTTGTTACTGTACCGAGTGTTTTTTCTAAACTGTAATGGAAACCACATCCTTTATAGAATTTCCGGCGCAGAGAAAAGACTCTATTAGCTAGTTCGGGTATTTGCGTATTGATTCTATCTCGCCATTGGTTGAATTTTCGTGCATCGTCTATGTTAGAAAAGTCGCTCATTTTCTTGGTTTCCATTACTTACCCATGCCGAAAGCCCACCCTAATCGGCTTATCCCGTCGTATACGTGTACGACACTCATCATTAACAAGGCGTAGCTTAAGCTACGCCGAAGACGTTTCCACAATCTATGATGTGAATCCAACCTCGAACCTTCATTTCTATACCTTTCTAAACTTTAATCCCCACGTCCAGTCAATAGCACATACTGTAATTGCTGTTAATAATCCAAGTGGACCTGCTAGTGTTGCAAACCATAAAATAAGCCTGTCTGCTCCACGTACTGGACCTACAATAGACTGTGCGTAATTATGTCTGAGTAGTCCCTGTGTTAAAATTCCGCACACCAACCAACCTATGATTACTAGAATTACCATTTCATTCCTTTCTAAAATTATTAGTTAATTTTTCGATACTTCACTGTCTTCGATAAGACCTTTAACGGTCTCGTAACAGTTTTTTGCGTGCAAATTAAGAAGTAGTAGATCTGTGTCTAATTCACCCCACAACCTTCGGCGTTCCTGTTCGATACCCAATTGAACTGCAATTCCAACGATGATCTGGAGTGCATCACGATCTTGCTCTTGTTCATCGTATTTCAGATTATCACGTTGAAGCCGTTCGTTCGGGGACATATAACAAGCTTTCATATTTTCGCCGATATCGAGTCCATCCCAAGGTACATTGCGACCTCGATTCTTGCGCTTGAGGTCGTAGGCAAATCGGATTGCCTCACAAATTGGCTTGGTTATATCGGTAAATTGTGCTTGTTTATTACCTTTTGGCCATTTCTTCATTACTACATTCCTTTTCTAGTGGTGATTCTTCATGCACCTTATACTCCTTTGTTGGCGAGCGCCTAAGATTGGGCCACGTCATTAAGTATTGGAGGAATATCTGTAAGCGACAGACTCAACCATTCAGGTTTGGATTCACCTCTACCCCTATCATAATTATCAGTAACATCCACATTGAGTCTCTGTATTTCTTCCGGTGTGGGTTTACGACCATATATTGAGGTAAAGATGATTTCACATACCTCCTTGCGTGTGAGTCTCCACGTTTGACTCCCAGGTTCTACCCTCGGTTTTTTTATATGTGTTTCCATTACTTCTTTCTCAATTGCTCCAATCAGCAAAATAAGTGCAGATGCTGTTAAACATTCAACATCACAACGTCTGGTATCACGGAATGTTATTTATACTTTTACGATCTTCCTTAAAGCCCTCCGGCTGAGGTTGAACCATATCGTATGGTAAATAAGGCTCCTTACCCGATATCACACAGTCCAACATAAAATCTTTTACGTCGATTGGGTCGCCGTTCTCGGTTTCATATTCACATTCATCTGAAGCAATGAAATCTTGACAGACCCAATCTTGACGATCTGTATCAAATTGCTGGACAACAAATCCTACTGTGACTTTTGATATAATCATACCAGACTCCTAGCCTCTGTCAACTCATCAAGTAAACACATCCATACTTTGGACATAAATCCGTAAGTAGCACTGACGTGTGAGGATAGATGTATCATCCATTCATCAAGAGTGTTACAGAATCTTAAAGAGCCGACATGTTCATTTTCGGACATGATGTCATATCTGGGTGGTCCTCCTTTTTCTGTCATATTTATCAATCTACATAGACAAGTTGAGTGAAAATTCATTAAAGCTATGCCACCTTTCTTAATTCAGAAATCATAGTAGCTCTCGTAACCCTTTCTCGTCGAAGCAAACGATGCCGGGATTTCCGTTTGATCCGTGCCAGCTTCTTTTGAGCCCTTACTACTCTTGGGTCTCGCTGAGCATCAAGTATCGCCACAGTGGAAACCAAACCACATCGACTACCATCAATCCTCCGTGTATGACGAATTGTCGTGGCTCTCGACGATCTTTTACCAACTATTGTACGCCGTTTACTCTTGAATTGTCCGTCTAGCCCTACTTCCATTCGAACTTCATCTTGATTTCTACGACGAGTGGAGAACCCCATACGGCCATTGCCGCACTTGTCACTAAGCCACCTTGGTCCTTTGAATCGTTTACCTCCTACGACTGAGATACAGTGTTCAGACTGGGCAAATTGATTATCCTTAGCCCATGCCAAAGCCGCGCCTTCGAGGCGGTTGTATCCATACCCTATGCCTTTCCCTTCGTGGCCTGGTATTCCATCTTTACAGCAAGCACAAGGTTTCTTTTCCATGGTTTTTATCCTCTTCAAAATAAAGAAGCACTGCTCAACTAGCAGATTAAGTAGATACCTGCGGCAGCTATTAGTATAACAGATGCAATCCTGCCTATTATAGCGAATTCTTCATCTGGGGTTGGACACTCAATGCTTTTAACTTTTACCCCCAAACCAATTGCGTGACAAATACCCAAAGCCACCAACATAATACCAATATAAAAGATCATGATTTCTCCCTTTTTTCGAATCTTGCTTTAACCTTCTGTGTATCTTCTTGGTGAGCCTCTCCTTCGAGACGACTTGTGAACATTGCAAGGTCAATTGATACGTTTGGGTTGTCCATAAGGGTTAGAACTATCCGAATAGCAACAGCAGCAGATTTTACTGCGCTTAATTCAGCTAGCTCCTGTGCTACAAAGTCCTGGTTACCAATAGTCCAAGAAACAGCTAACCTGGCCGCTATATCATGAGAACCTTCCATTTTATTCCTCCACTACCATCCCACAGATAGGACAGACCTCTCCTTTGTCTGTTGGTTGACAGATAACGTTGCATATGGGGCACCTTGTTACTTCGTCCATCTGTTTTACTCCAGAAAAGATAAGGTTGGTGATTGAACCCGTTTTACCGGGGACACGAACCAACTCTTGAGAAGAAAGACAGAGCATGTTCACATGCAACCCGCCTCGGTTGTAACAAATCAGAATCTATTGTCCTCGGCTTTCTTCATTTCCTCCAGTTGGAGGTTAATCATCTTACAGGTGCATTTGCATGTTCGATATGCGACAACGGTAGATATTACCTGACAACACACAAACACAGCCCCCAATACTAAACTAATAACATACACATACTCTGGCATTTTGACTTTCCTTAAAAAAGTGTAATATAGTCTACACGATTCCCAGACGTTTTACTTGTAGTTTCTGAGTATCGAACGAATGCCGCATTTTTGATTATTTTTCGTCTCAGTAATTCTCAGCATGACTTGTTTTCTATTTATTAGCAAGGTTTTTAGAGGAACTAGTGCGACTTCTTTTGTTTCAAGGTTGCAGATAGCAAATAAATCACAATCACCAATCCCGTAGCGGTATTTGTAATTTGGTCCACTTTTAACGAGATTGATGTTTAATACACCGTTTTTTGGTGTTATCCCTTTAACCTGAATAGTATAAATCTTACCATTAAAATCTGCTATCAAATCTATTCTAGACAGGTCTCCTAGTTCTCTGAAAACTTTGCATCCGCAAGACATAAGAGCTAATACTGTCGATGCCTCTGCTATATTCCCTTTGAGTTTGGTGTGCATAAATCTTATCCTCCCAAGACTTATACACCAACTACTCCATAGGTTTACTAGGTCGGGTGAGAATCGAACTCACGGCCAATTGATTAAAAATCAACTGCTCTACCTAACTGAGCTACCGACCTATAGATTACCGTTTAATCCTCTAGGATACGAGGAACATCGTAGGTATCACGAATGTCGGGAAACATCATTTTTAGCTCTGTAAGCCACATTTTGATAGCTGCATCCGGGCATGTCTGTGCCTTTTCCATACATTCATCTAGTGACTTGCCGCTGGCTATTGTTGGTTGCAATTCTGGGAACCATCGTAATAGTTGCGGTTTGCATTTGTCTGATGCTCCTGGAAGTTCATGTGTGTATAAATTGCCATGCGTAATCCAATTTATGATTTCGTATACGGCATCCATCCTACTTGGGGCCACCAACCGCCCTGTTACAATGGTTAGTACGTCAAGAATATGAAACGTTCTCGTTTCAAAGTCACATTCTTTTAATAGGTAAAAATAACAGGTGGACATTGTTTACTCCTTTTAAGAATACCACGTAACGAGCCATATACCGAATTGTTTTTCGTCCCACAACCCGAGTGGCTTCAGTGTGGCTTTGAGATTTCTACGAACTGTATCTCCTGCTGCACCAGCATCGAGCATTTCTGGCAGCGCTTCTAATTCGTTAGGGATTTCAGTATACTCCCCAGCAACGAAGACACAATCATCATTTTCGTCGTAGAACACTCGAAATCCACAGAGAGTTTCCTCTTCTTCATCGTACTGTGGAATTGAGGTACTTACTTTTGACCACACCTTTTTACCACACTCTGAACAAAACTTCGCGTTTTCAGGGGGTAATCCAGGGGTCTGTGACGGGATCAGATGTTTACACGCTCTGACTTCTTTATTGAAGAAAATCTTTGATCCATCGATCTTACATCCAACAATAGCGGCAGCGTGATACGTTGTACTCATGCTCGATCCTTTCTCAAGCAAAAAATCATGATCTCGATAGCCAACCTGTTACATAAATTTATTACAAACCTACCCCAACATGATTCAGGATTGGCGTTATGCGTTTCCTCCGTTAAAAACCTCAATCTAGCTTCATTACTTGGTAATTTAGACAAGTCCTTTCGGAACATACACTCTAATTGCATGATTATCCCCTTTGTTGTCTGGCTAACGCTTGGAAAACTGGACTTATTGGAATTTCCTATTTGCAGCTCTGCGTCTAATGTTCAACTTTACTTCCGTCCGTTGCGCCACACCTACTGCAAGCTCCTGTCCACCACCACTTCCTATCTGCGTCGGAGTATATATAAGATATGAAGTCATGCCCCCAAATGACACACCAGAGCTTTCTAAGGCATCTCATTTGTCTCTCCTTTACACTTTACTAAAGATGACTTAATATAGACTACCATACACCAATTTATGAAAGTTTACCGTTTTTCTTTGCTTGTAACCACGCCAAGTCCCCACGACAATCAGGACACTCAAACAAGAAGTGCGATTCCAAAGAATCTGTTATTTTATGATGCCAGAGTATCGTTGTGGTAAAGACACACCATACACTGGGAAATTGTCCAGTTCCATGTAATAAGCCGCCGGAAATTTGAATCCTCCCTGACACGGAGGTTTCCAATACATTTAGTTATCATCTATACAACACTCCAGAGTAAACATACTGTCACCATTATATGACAAGTCACTACCGGGAAACATCGACTCATACGCCTGGATTACATCATCCTCGTCAGCCACCTCTCGCAGAGCCTTTGCTATGTGATCTACCACATCCGCCCAACTAAGCGTTGTTTTTATTTTTGGTTCTATTTTCGACGGCGGCGGCGAAAGTAATACTTCTAGTGGTATTTTGCGGATTTTCTCAGCATAGATGTCTCCACTGTTAATTATTCGATGATCATCAAAAATTGCTGCGATGTGATTTCTTGCTACATCCGCTATTTGTCCTTTTTCATTCATAATCTATTACTCCTTTTCTTAGGGGTGATGATTGGGCCACTTAGAGACTATGTATTTCATTTCTTCGTTTGTTACTTCCTCACTAGATATTTGACGTAGCCACGATTCGGCTGATTTGGGGTTAGTATAATCTATCCATAGGAAACAGAGGACTTGACTCCACTTCTTAAAATGGAGACTCCCTAAATGTTCGGAGTTTGATCCGTATGCCTCTACATAAAACTCTTCATTTTCTGAGTCGTATCCGATTCTAATACACATTTCCATTATGCTATTCGTTTCCCTATACGTACAACACAACACCCGCTCAGTTGAAGAAACTTGTTGATGATTGTGTCACATTCGAGACATACGAAAAGGCCGTCGTATCGTTTGTTTCGTTCAGCGTATTCTGTCACGACCCTTTCACATATGTCACATGTGCTTTCTCGACTTTTTCTGACAGTTAGAGGGGAGTCATTAAATTTTCTCATTTTGTACTCCCAAATAGAAGATGACCTGCAATCCCACTAATGATGAAAGAAGTGAGGTAGAACCACATTATAAGAAACCCGTGCCAGCGACGACGTACAACTTTGTACCCGAGGCTATTGATGAACCCCAACATTTTGACTGAAAATTCTTTAGGCATCATATTCCCCTACCAAACATGATAGTTTACATCAGTGTTGCTTGCAGGCCCCGAAGATAGAATCTCGATAAGACCAATCAAACCCCGACCATTTGCTAATCGTGTACCCTTTTCTTTAGCCTCCTGCTCATCCCACGCTTTCATCGCCCCAACGTAACGCGGGACTTCATCTCCAAGGTGAATCAGTATGTCCCATTCTTGCTGCGCCATAGTATCAACCCCTTTACAGACAACCACCAACACAAACGATAATGAGTGCTGAGATAAAAAGTCTAATCATTTGTATTATCCGAGAAAGATGGTTTGTTCGATTTCAATACGACCGGATACCTTCCAAGACCTTGAAAGTCGTTTGCCCTTTCGTATAGCTTCTCCCATACTCCGTGCTTTCACAGTTCCTATACGGCATGGGGTAGCTCTATTTTGTTGATGAACTAACACGTTCCATTTTGGCCAAGTCATTTCAACTTTGCTTCATAATGCCGAATTAGCCAGACGAATAAGTTAAGGTGGAGAGTTAGGGTCTCTTCAGAAATTCCCACCCAGATAATCTTAGGTCTAATTCGTGTTGAGTATCCGAGTCAACGAAATGTCCGTGTTCAATTATCTGCCTACTTATGACGTGAGAATCGGGAATTATCCCAATAATCCTATACGCCTTATCACCGATACCTATCTCATCTCCAGCTCTTACTTCCAACCACGCTTTCATTGCCCCACCTTTTACTGTGGTTTTCACCTACGCTCTCCTTTTTGTGTCTTGCAACTCAGTTTTTGTCTATCTGTATGTCTTAAAAGCTTCGATTATTTCTTTCATTTCCCCTAGTGTTACTTCAAGTGCAGTACCTACACACCAGACAAATCTGGGGACTTTATCTGGATGCCATTGAATACTTCCAATATGTTGTTGTTTAGCGTGTGGTTCGCATCGGTAGACATCCATTGCGCGATCATCCATTGTTTTGCGAAATTCTAACATATTTTTCCCCTGTGAATTTTACTAAAAAAGAGTGGATCAAAACCCCACCGTTCCAATCCCAGTTTTGTTTATTGCGGATTAATATAGTATTGTATAAACCTCCATCCCGGTAATCTCAGGTCTAACGTGTATATGGTTGATGATTCTACAACATGTCCATCTTCAATTACCATTATACCTTTGATGGCATCTTTTATTGATGTAATTCTATACGCCTTATCATAAATAGCGATTTCATCTCCAACACCCACTTGAATATTACTCACTGTCGTTTTCATCTATATTCTCCTTTTGTGTCTTGCATTCAGTACATCCAGATGCCCCGTTAACATCTTAAAAACGTTAGTGTAGGGATTACGAGAAAGATATACACCAATTTTTAAGCAAGGAAGCACGGGTATCTCGCATACGTGTCTTCCATATCAACGGGACATTTGGGTATACTGAAAACATATATACAGGCCAAACTGGTTCGGAGCCGACGATCAGGATGCAGTGTTAAGCGAAATACACCTATTGTATAACGAACTCCACGTTTTTTTCGGGACACATTCGAGCGTGTGCCCGTAAGCCTAGCTCCCTTTCTTCGTGGCTACGGACTATGATCCTGGTAGTTTCCCCAGGTTTAGCGTTTCTAATTGCATCAACTAGGTGCCTGGTCCAATTTACCGCTGGTATAAACACTTCGGTTATCATTTCATCTCCATTGTATGAGACATAAGAGTGATGAAAATATAGTTAGAATGAGTAGGAATGCGTAGATTGGCTTCATTCTTGGTCTTACTACTCCAAGCTCCAAAAATATCCAAATTACTAGAGTTAGCACAATTATTTTGATTATCATTTTAATTTCTAGTGAGTTATCCAAAAACACTACGAAGATTATCATCTTTTTGTTCTTTAAGAAACGTGTCCACGTCTCTATTAGCTTTGTTGTTTGGGGCTTTTCCAGAACGACTTATTATTTTGTAGTTGTGAGACATGAAGTACCCCAGGGTTTTGTGTTCATCATAGAACCACGCCTCACCCGGTTCACTACCTTTACGATCCGACTCTACCACAACGAATCTTTTCCCTAGCCATCCATCTTCATTAAATGTTATTTCGATCGTATCCCCTGGTTGTGCGTGTGCTTCTTCAACGAGTACCAAACTGTTTTCTGTACAAGACAGAGGCGGGGACGTTTCGATTGGCTCACGGCCTTCAATGAAACAGAGGATTGGAGTACAACTATCGTCTATCGAAACTATTTTCCTATTGTTTAGATAAGGAGGAGAGGTTGATGAGACCACATCGCCGACATTGAATTTTCTCATTTTGTATCCCCTTGTGCCACAGGACGATAATCAGGTAATATCAAGAAGCTCGTCGGTCAACTGATCTACATCCTCCTGGGCTATGTCCATGGAATATTCGTTCTGTTCTTCGTCTGTGAAAAACACCACCACATCGTCGTAGTCGTTAAGCACCTTGAAGTCGTGAACACCCTTTATTCTTACCACACTTTTCTCCTCTAGCGCCCCTTAGTTATTATGCCTATCCAACTCACAACACAGATCAGTATATGCGTCGCTGAATAAGAAAAGGGCCGATTTGATGTTTGAGCCATGAAGTTGTAGTGTTATCCATTCGTCGTCTCGCATTTCCTGATACAGCGTAGCTTCAAATTCTACAACACCGTCGTCGTAATCACTGCGCCGATTGCTGCCGTATTTTTTATACAAGAAAGCGCGGACAAGGTATTCGATCTTGCCGTTTTCGTTGTGTACTTTCAATTCCCACTTCGACACTGCGTGTTCGTGGCTCAGACTAGAGTAGTATTCTATAAATCCTGCAAGTCTTAGATCGGATTCCATTTGTTCTAGTGTTTGTGTTGACATTTTTACTTCCTTTTAGTACAAGCAAATATTCCGTACTTCCAAAGTTCTGAATCAGTAGGATTTTCGCCTCTCAACCACTTATTGTATGCAATTTCCCATCCTGGGTCGCCTTTTTGGATTATTATGCTAGGTTTCTCACTCGAAAACCCAGATGTGTTTTGTAACTTGTAGACTTTATAACCCATATTTATAACACGTTTGAAAACAGTTTTTGTACTTTCTGCAAGACAGTGTGGTAGAGGCAAACTGCTTAACAGCTTGTTTTTTGCATCTGGAAATTGTGCTTCGTAGGCAGGATCAATTTGACCTAATTCGTAGATACTACCACTGTGTGTTAAGATTTCGTTTCGACTGTTTTTCCCGACGATTGACGATGTTGTGATACGTTTTCCATCATTGAATTTGGGATGTCCAAAGATTTCGCCCTGTAACGATTGTTTTAATAATTCCGGTGGTGTATATGGGCTTACTGATGGGGGAAATATGACAGCCCAATTTTCAATTTTCATTCTTTTTTCCTCCGGTATGTCTTTTTTATGGTCTGAGTTATCCCCTACACTGAACGGGACTAATGAATATTTCCATGTGAGCCCGCCGATATTGTTCCATAATTCGATGAGGAGATTGGCATATTGCTCAGTTCTCACCCACAAAATTGAAGCATTTATTAGTCCAGTTGGAATGTGGAGCCAATAGTATTGGATTTTTTTGAATCCGTGGATTTGTAATTCTTGCGCAGAAATTGGATGTGTTGATGGGTTTACTTGTGAATATGTTATTGGGTGCGGTAAAAGACCATTTCTTTCTGTTAGGAGAAGGTGCTCTATCATTTCTAGTATCTTCTTACAAAATGAGACGATATTTATCGTCAACCCACGGCATTAGCCTACAAAAAATAATAAACAGGGTACAATTTTTGTACCTAGCGCCTTGTTACCCACTTTATCCCACCCGTCACCACTAAGCCCCACAATCGTATATACACGGTAAACGAGATTAGATTTGACTTTGGTTTTGCAGCCTGCGAAACTTATTTTTCTTTGGGGTAGATTACTACTCCGTGAGTGTCCGAGAACAGGATACCACACCTTACGTGGTCAATATTCACGTTATTGACGATAGTTTCAACAATAACTGTATAGTCTGGATTGTACGTTTCTAATGTTTCTATTAGTTCTCTTACAGTCATCTCTTTCTCCTTTCAACCTATAGAGGCGCTAGATAATGCGGCGCGCGCCTACAAAATTTGTATTTACGACAAAACCCCGTTTACGGGGTAAAGAATGCTGTTAATATGCCGAGCAGACAGACGAGCTTACATGGTTGCGGAACTGTTCCCATATCTCGTTCAAACAATTTTCATAAATCCATACGTTTTCCACCAGTTTGAGCAGCCATATATCGTAAGGGAATCGGCCTATACTACCAATCTTTGTTTCATCGTACATAACATTAAACTCGACGAGGGTGCCATCGAGTTCTAAACTGGGTTTAACTTCAATTTTACCTATTACCACTAACATTACTCATCCCCCTAATCAATAAGACTAAGTCGCTAGCGCCTACAAAAAACGCAGGATTTTATTGATTTACACCTGGTATAGAGACACACCCGGACTATTCATAGAAAACCCCGAATACTTATTAGGGAACCCCGGATAGTCTATTTTTGGGACGATGTTGTTTTATTGGGGTGATAATTAGGTGAAGAAATCATTATCGGCGGATGTGAATTCATCAAGTTTATCCTCAAGGATTTTGATCCTATCAATAATGACGTGATTGACCCTATACCATGTCCCACAATCAATATCAATCAAAATGAGCCTCAAATCCTCTTGGATCAATTTCCTTTGATCTGCCAAATCTTGTTTGGTTATATTCATATTTTACTTTCCAAAGATTTAAGATATAGGAATTCTATGAGAACATTAGCACCAAGTCTTCCTATTTCCTTACCAGATTCATCCTCAACTGCTACAGAATTTGTACCGTCTTGCATAAACCACAATAGAAATGATTGTCCGTTATCGAACGTTATTTGGACCGATTGATCGTGTCTCATGTTAATCACGTGGTTATTCTCCTATTTTGTGTCTGGCTATTTTATACAAGATGTAGTGTGAAACCCCCATACTACCCCACTACATTTAGATAGTGCAGCTAGACACCCTCTGATTTACAAACCAAAGAGCATTTAGCCACACTGTCAAATCGTAATCTGACAGCATGACCAGGAAAGGAGGGTAATATCTTTATAATATTGGGGACAAAGGGACTTGAACCCTTAACCGATCGATTATGAGTCGATTACTCTACCGATTGAGCTATGTCCCCTTAGACTATTAATATACAGTATCGGGATTTGGCACAGGAAGAACCAGAACGTATCCAGTCATTGCAAGGTATTGACCTACGATTTTGGCACAATTCTCACACGTCCACGGGCCAGCATCGACATTACTGGCAGAAACAAACGTATCACGTTCCTCACCACACACCCCACAAGTCCCTTTAATATTTATTCGTTTCATTATAGTTCTCCTTTTGAGATACCGACCTATGAAGAAAAATGTACCAGAATTCTTGAAGAAGGTGGACGGGACTCGAACCCGCGATTGCTTACACCCTGATCCGATAGGATTATATCAGGATATAGGCTGCTTTACCAATTAAACTACCACCTTCATAAAAGGGATGAAATTAGCTTAGAGTGGATTTCCAGGCTTATCCTTTACGGCTTGCCACAGTATTACTTGTCGCATAGAGTTAAAAGCCAACCACCCAAAGATTTGATTTTTATTGTTGCTTAGGGTTAGAAGCGTGTTCCGTGATCTTTTCTCTTTCCATCCACAAACCCGCCCACGCTTTTTGTGTGAAGTCAAAAGTAAACGACCGATCGTGAGATACAATTAGTGTCCATTGCTTTAGAATTGGACACCACCTGAAATAACCAGCCGTGATTATATTTGGTCTTTCCGGGTGACCAGATTCAATTTCATATTCATTAAGACTTATTCTCCAAACGACCCCACAACTACATCCACCGTGAAAAATGATCATTTTTTCCTCCTTAAAAAGGTCTTTCAGACATGCTGACAATCTGATTGCGAGGAATCGTATCGACTCGACGATCCTCAACCATCTTCCCTGTCTTGCTGTCTTTCTTCATGCCCGCAAGATACTCCACAGCGACACTGTTCTCATGCAGGAGAACAATTTGACACGGAGAGTAGATCGCGTTCCTGGTTCTTACGATTGCAGTACTTCCCTTTTGAATCATTTTGCAGCCCCTTTTGAGATAGTATGACAACAAAGAAGAGTGGATCGGAATTCCATCACTATTCTTCTTAGTCTGTTAGACTGGTGATTGCTTTCATTACCTCGTGGGAGATTTGAATCCACGCCTCATATTTAATGGTTGCAAGCTTTGCGGTATAGTATCCTATCCCCCCTATCATAAGGGCGGTGAAACCCATTATACTTCCGACAATCCAACATGCAAGTTCACGCTCTTTCATTCTTATTTTTCCTTTTACAGATTTCCCTAAAAAATGACACATCACTACAGGCTGCAACGCCAAGTGTGGCTTCTATATATATTTCACCCCTCAAGGCGCGCCATATACCCCAATAGATACCGTGCGCACGATTTCTATTAAGTACGCCCGACGACAAAGTATAGATGAGCCGCCTATTATAGGCGATCAGGTTAAACCCAAACCCTCAGACGGCGCTCTATACCTCATTCGTCGATTTGGCTAATATATAACACGTTATTCCCATTGGCTAGATTGCAGTCCGTAGTGATATGTCATCGTAAAAAGTGTACCAGAATTTCCACCAAAACTGGTACGGCAGGCTCCCCGTTCCTCTGACGAATGGTGATCCAAACTTCTCGGGAACACTCCAAAAGTTGACAAACTAACCCACCAAGTTTGCCGTTAAATCTATTCTCCAATTATTAAAGATCGACACGGCTCGAACAATGTTCTTTATCGACTCTTCTATGGAGAATACGATTTAACTTCCCGGCCCGTAGGCCCTACCTCTGCTTTTTATGTACAAAGCCCTACCGTTACTTTACTGTCAGTTAGTGTACCGGAATCCGAATAAACGAACCCTTATCACAGATAGGACTGTTTCTTGTGTACTTTATAACGACGGGCTAGCGCGCCACTGGACCGGACAGTCGGTTTACTCCAGCTTTACTACTGCCGCCGCGTCGTGTCGTTCGGCTACAAGGAAACAGCTACACGCATTCTACCCGTTTGCGTTTTACTGTTTCAATGCCAATCCCGACAGGTGTATTCCGCGCCGTTTTCTATTATCCGACCCAGCGTATTGTCAGCTATAATAAACTAGACCATCTGCATAGAAAAGTTTATCGACAGGGACAAAAAAACCCGTCATTAGGATATGCCTATCCCACGACGATTTAACTTGCCTACACCGAACCACGGACGTATTCCCATAACGTCTTGTTCGATAGTCAACACAATTATACCTAGACAGAGCGCTATCTGGCGCTGAACCAGAACCGTGCGCGCCATATAGGGAATTGCGCAGACAAGACCGTTACTTATCTCGCCCATATTATCGGCGTAGACTGGATTCGTATTCTCGAATCCTACGTTTTGTCGCTTCTAAGATTGGCTTCGACCGATAACCGTAATTCTCCGGTTCAGACCCGAAGCGCACATCCTGCACGTTCGACAGACCCTACTACGGCGGACTATCGGACTAGACCAACCCCGTCCGGGTATACCCGATGCTTATCGGACTCCCCGCTGTGATAAAGGGTTATGGGAATCGCTGACACAAACAGCGTGCCTATGTTAGACGATCATTGACCGTCAATATGGGTGCCACCCACTAAGCGATTTAGAATACCCATCGGTCCACGTCCCTAACGGCATCATCCACCGGAGTTACTGGACGTTAGAGACGCGGTGCGATAGATACTACGTGCTCGGCGTATTCGCCTTACCGACGGCTACCATAGCCTTACGGGTATCGGTGACTCGACTCCGTTGTCCGATAAGTGCAAACGCGATCTGCGAGGCATTATCAGACCCGAACCCCAACTCGACAGACGGCGTAAACCCTCCACCCTGTTGGGATTGCTCAACGAGCGCTGCCCAAACGGTAGAAAGCGCGGCTTGTGCATCATCCAAGTTATCGTACTTGGACGCGGCGTTGACGAGCGCCCTGTGTTCCGCATAAGAGACAGCATTCTCGATGAATTCAGCGGACCCGAATTCCGTACCACTAGCTGTGGTAGACTCGGCAATTGTGGAACTAGACGGCATACAATTCTCCTTGCAAGAAGAGTTATTGCCCGTCCCATACCGAGACTACTCCGTCCCGATTATAGGACGAGCAAGTAGTGAATCTCGGAATCATTATTCGGACCTACATTGCGTAGATCACTTATTATCGGTGACTATGATAGTCACGTCGGAATGATAACGGAGAAACGTCCTATACCGGGGCTCGCGCCCCGAGCAAACACTCTGTCGGACGCTCACCCACAATCTCGGTGGGACGTTCCCAAGACTATCGGATTTGAGACTCCGCTTCCGGTAGGGCGCTTCCCCGTTATCACACTGTCTTATAACCCTATGGTTTCTTATCCTACACTATACTATAGGGGTAGTTATACAATAGGTCAAACATTATATAGGTTTTTTTTAGGTGTTTTTGGCGCGCCAATCGTGTTTTTATCGGCAAATAACGTCCTAGCCGATAATAATTACGTCCGTTTACTAAAGTCCGATAGGATATATTATGCTAGGTTGAAAATAACCGTATTTTTTAGGTAAGAATAACGATATTACTGGACAAAAACACAGTCCGATATGTTTTTTAGGTGGATTTGGGTCTAATAACATTCAATCGTGCCATAGGTCCAAATAATTTTATGGCCGCTTTATTATAAGCCTTTGCTGCGTCTTCTTGAGTCCGATAAGTTCCAATGTGTTGTGGTTGGCTATCCGATAATGTAATTTCTGCGCGCCAAGGTTTGGTCCGATATTTTGGACCCATATGTCGGACACCTTTATAGGAACTTGTGGGATTGGCCGATAAATGTTTACGAGCGTTTCTTTGATTGCCTGTATTATCGGTTATACGCATATTAGTCCGAGAACAATTAAGTCCGTTTCTATCAATATGATCTACACATACGGACCTTGGCCGATCCGTAGTTCCCATAATTAAGCGATGGAGGGTAATCATTTTACCGTTTATATTGGTCTGAGCATAAGTGATACCGCTGGTTCCGATAACTCTATACCACCTATATTCCCATAACTTAAGTGTCCGATAATCCTCCACGTCCACGATAGCCGATAACTCGTAGTTTCGTCCAATAACTGGTAGTGCGTAGGTAGTTCCCATAACTTATTATACTCCGATAACCATTTTTTGTTCCTATAAAAATAACGATATTATCACTACTGTCGAATAACATCCACAATATTACAGACAGGGTAAGTTAGTTTCCAGACAAGACCTATAATGCAGTCCTGTCCGATAATGAAAGCAAGACGCAAAAGTGATGGTCCGATAATGTTACGAGATGCGCATGGAAAAGGCCCGATAAAATCGGGCCGATTCCTAGATATTAGCGGTAGTGCATTGTTCCGAGAATCTTGATTACCCCAGGACCGACAATTGCGCCGATTGCCTCCGTCTCGTGGATTATCGGTACTGGTGGATTATCATCCTCGACCGATAATATAACTTGGCAATCGTCTGCTAACTCCCTTAAAGCGGTTCTTAATTCTTTCACCGTTAGTCCCATAAGTTTTCTCCTGTTTTGTGTCCAATAATCTACAGGCGACAAACGCCTTCAGTTATCGCCCTATTGACCACGCCCACGTCCAATAACCTATCGTCCACGTTGCCCACGTTATCTGCATCGTCCACGTCCGAGTGTAGCATAAGACCTAGATACCGATAATTATTAGCCAACCGCCTTTGAAGCGAGACTCTACTCCTTCTTTTATCGGTCCCAAACGCGCACGCTCCGTAGGTCCGGGAATGAAAAGGTCCGCAAACCCATGCTATCCACCCGTGCTTTGCCTTTGCGTACTGATATCGGACCGTTCGTCTATGCGACAGTTTACGCATGATCGCATCGTCTGATAATGGAATCCGTCCGGTCTGTCCTATAACTACGTTTCTCATCGTAATTCCCCTATGTATGACTTCGACACACTAAACTAGCCTTTACTATTATCAGACTATTGCAGCCCCGGCTGTCGTTCGATGTCTGATAATCTGCGCTCGATTCTAGCACGTTGCTCGTCTGATAATCTGTTCTTTCTATGCCACCTTATTAGTGGTTTATTGGACCCAAAATGGGCACACGCCCATAGTCCGATAACGATTAGTCCAATAAGACACAAAGGAAATCGGTATGCCCACACGTATAGTCCTATAAATACAAGGGCTAATAACCCCAACGGGAGCATGAGTAGTCCGATAAGTATAGAAGTACCATTGGGTGGGTTATTGGTCGCGGGAACGTCCGTCTTTCTGGTAGTTATTACAGTACCAGCATACGGTCCTATAACTTCTAGTGGTCCCATTATATTATAGGCCCTCCTACTATGTTATTGGCATATTCCCGATAACCACTACAACGTCTGATAACAATCTCGCCGTTGAACTTATCACATCCGATAACTACCAATATTCCGCCTTCAAGTATAACTGTAATGAAGGCATCCGGTAACGTCATCGCTGCGATACGTCCCATACACAACGCAAGTTGGTCCGATAATCCTTCCATGTGTGTTGGTCCGATAACTCCGTTTCCTGGTATGTCGATTGTAGCGTTTCCGAACATAGTTACCGCTCCTGTTATAGTCCGGTAATGTCGTTAAACACGCCCCATATCGCAAGGGCTCCTATAATCACTAAAACCACACATCCGATAATGATGGTCATTTTGTCCCTCCGATAACCTACCACATACCGATAACTGTGATTACCACCGCACACCAGATAATCCGATACCAAAACATCGTTATTACCCCTATCGTTATAGGATACGTCGCCCACTATGTCCGATATTCCTACAATGTCCGAGCGACCGATAAATACCGTTTACCGCTCCGAGCACCACAACGATTCCGATAATCCATGCAATTCTGATAGGATCATCGGCTAGCCAACCCATTGCATTTGTGATTAGAGTCTGGTAATTCATCGTTTCCATGCCTCTCTTTCTACCTGTATTGTAGCATACCGCCCCCGAGAATGCAAGCCTATAACATAGTAAAATAAAATCTTTTTTATGTCCGATAACTTTCCTTGCTAGTCGAGCAAGAATAGTCCGATAACTTTGTAGGCGTGGGTATCTGTTTATAGGACAAAACAGGGGCGCGGCCCGTTTTATAAACGGTCCGATAACTCATCTGGGTCCAATAACCGTGCGGGGGGTTAGGCATACCCGGCTCATTTTTCACATTACCTACAACTTTTCATGTACACTTTTTCTCTCCTTAACACCCACCTTTTGGGGTACACCCCTTTTTCAACCCCTAAATCAATCGCGTTATTACCCCACAAAAAAGCCAAAAAAAATCGGAGGGCCTGCAATAAATGGAGGAGTTAGACGTATCATAAGATAGCAGCCAAGAGGGCTGCTCTCAGAGCTTCGCACAGTTATGGTACCTAACTTTTGCGTCTTGCTCTTACGTGGTAGCGATGGATCGTATAAATCTTTGGTTAGCTTGCTTGGAGGAAATGGTTATGAACAAAAAGAATTTAAGTAACAACAAAGGAGCGATGCTTGCTCTTGAACACATGTCTAAGAATGGTTTATCAGATAAAGACATCAGTCAAAAATTGTATGATAGTTTCGGCCATCTATGGGACACAAGTACCATAGGAAGAAGGCGTCGAGGATTGGGGGTTCTAAGGGAAATGCCCGCTTCCTTTTGTAAACCTCTCAAATCTGTAACAGCTATTAAGAATTCAAAGAAACGTTTATCCGCAACTAATAAAACTCAAATGATCCTAGAAGACTGTTTCGGAAATGTTAATCCAGATGATTTATTATTTGGTGATCTGTGCGAATACACTGCGTCATTTTTTGAGGGTCTAGCAAATCATCCCAAAGGAGAACCAAGCCCGCAGGAATGGTGGGATACCGCTAGAGATAAAGTTATCCACTGGCATACGGTTCTTGAGAGAACAAAGGCCAATATTTCTAAACTTAACAAATCTCAATTGCGTGCATATGACTATTGTAAAGCTATGTATCATCAATCAATCACCGGAGGGAGATACTACAGAGAAGTGTATTCCCTATATAGAGAATGGCGTCTTGTCTTTATCGAAGCCATCAATTACAGACGACCGCCTACTATTAGGGCTGGTGTAGGATTCTAAAGATAATTATACAGGGGGAATAAGAGATGGATAAACCTCGTATAGTTCATCTCTCCCCCTCTCTTTTACGTCTCATAACATATATCAAAAAAAATTCAGAGATTTATTCGAACAAGGGATAGAGATAGACGTATAATAAGATAGCGACCAGAGGATCGCTACCAAGAGCTTCGCACACTACACTTTTGTGTCTTGCTATTTAAAAGGAGGAAACATGTAATGAGTAATCGTATATATCTTTTTGCAGTAATATTGACTGTGATATTTTTTGTATCTGTGCCTTATATATTATCTTCTGCACAAAATATTGAAAAGAATGAGTGTATCGTAAAGCACCCCCAAGTGATTGTTTCTGGGACTATTGAACATCATAATAATGGATTTGTTTTTTATAAAACACCGAGATATTGCCTATATTTCCGAGGAGAAATGAAGATAACAGGTGACGAATGTAAAGTTTTAACGTATGTTACCGAATCAGAATATGAACGGCAAATGTATAATAAGTAGAAGCTAAAATGATACAATGTCCTGAATGTAAAGATTATGCAGTAGAGTTTGATTCATATTTTCTACGACCGCGCTGTTATAGTTGTGGATGGTTACCATCAGAATTTAAATCACAAGCTGCGAATGGGGCTTTTGAACCATGTGATTGTTGCTGGGGTTATTCTCAATTAAGAGGCTTAGATGGCCAATGTAACAAGTGTAAGAATAAAGGGAAAATACTTAATTCATTAGGTAAGGAAGTGGTTGAGATAGTGCAAGAAATGATGGAATATAATGCGAAAAATTAATTGGAAAGGATCAGACGAATACGCTAGTGCGCGGGTTGGAAGTATTAACTTATATTGTTATTTACAACACCCTACCTCTAATTCAAATTATAGATGGTTTGCTATTGTATCTACAAGTGAACATAAGGGATATTATGCAGCGGAAGTAAGAAAAGGGCCAATAAGATATTCATTATCTAAAGCAAAAGAAGATGCTATTCGACTAACTTGTGAATTGTTAATTGATTATCAAGTTGCTTTGGATGCTGAAAAGAAGAACTTTGATTTATAAAAAGAAGATAAGGAATACAAAATGACTCAGACAACCAAATGTGTAAGATGTGGAAAATCTGCCAAAATGTGGACTGGATATGTTTTAAAACGATTTGGTAAAAAGGTATTAGCAGGATGGTGTTCTAATAATTGCAATATTCTATGGAATGCATACTATGGTCCATTCAAAAGGAAACATGGAGAAGAACCCACATAATGAAACTAAATGAAATAAAAGAAGGAATGCGTGTTTGGATTATAGATTACTACGGTGGCAAACGTCAGATGGGCTCGTGATCTTCGAATAAAGGATTAGAAGAATGACAGAGAAATATTCTACTGGCGATTGGATGTATGATAATAAGAATCCATTTAAGGGTTATTTTTGGAAAATTACTGATACAAGTCAACGTCTTGGTTTTAAAGATGAGTATGGTATACCAAAGAGAGTATCCACTGTATATGGTGTAGCTTTCATGTCAGTTCAATCAGATAAGATTAATTTTAGACATTGGGGAGACTTAGGTATGGTTGTTGAGCATGAATTGAGACCTGTCACGAGACCCCAAGATATTCTTTTGTGTCTTGCTTCTGACCTACAAGAAAAACATGACAAAATATCAAGAGAAGCTGAAAAAATTAAAGAAGATATTACTACATCAATCAGTGCTAGACAATTATACTTAGAATATATAAGAAAAGTTGGTTTAAAAACAGAGGCTGCACAAAAAGAAGTTGTTGGTACTTTTGAGACTGATCTCGACAAACATGGATTTGTACGGGTTACACTGAATGTGAAGGAATAAAATATGAAACAGGAATATATGCATGTAGACTCTACACCCGATGATGAGTATCCAATACGGATTCTTAAGATGTATCGTTTTGCTTGTGATACTGAATTTAGTGTAACTGGATTAGGTGAGGAAATTAGTGAAATATATGATATAATGAACCAAGCTCAACGAGAACGGGCTAAGTTGCTTGATGAGGCGATTGGGACATTAGAAAAGGAAAAAAGAAATGATTAAGAAAAGTGAAATATCAGTAATTGGTGTAATAATTGGATTTATAGGATTAATAGGTATTGTATTATGGGGAGTCCCTACATATAAGGTATGGCAAAAGGGATTGGCTGGACAAGCTGAACTTAAACAAGCTGAATGGAATCGACAAATTACAGTTAGAGAAGCTGAAGCTAAGAAGGAAGCTGCAACAGCACTTGCTGCTGCTGAAGTTGAACGGGCGAAAGGTGTAGCAGAAGCCAATAAGATTATCGGAGAAAGCTTGAGAGAGAATGAGGCATATCTTCGATATCTTTGGATTCAAGGATTGCAAGACGGCAACAGTGAGGTTATTTATGTACCTACTGAGGCTAATCTGCCAATTCTAGAGGCAACGAGACTTCCTATGAAGGTTAAGGTTGTTGTTGATTAAAAGGAAAATGAAAAATGTTGAAAGAACTACTTGAATTTATAGTCCCAAGTGCAGAAGGATCATGTTCGGTTCGAATTATAGAAAGTCATCATGGTTTATATTTAGAAATTTATGATTATGAGCATCGTTCATGGAAACTTTATGATACTATTGGGAGTTCAATACCTCGTTGGGCAGAAACCTTGCTTAGATTATATCTTAAATCTCTCGAAGATACAGAGATGTTAGATTGGTTAGATAAACAAAAAAAACCTGGTACAAAATGGGTTTGTAATATCACAGAAAGTTCACTAGTAGGATCATCAAAAATATATGAGTGTTATGATATTAAAAATACAACAATTCGTGAAGTGGTTAAATGGCATAAAGGTCAAGTAAAGAAAATGAGATGGTGGATAAAAGATATGGAAAAGGATATACAAGCTGAAAATGGTGTTTGTCCAGAATGTACTAGGAGGCTTGGTAATTATAAGGAACCATATCATCCTGGTGTTCATAAAAAAGATTGTGAATTAGGTATTATGTTGGTTTCTTTTCGTGAAGAATTGAGGGAAAAACGGGAATGAGACAATTTCTTTGTATACATGTCAATAAACCCGAAACAGGTTTTGCAATGGGTGTGCGATTTGATGATTATATCTATGCTGCATGGTTGGGTTATGGAAAACCTATTTGGTGGAAACCACGGTTTATCGGTCGAGGGAACGCGCATTATGGAATAGGATTTGGATGGTTGCTTTTTTGTTTTCGTGTACAAATAATAAAGAAACTTAAATGATGATCTCTGAATTTTGTAAACACTGGAAAATAATTTATGATAATATCCCCGAACAAAGAATAGGGAGATTTGAAATTATTAAAGATAGTGGCCAAAATACATCTTTGATAGAACATTCTGATCCTTTTATGGTTTGGACATCAATGGATGAAAACGAATGGCATTTATATCAAGAATTACATGAATTGGCTTATGGGAAAGTTTTGATTGCTGGTCTCGGGTTAGGTTTTGATTTATTAAATGTTTCTGATAAAGATGGTGTTGATGAAATTGTTGTGGTAGAAAAACAACAGGCAGTAATTGATCTTGTTTGGCCATATATACCACATCAAAAGGCTATTTTAGTACATCAAGATATTTTAGAATATTTGCGAAACATAAAAGAAAGATTTAATATAATTTATTTTGATATATTTCCAGGTGGATGTGAATCTTTTCCCGAACAAACGAATCTATTGCGTGAAGCTGCGCAATTCAAATTAGAACTAAATGGACAAATTATTTTTTGGCGAGAAATCTTAGAAGATTAAGGAGAAGGAAAATGAATGTTGAAATGAAAGTTGGAGATGTAGTAAAAATTGAAAAGTGTGATAAATGCTCTGCTGTTATAGGTAAGACAGCAAAAATTAAAGCTTTTGCTTCTGAACCTGAGCACAATATGGTAGAATTGAATTTTGGAAAAGGTAGACCGCAAGTTAATCGTCCTCATCTTTTTAATCTAGATGATATTTCTCTAGTGAAAGAATAGTGAAATGAAGATAATTGCTTTAGAGGCAGAGAATGTTAAACATTTAAAAGTAGTTCATATTAAGCCTGATGGTTCACTTGTGGTTATTGGAGGTGATAATTCTGCCGGAAAGAGTTGTGCGCTAGATTCAATACAATATGCTTTAGATGGGGCAGGTTCTATCCCAGATAAACCAATACGAAAGGGAGAGAAGAAGGCTCGTATCAAATTAGACCTAGGTGATATAGAAAAGGAAATTGAAGTTGTTCGCACTTTTACACCAAAAGGTACTAATTTAGTTGTTAAAAATAAAGATGGTGCAACTTTTCCATCGCCACAAGCCATGCTGGATAAACTAAAAGGCGAATTAGCTTTTGATCCATTAGAATTTTCCAGGATGGATGCTAAAAAGCAAGCTGAAGTTCTTAAGAAATTAGTGGGCTTAAATTTTGATAAAGTAAATGGTCAGTATAAAGATTTGTTCGATCAAAGAACGATAGTCAATCGACAAGGTAAGGATTTAAAAGCCAACCTGGATAATATGGTCAAACACGATGGGGCATTGCCTGACCAGGAATTATCGATTCAGGAGCTTGGTGAGCAATATGCTAAGGCACTTGAATATAATCAAAAAATAGAGACTGCTAAACGAGGATTAAAATTTAAGATTGATGAACTCCAAAGGCTTGAGAAAGAAGTCAAAGCATTAAAAGCAGATATCAAGAAAAGACAGAAGTCTCTTGAAGGAAATGAAGAAACGATTGATGATAAAGCTATTCATACTAGAATGGCTGATGCTGAGGGTATTAATACAAAGGTGCGTGAAAACAAAGTATATGAGAAGATTGATCAGCAATTGACTGAATTAAGGGAAAAATCAGGATCGTTGGGTACACAGATGGCTAAGATAGTTTCCCACAAAGCTAAGGCATTAGCTAAGGCTGAATTCCCTATTGAGGGATTAGCGATTGATGATGATGGCGTTACTTTCGAAGATATTCCATTCACTCAGTGCTCAACTTCTCAACAAATCCGTATTTCGGTAGCTATAGGATTAGCTATGAATCCAAAATTACGAGTGCTATTGATTAGAGAAGGATCGTTACTAGATGAAAAGAATTTGGAAATGGTAGCTAAGATGGCTGATGATGCCGATGCACAGATTTGGCTCGAACGTGTATCTAAAGGTAAAGAATGTCAAGTTATCATTGAGGATGGTTCTGTTTTGGAACCGGAGGTAAATAATGTGTAATAAATGTGATAAAAGTGAAATGGAAGATTTGGGTACTACGCCGAATGGATATCATTTATTTTGCAAGCCGAATGGAGCTGGTGGTTTTACGTATTATTCATCTGAGAATGGTTGTATGACACGTGTTTGGGATACTTGTATCACAAATGAAGACACATTATTGGCTGCAATCTTATGTGAACATCATCGTAAATATCTTGAACACATGAAAAAAGGAGGTTGGGAACCATCTCCAGCTATGGTACTCGAACAAATGGCTGCAACTGGTGGATCATTTATTCCTAACAAAGAAAAATAAGGAATATTTATATGATAGGTGATGAACTAAGACGAGCAAGTAAAATTACTATGAATTTATGCTACCGCATAGAGCGTTTATGTAAACGTGATTCGTTAAATGTTAAAGAGGTTAGTGAACGAGCTATGAAGGATCGCCGGATCGTTGAAGGATTTTATTGCTTCTATCGTCAAAAGGGTGATAGTGAAACAACAGCATTAAAGAAAGCTCAGGCAAATGCGATTAGAGTGATTCTAACAGAGGAATTAACATGAAACCAAAATGGTTAATTCAAACTAATATGGATGGTGTCGATACTGATTTAATGATAACAAAGGTCACTGCTCAAGGAATGACTGTTCATCTAATTGAATCTCATTTGGGTCAACAGATAGATTTTGACATATATAATCCTGATGGTTGTATTGTTTGTTATGGTGATATTGATTTTGTGCGACAAGCTCGTCAGCGGGCACGATTTATACCCGGTGTATGGTCTAATTTTGAAAATATGAAATGTAGTATTTACTATGCTTATTTAGGCAAATATCTTTTAAATAGATGTTATATGATGATGCCTTTAGGAGATTTATTAGAACGATGGGATGATTTAACTACTGCATTTCAATTATCTTTATTTGTTAGACCAGACAGCGGTATTAAGCCTTTTACTGGTGATATTATTACACTACATGAGAAGTACAAAATCGAATCGCTGGTACAGACGATTGGTCCAGAGATTTTAATTGTTGTAGCTCCAGAAAAGAAAATAACAGCAGAATGGCGTTTCGTAATCTGTGATAGAAAAGTAATAACCGGATGTAAATATTTACCAGTAGAATCATCTGATTTACCACCACCATTATCTTTTCGTCTGGCTGGAATAATAGCTACGCAAGAGTGGCAACCCGATCTGTGTTACACAGTAGATATAGCTGAGTCGAAAGGTAATATGTATTTATTGGAAATTAATAGCTTTAGTTGCGCAGGTTTTTATGATTGTAATATGGATACTATTGTGAAATATGCTAGTAAAGTTGCACTGAATGAATGGAAACAATATAATGTCTAATGAAGAATGAAGGGGAATAAATAGTATGTGGAATGAATTTTTTAGGGCATTATCAGGACCATCGAACTATATTAAATCGAAGAAAAAAGATGGATATGATTTCTATCTTGCGGGAAGTATGCGAGGTATTCCGCAATTGAACAAACCTATGTTTACCTTAGTGGCTCGTTTACTTCGAGAAAAGGGGTTTACTATTTGGAGTCCGGCTGAGCATGGAAGTTATTTAGAATCATCATTTGCTGAGTGTATGATTAGAGATTTAGATGCTATAATCAATAAATGTAATGGAATAGCATTGCTTCCAGATTGGAGAAAAAGTCTCGGGACAAATGCAGAAACATTTTCAGCATTTGTATGTGGTAAGAAGGCTGTAAGGATAATATTGAATAAGAATGAAACGGATGTCGGATTGATACCATTTAATTTAACCCGTTATTGTTTGCCATATCAACATAAATTACAATGTCGTCAATTTGATCCGCACACATCTGAATAATCTGTAGCTAAATTTTCCCATTTATCTATTGAATTATCTGCATCGTAATGGCAATCTTTACAAAGATATAGTAATAGAAATGCTTTTGAATAATCAGAATGATGTCCTTCCACATGATCTTCAGACCCGCAGAATTCACATTCTTCCAATGGAATAAGTTTACCCGATTTTACAGCTTGTCTTACAAGATAGCGTGCGCGATCCTTTTCGGGGAACTTGTCTTTGTCTCGACGTACATTCGCAGCATTGATTGTGGTTGGCTCTGACCTACGTGATTTATTAACTAAAGCTGATGCACATTTCCTTGAACATGTATGTTTTTGTCCTAACTTTTTTGTTTGATTGATACGTTTTTGGGATTTCTCAAACGAATCACCACACCATGCACATATAATCTTAGCCACATTTCTACCATTCACTTTCTTGAGTCATTTGATACCATTTTATTAATGCATTCGGCTGCAAAATCCCATAAATCTTTTGATCGGCTATTAATCATATTCAAACTAAAACTGCGACGTATTTTTCGAGTTTGTATTAACATAGAAACAAATAAAGTTTTTTTGTGATATGTACTTTTAAGTTCCCAATTTTTGGGAGAGTTAGCCCAAAGTAAATTCGTAAAAAGTTGCACGATTTCTGGCATTGGTGCTGCTTGAGTTATTTCCATTATCTTGTATCACCTTCACCTTTTAATGTTCCCATCTCTTTACGTTCTGTAAGCTTTTTGATATTCATAACACAAATTTCTTCTAGAGTAAAATCACATTTGTGCGCAATCTCTTCAATACACACTATGATATGTGATAGATGATTAGGAACTCCAGGATATCGACTTTTATTACCAAGGGGGCGTTTGTCATAATAATACAAATATTTTAAAGCTTCTGCAATACTAGTTACATGTTTGTTCATATGAAAAACTAATCGTGGTAAGGAAAGAGTACGAATTTGTTGTGTAATATGAACACCGCGCATTTCATACATCATTTTTAGGTCGAGATCAATATCACAACAAATGTTTGCAAGATACCAACAACAATCCCCAAGCTCTTTTGCAATTGCTGAAGCACGTTCTGGTGTCATATTCCAATTAGCATCACGAATGAGTTTTTTTACTTTTTCAGCAACTTCCCCACTTTCTCCGATTAAACCTAATGCTGGATAGATTATTTTTGAATCTTTTATATCAAGATAGATAGCAGTACTGCGTGCTTTTGTTTGGTATTCATGTAAGTTCATATTATTCATTCTCCTCTTCTTCAACCTCATGTTTTCCAGACTTCATTTTTGGCTGCCATTTGGCATTTTGTTTTTCTGTAGCATAAAATTTATATGGGTCTTGTGTACTAATCATTTGCCAATCAGCTAATCCATTATCAACGGCTTCTTTTGCTGTAAAGATTGTGTCGTGTGAACACATTTCTTCGATTTTTTTTAATGTAATACGGGGTTTTGTTGCTTTCATTCTGGCAAAGTAAATTTCATAGGTTCTTTCCCGTATTTTTTTACTTTGTTTACCCCATGCTTCTACACTTTTAGGAGTTCCGGTTATTGAATCTTCACCATCATGAATCATTACTACGGAATTCGGTGTAATTATTCTGGTATCGAAGGCTTGCAATATTATAGAACCCATTGATGTTGCATAACCCCAGGCTGTTCCATAAATATGCGAGGGTGATAATCTAATTATATCATACATTGCCATACCATGGTAATAATCTCCCCCGATATTATTCATATTGACAAAAATAGGTTTTGAAGATATACTATTAAGATGAAGCATTGCTTTGATGAAAAATTCAGACATTTGACAATCTGTGCCAGATTCACCTTCATCATTTGCTGTTTCAGTATTGTGTGAGCCAACATAGATCATTCGTTTAGATGGGAGATAAGAATAATCAAACCAATGATCTAAGTCTGCTTTAATATATGCCATTAGATGTGTCTCCATTATAGTTAATTTTTTTGTATTTTTTGACTGGTGTTATTAAGGCTCTTTCTATTGACCACTCAAGTTTATAAATTCTAGAAAATAAAGTTTTATAATGAATATTATATTCTTCTGACCATTCTATTAAAGTTTGAGTTTTTCCAAAAGACGTAATTAAACGGTTATCTCGTCTGTTTCTATTATTTTGTTTAGAAGTTGTCCACCGACAATTTTCTTTAAAATATCCTTTATTATTATCTATTCGATCTATCTGATATCCTTCATGATGCTCTCCCATATCTTTATCAAAATTCTTAAATTTCATCCATCGTTTACAAATAGTAATTCCTCTACCACCGTAAAGATGATAATCTCTATTATTTGGATTAGTACATCTTTGGATCATATTACACTATGATTCATAGATTACAGTTATTTTATTAACCCTACTATGACCATGTTTTATATATAAACATCCACAACTTTTAGTTTTATTATTTCTAAGGCTAGGACCAGAAATTATTTTTTCTTTTCCACAATCACATTTACATAACCATTTAGAATTTCTATATTTATCATTATTCATTCTTTTGATAACGATCAATCGTCCAAATCTTTCCCTAGTTAAATCAATTAATTTTGGCATATTATTGTACTTTAACAGTTTCGCCACCAACTCGTTCAAGCTTTTCAACCACTATACGAAAATGTCCAGCATAAAGCTCAATAAAATCTTCACGAATCCATGGATGTCCGTCCATTATATCTGGCTTACTATGAATAAGGTCAATATATTGTGGTAATTCTTGGCATAATGCATTTTGAATCTTTTGTTGATCCTTGTGTGTCTTTAAATCAAAGACTATTGGTGTTCCTATAGTTCTTTTAATCCGTCCTCTGAGACCATCTGTGTTTTGACTAGCCTTTTCTTTGGATAGTTGTTCGTTAACATCAATTAGCCCACTCCATTGTTTAAGTAGTGTTTTTACATTAGTTTTATTCACGAGATTTCTCCAAGTTTAATTACTTTGTTAGATCAGATATGACTCCAATTTCTTCCTTTATTAATAAGATAAATTGTTCCTGCATTAACATTAAATTGTTTACCAATTGACCGATAAGTGGGACGATTTGATTGTTTCAATATTATTTTGATTTGTCTAACTTGATCATTTGTTAATTTTGATGTTGAACGGTCTTCTCCGCGACATTCTCGTCTTCTGCCTTTCATAGCCATATCTTCATTATTATCGAATGCTGTTCCTAAAAATAGATGTAATGGATTAACGCACGATCGATTGTCACATTTATGACATACATATATAGTAGGATCAATATTTACATTATTATCTAACATATATGCCGCTCTGTGCGCTGTATACCGAGACACAATTCCATCAATCATAAAATTAAAATCGCCATATTTATTTGTTGCGAAATGGCCCGTCCAAATCCAACAAGAATCAGCATTTCCTTTAACTACGTTGTTCCAAAATAATTTTTCTTTTGTTTTAAGTATGCTTAATCGATCAATGTTCCAAGATTTATTTATTTGATGACGATATTGGATATAGCATTGACGAGAACAAAATGTTCGTCTTTGTCTGTAAGGAAATGAATTATTACATTGCTTACATTTTTTGGTCATAAATTCAAGCTTTTTCTAATTTGTCGGATACATGTTTTACTTATATCAGAACCAATAACATTTCTGTTTGTTGAGATAGCAGCAAAAACAGATGTACCGCTTCCTATGAATGGATCATAAATTGTGCCATTTATGGGGCAATGCCCCAAAATAATTCTTTCGATAACCTTCTGATTTATTTGATTTGGAAACCATGGTCTTCGTTCACGAAAGCTGCCACAAATTCTAGGAAAACTCCAAACATTCTGTGGAATTTTACCCGTTGGCGCAGCTCGTGAATCATTATATTTAATTTGACGATCAGATGGTATTTTAATATTTTCTGGAATAATAAAATCTGAATGCAACCAATAAATAGGACGATAACAGAGACTATATTTGTTATGACGAGATTGATCCATTCCAAAATTGTAATGCCACAATAATCTCTGGATCAATTTAATACCTATATTACTAATGGTATTCTCAACTTCTTTAATCCAGCGTTCATTACAAAGAAAGAATATTGGGCCTTTTGTTAATTTTGACATTTTCTCTAACCAAAGATGTAATTTAGCTTCATATTCATTTTTCGGCATTTTGTCTATATAATCAGGATATTTTTGATTTAAACAGTCGGGGATATCTGCAATAATTAGATCAATATTCCCAATCTCAGATTGAGGGATATCTTCAAATTTTCCATGAATTAATTTAATCATTAATCAAGCTCCACTAGTCGTTTATTAGAATGTCTTGGCGGTTTAGGTAGTGGATCACCATCTGGATATTTCATACGTTTGTATGCAGTCTTCCAGGTATCTTTGATATCCTTAGTATCAGTGTTATCTGGTAATTTATACCAACCGTATTTGTTGAAAATTTTACAACCTTCTTCTGCGGATTTTTTAGTCTTATATTCACCAACTATTTTGCCTGTTTCTGTATCTAAAACAGCCCACTGATGAACATAAGGTAAAGTATTTTTTCTGACCACAAACTGTTCCACACTATATTATACGTGTAACTGGGGAATTTGTTCGAAGAAAAATAAGAAAAATGGAACACTTTTGCAAAAATGCGCTCTCTATATATATGGGGGACGATTTTATCGGACGTAATTGTGTATAATTAAAGGTGATGGAAATGAGTTACAAGAAAACTAAGGTAGACTGTCGTTTGATTACTCGTGGAACAAAAGGGGCTAATGCCAAGGTTATTGATGATTTAGTTATTCCTGATCCAGAACCAGCTATCGGAAAGAAGACAATTAAAAAATTGGTTGAAAAGGAAACAGAGGATGATAGTCAGTCAAAAACTTCTTAATGAAGCATATCCTATTATTGAGCGATTAGCTAAATCTCGTAGTAATAATGGTGCCTTTGCGTATTATGTAAATAGTGATGTTTATCAAGAAGTATGGTGTATGTGTTTGGAGGCTTTGAATCGATATGATTCAACAATAGGCCCGATTGAGAATTATTTGGCTCGACATGTTAAAAATCGTCTTAAAAACCTTAAGAGAGATAAGTATTTTCGCCCTGGTTCGGATATTTCTAGTTCTGGTCTTGCTTGGGTTCGAATGAATTTAGTGAATGCTTTGTCGCTTGAAAGTTGTAATATTGCAGAACAAGACATACTTTTGTGCTCTACACAAATAAGTGTTGATCCAATTGAATATATTTTATGTAATGAAACTTTAATATATATTCAAGAACGACTACCTGACGATTTACTTAAACCATTTGAAGAACTAATTGAAAATAATATAATTCGTAGTTCATTGGTTGAAGAAATACGTCAAAAGGTTACCGAGATTTTAAGTGAGAGAGAAGATGGTGTCAGAAATTAAAAATCAGAGATTATCTTCTAATCCTAAAGCATTGAAAATTCTTGTTGATTGTATAAAACAAGATCTAAGTGATAAAAAGATTCAGCAACGGTTGATAGAGGAATGTGGATACAAATGGACTCTCGATACTATTGGTAGACGCCGTCGTGCTATGGGTGTGATTAAGAAGCCTGGTCAGTCTATTAATATTGATGTATTAGATGGTCCAATGCTCACCTTACCACCACATGGACTTTCTGATGGTGAAAAAGCTCATTGGTTTAGAGATCAATTCAAAAAGACACACTTATATATAACTATTAAGAAACAATTTGAATCAGAAGAAGTGGCTGTATATGTAGAAGATTTTGGTCTTCTATGTTGTCAATTTGAAGATATTGTTATTAGTGAATTTATGCAGATCGATGATTTTTTGAAACATAGACTTCTGATTGATAGACAATTGATTTTAACTCGTTTATTACAAAGACAAATTGCTGATTTACAGATATGGTTTATCGAGAATCCTAAGAAAGAAGAAGAAAACAAAGATACTATTAAGTTTCGTATTTTACAACAGAGACAATTAGACGATAGACACAGATATACTAAAGCAGCATATGATCGTTATGATGCATTAGTGAAAGAACGACAGAAAATTTATAGTAGTTTGGCCGCAACTCGTAAAGATCGTTTAGAAGAACTTAGTGGAGGCAAGCAGACATTTTTGGAGTTAGTAACCAAATTACAACATTCGCAAGACGAAAGAGATAAGCAGGGGCGTTTTGCTGAATTAACAAAGATTGCTGCTGAAGATATTACAAATGAATTTCGTAAATCTATTGAGTTTCCTGATGGTAGTGTTGAACCAATAATTATGGATGCAGATACTGATTTCGGGGAGAATGATGATGAATAAATGTGCTCTATATATTCCGCGTCCTGGGATGACATCAAAAATGATACAACATGGTTATGTTGATGCTTTGCGATATCTTGGTTGGAAAGTATATGTTGGAAATCCCAAGACTAAATTAGGTTGTCGTGAATTAATTGAAAAATATGGAGTTCAATTAATTATGACTTTTTCAAGATATGGTATAAGACAACTACCTATTAAAGTTATAAATGATAATCAGGTGGTGGTAATTATTGATGCTTTACCTTTGAATCCGGCTAATGCTACAATAGATGGACCATATGAATTTGCTCATGATGATGAACCAGATTTAATAAAAGAAATTAAAGAAGTTATTGTACATACTCGTTTGGAGCCTAATTTATGGTTTGAATATATGCGTGGTTGGCAGAATAGTAATCTTGTGCATTTACCAGTGGCGGGGAATATGGTTAAAGCATTGCCGTCAACATGTTCAGTATTAACTGATGTTGCGATGGTTGCTAATTTTAATCACCGACAAGATATTATGAAACATTTGATTGAACCATTGTTTAAGAGGTTAGATTTACTTGGTTATTCTTATCAAGTATTCGGTGATAACATTTGGCAGTTAGCTGGTCTTAATTATAATGGTCCACTAGATATTGTTAAATTAGCTCATGTTTATGCAACAGCTAAAGTATGTCTTAATGTTCATACAGTAAAACAGGTAAAGCTTCAAGCATGTGTCAATGAAAGATCATTCATGATTCCGTTGTGTGGTGGCATTCAAGTATCTGATAATCCTATGATTTCTAAATATCTTGGGAAGCATTGTGAAATAGCTATTAGTACAACTAATTTTATAAATAAAGTAATTGGGCTTGTAGAGGATCAATCACAGCGTTTTGATAAGATTAGGGCTAGCGTAGAATATGTAGCTCAAAATCATACATATTTTAATAGATTGGCTGATCTTTTCCGAATAGCTAGATTGCATAAATATGAGGAAGATGTTAAGACCAAGGGACAAAGAGCGGCGGTACGGCATTGTTGGGAAATTGATGCACGATTATGTGCAGAGGAAAGGGGTATACCTTATGAGCAAAAGGTCATCGGAACTTCGTAATCTTAGTAGACGTATTAGTGGTGTTACTATGCCAATTACTCGTAGACGTATGAGATGGGGTCGTAATTGGCCTTGCTTATGTAATTCTGGTAAAAAATATAAACGTTGTTGTATGAAGGAAATTGATAGTTTTACAATTTCAGATGGTAATGCTAATATTACTGCGTTATCAGAGGATATTCAAAAAATGATTGATGCACATCAGAAGACGAAGAAGAATGGAGATATGAAGAAAAATGGGTAAAACTGCATTCATCACTGGGACAACTGGACAAGATGGAAGTTATTTGGCAGAATTCTTATTGGACAAGGGATATAAAGTTTATGGATTGATTAGGCAATCATCAGTTGATACCACTGAACGCATTATTCATTTCCAGCATCATCCTAATTTTGAATTAGTTGATGGTGATATTACAGATGTTACATGTATGCATCGGTTGATTTCCGGGATTCAGCCGGATGAAGTTTATAATCTAGCTGCATTAACCCATGTGGGTGCTTCATTTGATCAACCAATTACAACGTGTCAGATTGATGCTGTTGGTCCTCTCGGTATACTTGAAGCAATTCGCCAATCTTCACCACAAAGTAAATTTTATCAAGCTAGTACATCTGAGCTTTTTGGTAATGTTAATGTTATGCCACAATCCGAGACTACACAAATGGAACCTACTTCACCATATGGTATTGCTAAATTATACGCGCACCAAACGGTTGGTTTATATCGTAAAGCATATAATATTTTTGCTTGTGCTGGTATTTTATTTAACCACGAATCGCCAAGAAGAGGGGAAAATTTTGTTACGAGAAAAATTACTCAATATGTTGCTATGCTTAAAAATTGGATGAATATTAATGATGGAGTTCCTCCTTTTCCAGGGAAGATGCCGATGTTGGCTTTGGGTAATCTTGAAGCAAAAAGGGACTGGTCTCATGCTATTGATATGGTTTGTGGAATGTGGATGATATTACAACATGATACACCAGATGATTATGTACTTGGTTCTGGCAAAGCACGTTCTGTAAAGGAATTGTTGGAAGTTGCTTTTGGAACGATTGGGTTAAATTATGAGGATTATGTAATCATTGATCCTAAATTTTATCGACCAGTAGATGTTAATTATTTATGTGCTGATCCCACCAAGGCAAGAATAATTCTTGGTTGGGAACCGACAATTAGTTTTGATGAGATGATAAGTGAAATGATTGTCAGTGATTATGAAGCATTAATAAAAGAAAATACATAATAATGATAGAAAGAGCGTTAACAGAAGTAATAAAAAGAGGAAAGTTGAATGTCTAGATTAATTCTTCCCCATTACACCGTAATAAAAGATAGTCGTGAACAAAAGGGTTGGACTTTTGACGCGCATACTCCAGATCGTCGTCCCCCTAGGTGCAATGGTACCATCACAGATACCCTGGAAACAGGTGATTATAGCCTGGTAGGTTATACTGATATCCTTGCTGTTGAACGAAAATTTGCCTTTTCAGAATTATGGGGTAATTATAGCAGTAAGAAACGACCAGCATTTGAAAAAGAAATGGAACGTATGTCTGAAATAAAACATTCATATATTATAATAGAATCATCATTAACACCAGATATTCTGGAACTTTCTCCGCCGCAATTTACAAAAGGCGTCCCTGGTAAATCTTTGATAAGATGGTTGATGTATCTGTCAGTTAAATATGGTGTACATATTATCCCAGCAGGGGCCTGCGGATATCGCATAACCCAAATGATTTGTGAAGAAGTAGTTCGTGTTGAGAAGGATCGTTGGGTACATCAGGAACCCAAAAATAAACTTGAGGGAGATTGTCTTGGGTACTAAGATTACATTAAGTGAATTACTCCATGGTGATCAAGGAAAGCATCTATATCTATTCCCATTCCGTGATCGAGTACCTACAATAAATAAACATATTTTTACTGATTTAAAGCAATCCAAAGACCCGCTAGACCAAGTTGTAGTTAGTAAGATGTTGAATATTGATTATATTGGTTGGACAACCAAAGTTCTTTTGGGGATTGATTTATTTCCTATTCAAATTGCTATATTACAGATTATGTGGAATACTCCGTTTCCTATGTTGGTAGCATCACGGGGAGGAAGTAAAACTTTTTTGCTTGCGGTTTATGCTATTCTTCGAGCATTATTTGATCCTGGTTCTAAGATTGTTATTGTTGGCGCTGGTTTGAGACAAGCAAGATTAGTGTTTGGTTATATAGAAACAATTTGGTCTAATTCTTTATTGCTTAGGAGTATTGTAGGTGGTGGTAAGAAAGCTGGTCCACGTCAAAATGTTGATCTCTGTTATTTTAGAATTGGTGATTCAATGATTACAGCGCTACCATTGGGTGATGGTCAGAAAATTCGTGGATTTAGAGCAACAACGGTTATTGTAGATGAATTTGCTAGTGTGCCGGAAGATGTTTTTGATGTTGTTGTTCGTGGTTTCGCTGCTACAACTAAAACACCTGTTGATGAAGCCAGAAGTATTGCTTTTGATAAACAATTAGTTAAGATGAATATTCCAGAAGATATTAAAAAACAAATTATTAAAGATGCTAAATATAAACATGGTAATCAGATTATTTATTGTGGTACTGCCTATTATGCGTTTAATCATTTTGCCAAAAGGTATCAAATGTGGCAATCTATTATTCAAAGCAAAGGTGATCCTTCTCTTATTGCGGATATTTTTGGTGGAGAGAATTTAGTTCCTAATAATTTTGATTATCGAGATTATGCTATTATATGTATTCCTCATACTCATTTACCAGAGGGATTATTAGATCAAAGACAATTAGCACATGCAAAAGCTATTCTTCCTCGTAATGTTTATCTTATGGAATACGGAGCAATTTTTGTAAAGGATTCTGATGGATTTTATCCACGCAGTTTGATTGAAGGATGCACTGTTGGACCGAACAAGCCAATAGAAACCCCTGATGGTGCAGTTACCTTTACTCCATTGATGAAGGGTCAATCCAAACGTAAGTATGTCATGGGAATCGATCCTGCTGCCGAAAAAGATAATTTAGCTATTACCATGATTGAAGTCTGGGCAAATCATTATCGAGTAGTTTATTGTTGGTCTGTAAATAAAAAGGAATTTATCAAAAGAAAGAAACGGGGGTTAATTACTGACGATGACTACTATGCATATTGTTGTTCAAAAATTCTAGATATTGTTCGTTTATTTAATCCAGTACGAATTGAGATGGATAGTCAAGGTGGTGGCTATGCTATTTCTGAAATGCTTAGAAATAAGAAATTGCTAAATAAAGATGATGGCGATTTTCCGATCTATGAAGTTATAGATTTCGATGATCCAAAATCTACTGATGGAGAGACGGATGGACGACATATCTTACATCTTATTGCACAAACCAATGAATTTAATCAGGAAGCCAATATAGCCCTGCACAAGAGTTTAGAAACTCGTACTTTATTATTCCCAGCTTTTGATAGCGTAAAGATGTATTCTGCGATTGAGGCAGAAAAAGCAATTGGTATTACTTTTGATACTTACGAAGATAATGTATTTAATTTAGAAGAATTAAAGAATGAGCTTTGTACTATCCATATGAGTGAAACCGCAACTGGTAAGGAAAGATTTGATACCCCACAGGTGGTTCAGCCAGGGGCGGTAGAAGGTCGTGGTCGGAAAGGCAGACTTCGTAAAGATCGTTATACGGCTCTTTTATTATCTCATAAATATATTTATAACACAGATATAGCTCAACCTGATAATATTGATTATGAGGATGTGCCAGGTAATATAGAAAAGCGTGCTAAGCCACCTAAAAATGAGCCTTTATATAGAGGAGCAGGAGTGGGTAGAATGAGAAATGCCCAATATACTCGTTATGGTGGCATTTTTAAGGCTGTTAAAAATGGTAAACAAATCTAAATTTATGGTGTATAATCAATTGGACCGTTAATTAGACCGTGGTTAGTATCATGGTATGATAAGGGGGCAAAAATGGCAAAAAAGCAATCCGGTGTTCGACAATCGAAAGCTCCATCTACGGAGCAGTTGTACACTAGAGGTATAAAAAGTATCACTGAACATATTCTTCCCGAAGTATGTCATCTAACTCATGGAGTCGCACACAGAACTATCGCATCTGATGTTAATCTTCGCACAGGACATAATCGTCACGATTACAATGTCCATCGTCCAAGCGATAAACTTCCTATTAAACATGCTGATATTATCCTTGCTTGTCAGGCTATTTACCGTAAGGTAGGTATGGTCAGAAATATCATCGACTTAATGACAGACTTTGCAGCCGAGGGATTGGAATTACAACATGCCACCAAAACTCAGGAAAGATTTTTCCGTGAGTGGGCTAGGCATGTTAATTTGCAAGGTCGAGCCCATGATTTTATGAAGTTACTAATGCGAGATGCCAATGTAATTGTTCGTCGCAAAAATGGACTTATCACCAGGCCCGTTATTAAGGAAATGACAAAAGGGGCCATAACGGCTATTGATACAATTGATGAAACCAAAGTAACTGATCCGCCTGAAAAGATTAAAACTACCAAGAAGCAAGCTAAGCGTAGACAAATTCCTTGGAGATATACATTTTTATCACCTGCTGTAATTGAGAAAATTGGTGGTGAAGTTGGTCGATTTTTTGGTTCTGATGCATTGGGTATGCAAATTCCGAAATCTCTTGCTAATGCAATCAAGAGACCAAGAACGAAAGCAGAAAAAGCTTTTGTAGTTAAACTTCCACCAGAGGTTGTGAAAGCTGCTAAAAAACATGGAACTCTAGTAGCATTAGATATGGATAGAATTTATGTTGATTATTATAAGAAAGATGATTGGGAAGATTGGGGTACACCTTTCTTATATGGTGTTATTGAAGATGTAATGTTCAAAGAGAAGATGCGTTTAGCTGACATGGCAGCACTTGATGGTGTTATAAATGTCATTCGTCTTTGGAAACTTGGTAAATCAGAGCAACAAATTCTTCCGACACGCGCTGCTGTAGATAAGTTAATTGACATTCTTCAACATAATGTTGGTGGTGGGGTTATGGACCTTGTGTGGGATGATATGATTGATCTTCAGGTCGAATATCCTCCTACAGATAAAATTCTTGGAGCAGAAAAATATACTGGTGTTAATGCTGATATAGTTTGTGGTTTAGGTATTCCTGATTCATTAGTTGGAGGTCGGGGTGCGGGTGTACGTAATGCTCAATCAGCTTTTGTTCAATTGAAAACTTTGGTTGAACGTTTGGAATATGTGCGTAGTCGTGCTATTCGTTGGATGGAAGGTGAATTTCGTTTAGTTGCAGATGCAATGGGATTTAAAAAAATTCCAGCAATTAGTTTTGGTACTATGTCTTTGCGAGACGAAGCAGCAGAGAAACAATTGATGATTCAGTTACTTGATCGTGGTATTATTTCATCTGAGAAAGCTACTGAAGTATTTGGTGTAAATTATATGATTGAACTTGAGAGACTAAAAACAGAACAGCAGCTTAGAGAGGAAAATCCTGGTGCATTAGAAAAATCAAATCCTTATAATAGACCATTCTCTGTTATGGAAAAACAAAACGAGCTTGCTATTGAATTGGAAAGGGTTAAGCAGATGCGTAATGGTGATGGTGGAGGTGGAGATGGTGGCGGAGATAATCCCAGTGGGGATCAACCAAGAGATGATGGTAACAATTCTCCAGGACGGCCACCATCAACAAAGGATACTGGGCCTAGAAATACACGGACTCCCAAAACACTTTCAGTTTTGCGTGTTGTCGGAGAGGGATTTCTGGATAAAATAGATCAATTTGCAGATAATACATATCTTGAACTATATAAGATTAAGAATTTACGATCTTTGAGTAAGGCTCAGAAAGATGAATTAGAACAAGTTAAATATGGTATGTTATCTACTTTGAGACCGGGGGATATTGTTTCCAAAAAACTTATAGCTGAAAGATTAAAAACGGCAGGGAGGGATTTTAATTATATGAAAAATATTTTTGATGAATTGGTAATAAATTTTACTGAATTGACAAAAAGAGGACCAATCATGAAAGAAAAGCGAATATTGATTACTTCGGCTTGGTCTATTATGGTCGGAGAAATCAAAGATGATTGATTTAATTGGTAAAAGATTTGGTAAACTTAAAGTTATAAAACAAACCTGGAAAGATAAATGGGGAAAATCTAGATGGTTGTGCAAATGTGATTGTGGCAATAAAACGATTGTGCTAGCCAATAGTCTTAAAAGAAATCATACTAAAAGTTGTGGATGTTTAGTAACGAAATATGGTCCCAGGAAAGATGGTAAGGAACTTAAAGAATATAGATTATGGATTAATATGATTCAAAGATGTATCAATCCTAATCATAAATATTATTCTTTTTATGGAGGTAGAGGGATTATGGTTTGCGAACGATGGATGGAATTTCCGAATTTTCTGGAAGATATGGGAGAAAGTCCACCTAGATTTCAAATAGATAGAATTGATAATAATGGTGATTATTGCAAGGAAAATTGTCGTTGGGTTACTTCTAAAATAAACTGTCGCAATAGACGAAATAATAATATGAAAACATATAAAGGTAGAACACAATGTTTGACTGCTTGGGCAGAAGAGATGAATATTAATGAAAATACTCTTCGGAAACGTTTCGATCTTGATTGGACAACAGAAATGGCTTTAACAAAATCAATAAGAAGCAAAAGAAAGGTTGGAATGAAGTGATGAATTTTGATAAAATGTTTAATCTTTGTATTTCAATGGGTATTATTGAGGAAGGGGAATAGAAATGGCAATTGTAAATGTTTCATTGGATACGGCGACTAGACAAACTGTTATAACAATTAATGGTGTAATAGTTCCTTCGACAGATTTTTTAGTTGAAAGATATATGTTTGATGGTGAGGAATTTTTAAGATTTCATTATACCATAGAAGGTATTAACTAGGATGGAATGGTTGAGAAAGTGCAGATATATCTTCCTTCATTGGATGAATTGGCAACAAAAACTCATTCTCAACTTAATGAGGATGGATTTGCATCCAAGATTCTTCATGATGATGAAAAAGCAAAAGCTGATGTAATTGAATTTCTTAAACAGAATAAATAATATGCTAGTGAAAAGTCTTTTTTGTGGGTCTGTTTTCGTGTAATTTCTATCTATGATTGTGTATAATCTATACAACGGAGGTTCTAGTGCGTATTTATAAAGCTGAAAAAGAAGCGGGTATAGATTTTCAAGCAAATAAAGCATTTGTTACCGCACAGGTGCGAGTTGGCGATATTGAAAAGTATTCTGATGGTATGTCTATTGCAGAATTAGCTCGTGCAACTGATACAGTACAGACAGTGAAAGAGCTTCTTGGTCAGGAACAACCGGATTTGGCTTTAATTGTTGCTATTATGGTCAGTACTGGGTGGAATTTAAATGATGATATTTTTACACCCGAAGAGGTTTGGAAAGCTCGGTTGTCACCAGTCCATAAACCTATAAATGATAATCACAAAGGTGATAAAATTTTAGGACATATTGTTAAAAGTAGGGTATTGGATAAATCTGGTAATGAGGTTGATGGAGAAACTATTCCAACTGAATTTGATCTTGAAGTTGCTGGTGTATTATATCGAGCGTTTTCCGAATTAGCTGAACGAATTGATGAAATTATCACTAAAGCTAAAGCTGGTGAGATATTTGTATCAGTGGAAGCTTGGTTTCCTGATTTTGGTTATGGTTTGATTGATCCTGATACCAACGAAACCCAATTGATTGAACGTACCGAAGCCACGGCTTTTCTCACTAAGCATTTGAGAATTTACGGTGGTAGTGGTAATTATCAAGGGTATAGAGTTGGTCGGGTTCTTAAAGACATCATATTCGGAGCGCAGGGGTTTGTAGATACACCTGCGAATCCCGAATCGGTGATTAAGGTTGCGGCAAGTAAAGCAGCCGCTTCGCAAGTTTTTGTAAGTGCTGAATTAAATGAATTATTGGAAGGGGGTGTAGAAGACGTGGATGAAAAACAATTGCAGGTAAAGTTGGAAGAAACTCAGATGGCCTTAAAGAATAAGGAACAAGAGATTTCCGAGTTACAGAAGGCAGTAGAAGAGTTCAAAACCAAGGATTCTGAAGAGCAGATTACTGTTCTGACTAAGAAGGTTGATGAACTAACTACTAGTGTAACAGAGGCGTCTGAGAAGATGGAAGTTATTGTGGCTGAGAAAGCTGAGCTTCAGAAGAAATTTAACGAGGTGACAAAAAGTGTCGACGAAAGCAAAACGGAACTAGAAGAAATCCGTAAGAATGCAACGGCTCAAGATCGCCTGGTGAAGTTATCGGAGGTTAAAAAGATCGAAGACGAAAAGGCAACATTAGCCGAACTTCGTGAAATGACCGATGAGACATTCGAAGTGGTTCTGAAGTATGCTGGTGAAACTAAGTCTAAAGAGGTTGTAGACGGCGAGTCGGGAAAGAAGACTGACGCTACAAAAACCACAACAGATGACAAGACAGCAGAAGAGAAGGTGGCAGAGCAAGCGGAGGCGGCTCTGAATAATGTGGAAGTGGATGACAGTGCTGATCTCAACGCAAATAAAGATGTGAAAGATTCAGATACTGAATGGCAATCAATGGCAGGAGCGCTATGTGGGCGCGTAGAAAAAGATGAAGGGGGTGAATAAGAATGGCTTTAAAACCAGATCGTGAATATAATGAAATTACTGATATTACCAACTTTTGGTATCCTGATCAGGCTAGTGCTGTAGAAAAGGGTGGCATAGCTAGTGTTGTGACACAGGGTACTGGTGTTTCTCTAGGTATTAATATTACTGATGAGGCAAATATTGTTGATTATGATGCTTCCGTTGGTTCTACTACAGTTCCAAAAGGGATTCTATTACAGAATGTAGCTTTAGCAATGAGTGCTACTCGGGATTTTATTAATTATGAGAATCAAGAGATTCGTCCAGGTGACAAGTGTACGTTGGTTAGGCATGGTTGGGTAGTAACTGATATGATTACCCCTGGCCAAACTCCAGCAGTTGGAGGTGTTGCCTTTCTTGGTAATAGTGGTTTACTGGCTACTGGTGCCGTAAGTAGTTCAAAAGCCGTAGGGCGTTTTGAGACTACCAAGGACGCCAATGGGTTCTGTAGGGTTTTTATTGATATTTATGACAAAGAAAATTAAAGGGGGTGAAGAAGAATGAAGCGTAATAGGATTAGAAAACCAACTGCTGAGCAAGTTGAACTTCTGAAGAGAACTGGGTCTGCAAATAAAGCTGAGGCTTTGGAGGCGATGCATTCTCTAGCTCAGGCTTTACAAGTTCCTCTACGATCAGCGTTACTTGACGGCGATATTTTGGGCGGAATCTTCGCACCTGAAGTTCTAGACCCGAGTGCAACTGCTGAGTATCCGTTGGATTTTTATCAGACTGCACAGGAAAATGATTATGTGGCGTATATGATTCCTGGTGAAGGTGCCTTACCACAGCGTACAATCACCGGTGATGCTGTAACGATTAGCACCTACGATGTTGGTAACGCAATTGACTGGCCACTGAAGTATGCGACTTCTGCACGATGGAACATTATTGCTCGTGCGATGGAAGTTCTTGAGGCTGGTTTTGTTAAGAAGATGAATACGGATGGCTGGCGTGTCATTATCGCGGCTGGTGCAGGTCGTACTGATTATAGTGGTGGGGCTCCACTAGTATATGATAGTGCAGCAACGGCTGGTCAGTTTACGAAACGTCTTGTGTCTTTAATGAAAACAACTATGGTTCGTCTAGCAGGCGGAAATAGTGCAACGGCTAATCGTGGTCGTTTAACTGATCTGTATATCAGTCCAGAGGCTCTTGAGGACATTCGTGAATGGGATCATGATGAGGTTGACGACGTGACTCGTCGGGAAATCTTCACCGCTGGTGAGGATGGTGGACCGATGGCTCGTATTTATGGCGTCAATTTGCATCCACTAGATGAACTTGGTGTAGGCCAGGAATTTCAGACATATTTTGCAACACTGGGTGTTAGTATGGGTACAAGCGATGAGGAAGTTGTTGTAGGACTCGATCTTTCGCACGGTGATTCATTTGTTATGCCTGTCAAGCGTGAACTCCAAATCTTCGAGGATGACATGCTGCATCGCCGGATGAAGGCGGGTTTTTACGCATGGGCTGAGCATGGTTTTGCAGCTTTAGACGGACGTCGAATTTTGCTCGGCTCCTTCTAATGGGAAGTTTCTAACTCTAAAAGGGGCCTGGTGACTCATCAGGCCCTTTTTTATTAGACTAGAGAAAATCATTTTTAGGGATGGAAGGAACAAGATTTCCTTCCATCTTTTTTTATTAAAAATTTTCCATAAAATCAGCAACGAACGGTTGCTTTGTGTGTATAATACTCTAGGAAGGAGAACTGACAATGGCTCATAGAAAACAATTTGACCTAGAGAAAGCTTCTATATTATATAAAGATGATGGCTTATCAACGTCGCAAATAGCAAAAATATTTAAAGTCCATCTTCAAACAATTATCAATAGATTCAAGGAAGCCAAAATCCCGTTGAGACCGCAAGGACAAGCTCCTAGTACGATCGATTCAGATAGAATTAAATATGATTATGAGACTAACAAAATGTCCACCAAAAATATAGCCAAAACATATAATATTTCTGTTTCCTTGGTCCAAAAGAAACTCAAAGAAGCTGGAGTCAAATTACTCAGGGTCGGTGGAATTTCAAGAACAATACCAATCGATAGAATAAAATTATTAACTTTGTATCTAGAGCAACAATTGAGCCTTACGGCATGTGCAGAACAATTTAGAGTAAGTAGTTCTGTTATCCGTCGTAGATTAAAGCAAAATGGTATTAAAATTCGTTCTGTTGGCGAACAACAAACAGATAAATCCGTTGATGATGTGAAGATAATCGATTTATATTGGAACCAAAAATTAAGTATCGCTGAAACTGCTAAAAAATTAGGAAAGAGCCATGGATTTGTTAAAAAACATCTTAAAAAATCTGGTCGTGGAACACGAACAGTGTCTGGCGGGGCTAGATTGTGGAGAGGTAGCGATGAAATACCAGATGAACAATTAATTCACCTATATGACGGATGTGGTTGGTCGTGTGAGAAAATTTCTGCTTATTTTAATAAAAGTTCTCAATTTGTATTAAAAAGATTCATAGCAATTGGAAAAGAACGAAGAAAAAATATCGGTGAAAATAATGGTTCCTGGAAAGGTGGTGTAACCGATATTCGCAATGCTGTACGCAGTTGCGCTGCTTCTTCACAGTGGCGTACAGATGCTTTTTCCAGACAACAATATAAAAGCGAAATTTCTGATCAACAAATTAGAGAATTAAATTGTCATCATATTTATCCATTTCATGTTATATTACGGTCATCAATTACAAAACATTCCCCATTATTAGATGAATATCGCAATTTAGCTATTATAAATGATCCAAGATTTTATGATGCGAATAATAGTTTGGTTATTTCAAAAGAAGAGCATGACAAAATAGAAGAGGGGAAGTTGGAACAAGCACATCCTTGGTGGAAAATATGGCAAGCATATCCAGATTTCGCTATTAAACGCAGTGATTTAACACATAATGATTTCCAATTATTTGATGATAATGGCCAATTGCAACCTATCGAGTATTATATACAAGCCTCAGCTACCAAAGAAATACGACAAATCATAAGATACGAGCATTATTTAGGTACTCTTCCTGGATCAAAACTTATTTTAGTGGCCAAAAGAGGTAATATAATTATCGGAATAGCCACTTTCGGAATTGGAACAAATAAGTATATAGAGAAAAACACTTGGGAGCTTACACGTTTATGCATTCCTTTCTATGTCGTGCGTCCCTTTAGTTGTGATTTTCTTAATCAATGCTGTCAATATATAAGAGATAACTATACACAAATTAAAAAACTTATATCGTTTGCTGATTCATCCGTTGGACACAATGGTGGTGTTTACAGAATGGCTAAATGGGACAAAGCCGGAAAGACACAACCAAGTTATGCATATTTTGATCCATTAGCATTAAAATTAATGCATAAATCATCATGTAGGAGAATCAAAAATATAGATAAAACCGAACGAGAATTAGCCCAAGAACGGGGATGGATTCGTATTCCATTAGGTCATAAATACAGGTACACTTTAATCCTATAATTTCACTTATTTAATTCATATCATAAAAGAGTTAGAGACTATATATGGTTTCTTGCTCTTTTTTTTCTTTCCTTTATTGGTGTATAATCTAGTGAAAGGTCTTTTCCTGGGGGTATTATGTCTTTATCAGATGCAAAAGTAATAGAATTGTATTCTCAAGGGGAAAGTTGTGCAGCGGTAGCTCGTTTTGATGGATGTAGTGAAACATCTATGTATAATAGGCTAAAATCACTTAGAGTTAAGATGCGAAGTCGATCGGAGGCAAATCAAATTTTCCCCGATTTTCTTTTTATATCTCTATATAACATAGGTCTTTCTTCTTCTCAGGTTGGAAGACTTTTGGGAGTTGATTCTTCGACTGTCACAAAGAGGTTACATACCCTTAAATTCCCTTTGCGGTCTCGCTGCGTAGCATCTCGGATTCGGTATACCGAAAAAGAGTTCAAGCGATATTTTATGGTATCTAATATCATTGATCAATTAATAGAATTAGCAGGTGGATAATTTTTGTGTTAAGTAAGGAGGTTTGAAATGGCTTTAATAGGACAGTCAATTGCTGAATTTGATTTCTTTCCAGATGCGCCACCGGCTATTGTGGGCGAGTTGGTGACAGGTCAAACTGTCAATATTGAACTTTGGGAAGATGGTACACCAACTTCGATTAGTGCAAGTGGTTGCGCTGAGATTAATAGTACAGGACGATATACTTGGTCTACGAGTGGTATTCCTGTTTTAACTGCTAGCCGTCAGCAATTCCATTGGCGAATGTCTGCTTCGGGTGTATCAACTACTGATGATGGAGATTTTGTGCTTATTTCTCATGAGAATCGTGATGGTGGTATGCCTTCATTGAATGACAAAAGTTCATATATCGTATAGAATTAAGGAGATAGAAAATGAGTTGGGATGCTGATCTGATTTTGATGGTAAGAGTTCTTGTGAGTGATATTGCTTCACCACAGACTTACACTGATGAATATCTTGAACGGGTATTGATTACCGCTGGTATTATAGTTGATGCCGAAATTCCGTTCGATTATGATTATTCATATGATATCAGTGCCCTAACAATTTCTCCCGATCCTGTAACAAGTGAAGATTCAGTTTTTATGGCTTTAGTTCCATTGAAGGCTGCGTGTATTCTTGTACAAGGTGAATTCAAACAAGCATTGGGTCAGGGAATTAAAGTGCGAGATGGTGATAGTGCAATTGATACAAGTGTCAGTTTTAGGGGTTACCGTGATATTCTGGAATTTGGACCATGTGCTGCATATGAAAAACTTAAATGGTCTTTGTTGGCATCTAGTGGTATTGGTAAGGCTGTTTTAAGTCCATATAGAATACCTGGTGGTAGCGCATTATCGACTATTTCATGGTATTATGATCAATTTGAAACTGGTCGAATGGATCGTTTTTGATTTGTAGGTATGAATTATGGCAATAATTTTTGGTAGTGAATCTGAATTTCTTGATGTAGGTGCGGCTAGTTATATCTCTTGTGCTACTCTGGATTCGTCCAAATTTATTATTGCATATCGGGATGGTGATGATTCAAATCATGGTACTGCTAAAATTGGAACAGTCTCTGGTACGAATATAACATTTGATAATGAGGCAGAATTCCTTAGTATTGGTGCAGCTACTCATATTTCTATTGATGTTTTGAATTCATCCAAATTTATTGTTGTATATTCCGATGGAAATGATTCGGACCATGGTACAGCGAAAATTGGAACGGTTTCAGGTACAACTATAGCTTTTGGTGATGAAACGGAATTTCAGTGGTCATTAGGCGGGGTGAATTTTAATTCTGTTGCGGCTCTTGAACCAACCAAATTCATTGTTGCATATCAAGATCAGGCAGATTCAAGTCATGGTATAGCTAACATCGGAACAGTTTCTGGTACAACTATTACTTTTGGTGATAGAACAGTGTTTAACGACACAGGCGCGACACCTTATATTTCTGTTGCGATGCTTGATGAATTTAAATTTGTTGTTGTATATAAGGATGATTTCGATTCAGGTCATGGTACAGCTAAAATCGGAACAGTTTCTGGTACAACTATTACTTTTAGTGATGAAAAGGAGTTCAATAGCTCAGGTATAGTATATTATAACTCCGTCGCAGCCTTAGATACAACTAAGTTTGTTGTTACATATCGGGATGCTGCCGATTCGGATCATGGTACGGCTAAAATTGGAATGGTTTCGGGTACAACTATAACCTTCGGTGATGAGACGGAATTTAATAGTGGTTTAACAAATATTAATTCCATTGCAGTTTTGGATACGACCAAGTTTGTTATTGCATATAATGATAGTGCCGATTCAAATAAAGGTAAAGCAAAAGTTGGAACAGTTATCGGAACGAATATCACATTTGATGATGAAGTGGAATTTCTCAGTGTAGACGGAGTCGATGATATTTCTACTACTACTTTATCTGCGAGTAAATTTATTATCGGATATCGGGATACTGCTGACTCTAGCCATGGTACGGCCAAAGTTGGAAGCATACCTATCGGACTTACGGAGATTACTACATCTGGGGATTTATTCATTCATGGATATACCGATTATACTGCTTCTGGCGATTTATTTGTCTATGGGCTCGATAACATAGAGATATCAGGAAATCTATATATCCAAAGTCATGAAGATATTGTTGTTTCTGGAGATTTATTCATAGATGGACATATCGATGTTAGTGGTTCAGCACCATCATTATTTATTCGAGGTATTGATGCTATTGCTGCTAGACCTTTAGATTGGCTCCTAAAAACATCAGATCATTATCCGCAAATCATTGGAACTCTAGATGGTGCTACTAGTGCAAATATTCAGCTTTGGGAAATTACCGATGGACAAAATACCCCGGTCTCTGTTGTGTCTAGTGGTTGCTATCAAATAGGAAATACTGGACGCTGGGCATGGTCAACGTCTGGTTTGCCAGTTTATACCACATATCAACAACAATATTTTTATATGATGACGGCAGATAATAGTGAAACATTCACAGGACAATTTTTCTTAGAATTTCCTGAAAATGCAAAATGGATATATCCACGTAATTTAATAGAGTATTTACTTAATTAGAAAGGAGAGATTAGATATGCCAAATAATAAAGTTTATATTAATCCTGAGACACCGCTTAAATTTGCTGATAGTGCTCAAAGTCCAACTAAGAATCTTACCTTGGCTAATCTTGCAGCAGGTGCTGGTAGGATTTCTGCTCAACATGATCTTGGAGATTCTGCTAGATCAGAATGGTATGAATGGAGAGCTACATTTCAATTTGCTACTACACCAATAGTAGATGAAACAGTTGATATATATTTATCTACATCAGATGGAACTGATGAGGATGGACAAGAAGGAACATCAGATGCAGCAATTGGAAGTACTAACAGTCTAAAAAATATGTATTATATTGGAAGTGTTATAGTTACATCAACAGATACAAATCATGATATGACTGCTGCTGGCATTTGTCGTATTGTAGCAAGATATTTTAGTGTTGTTATTCATAATAATACTGCGGATAATTTAAGAAATGATACAGGTGTTAATACAATTATGATTATTCCAATTCCACAAGAGGTACAGTAAATATTTGGAAAAAGGAAAAAAAGTTGGAGGTGAAATTATGGCAACATATATGGAATTATATAGCGCAAATAATGATAGCGATCTTCAGGATAAAGTTGCAGTAGCGGTTATAATTGCTGCAGAGATGATTCGAACTGATGCATCTCCACCAGATAATCAAAACCAACGACTACAATGGGGTAAACTTGTGATGAATAATCCTGTTGTAGAAGCAAAGAGAATGTTGTGGGCAGTATTAGCTGCCAATAAAGATATTGAATTATCTCAAATTTTAGGGGCATCCGATGAGATGATTCAATCAAAAGTTGATGATGCAATTGATTTATTTGCAGGTTTTGCTGGTTCTGGAATTTTATAATCATTTCAGTAAAAATTACCGGACCGTGGTTTGCTATATCAATAGTAACATTGCGAATAATCATTCTACCGGAGGTATAATAAGTGGCTCGTAGTTTTAAAAATTTATCAAGTAGTTATTTGCAGGTTGAATCACCTGTTGTTACTGATTATCCATTTACGATGAGTTGTTGGTTTAATGTTTCAAATATTACAGCAAATCATGCATTAATGTGGATTGGTGATAAAGATGTACCTGATTATTGGACACTATTAGGAGCATGGGGTAATCTAGTAGGTGACCCAGTTATAGCTTTTTCACACGATTATAGTCCACCAGGTACACCAGCACAAAAAGCCGAAACTTCAACTGGTTTTAGTGCTAATAAATGGTATCATGCTTGCGGTATATGGGGTGGTGTAAGTAACAGAACTGTTTATCTTGATGGTGGCGGTAAAGTTACGGATACTGATACAGTTGGAGCAATGACTGGGCATGATCGTACAGCCATTGGAGCAGCTAGAGATAGTAGTCCAGGTGCATATACTGATGGTAAAATCGCTGAAGCAGCTATTTGGAATGCAGTATTAACTGATGCTGAAGTTATACGCCTAGCGGCTGGTTACTCACCTTCATTAATTCGTCCACAGAACCTTAAATTTTATATGCCTCTTGATGACAACAAAGATAGAGATATTATAGGCCGTTTGAAATTAATGCCTTATGGATCAGTTGGTCTTTCAAATCATCCGTATATTATTTATCCTATTAAACATCGAAAAGTACCTCTATTAACATCATTATCTACAGAAATATCTAATAGTTTCGATTTATATATAAGTACTGTTCCTAGAGATGATATTTCTTTGTTTATAGATGGTTATGGATATGGGGATGCTTCGGGTACTTTATACACTTTTGGTGTTAGAGTTTGTCGAACTGATACAGAGTTTAGTGTTAATTATCCATCTGGTTTATCTTGTTACACTTTAGGTAGTGGTATTACTACTGAAAGTGATCAATTTGATTTGTTTATACATGGAAATGATTATCAAACTGCATCAGGAGATTTATTTATAAAAGGATGTATAGAAGTTAGTGGAATACAAGAACCACCATTATTTATTCGTGGTTATGATACTTTTTCTACTTTAAGTTTTGGTAATTTGATTTTTGGTGATGAATCAGAATTTCTTAGTGAGGGTATAGCTAATGATATTTCTACTGCAAGACTTGATGCATCAAGATTTGTTGTTGTATATAAAGATCAAGCTGATTCAAACCATGGTACAGCTAAAATAGGGATTGTTAGTGGTACGGCCATAACATTTGGTACAGAGACAGAATTTCTTAGTTATGATGGAGCCCAATTTATTTCTGTTGCTACTCTTGATTCATCTAAATTTGTAGTTACATATCAAGATAATACTGGTCAAGGTGTAGCTAGAATTGGGACTGTCAGTGGTACAAATATAACATTCGGTGTAAAAAAAGAATTTCAATCAAGTCTTTATTCACGGTATATTTCTGTTGCTACTTTCGATTCATCTAAATTTGTAGTTGTATATACAGATAGTGGTGATTCAAATCATGGTAGTGCCAGGGTTGGTACAGTTTCTGGAACAACTATAACTTTCGGTAATGAGGAAGATTTTGCTATTTATGATGGGGCAGACTATAATGATGTTTCAGTTATTTCTACAGATAAATTTGTTGTTGCATATAGAAACAAAGACCAGCAGAACTATGGTATGGCAAAAATTGGTACGATAAGTGGAACTACCATCACTTTTGGTGTCGAAACAGCATTTCTTAGTGTAGATGGAGCAACTTATATTTCTGTTGATACTATATCTGATACAAAATTTGTTGTTGCATATCGAGATAATGCTGATTCAGATCATGGTACAGCTAAAATAGGAACTATTAACGATACAACCATAACATTTGGCGATGAAACAGAACATCTTAATACTGGTAGAGTATCTTTTAATTTTGTTAAAGCTATATCTGAAACAGAATTTTTAATTGCGTATAATGATAATGCCGATTCAGATCATGGTACAATGAAAATAGGAATGATTGATGGTACTGATATAATATTCAGTACAGAAAAAGAATATAATAGTAAAGATAATGGAACATATTGGAATCCCATTGTAATTCTTGACTCGGAATATGTTGGTGCAACTAAATTTGTTGTTTCATATTTCGATTTACCTGATGATGGCCACGGTACATCAAAAGTAGGACTAGCTTCAAATTTATCACCACAATTATTTATTAAAGGTCATATAGATAATATTGCTTCTTGCGACTTATTTATCCAAGGTCATAAAGAGATCACTGCATCTAGCGATCTATTTATTCGCGGACCAGGAATAACAGTATCTAATGATCTATTTATTCAAGGTTATGATGTCTTTCAATCATCAAGTGATTTATATATTCATAATAAAGAAGATATTGCCATTTCTGGTGATTTATGGATTTATGGCTATGATGTTTTTCTTACCAAAGATGATATACCACGACTTTATGCATGGGGGAAAAATAATTATGGCCAAACTAATACACCTTCGCCAAACACAGACTTTGTGGCTGTAGCCGGGGGTGATGGGCATGGTCTTGGTCTTAAGGCCGACGGGTCTATTGTAACTTGGGGAAACAACTCGCAGGGTCAATGCGACGTTCCGATACCGAATACGGGCTTTTCTGAAATTGCTGCTGGCGGATTCCATAGTCTCGGGCTTAAGGATGATGGCTCGATTGTGGCGTGGGGATTAAATTCACTAGGCCAATGCGACGTTCCGATACCGAATGCGAGCTTTTCTGGAGTTGCGGCAGGTGGGTGGCACAGTCTTGGCCTGAAGGCCGATGGCTCGATCATTGCTTGGGGATGGAACGATTACAATCAATGCGACGTACCAGCACCGAACACGAATTTCATTGCTGTTGCGGGGGGGTATGGCCATAGTTTAGGTCTTAAGTCCGATGGCTCGATCGTAGCGTGGGGATACAACGACTATGATCAAACCGACGTACCAGCGCCAAACACGGACTTCACGGAGGTTGTGGCTGGTTGGTTCCACAGTCTGGGTCTGAAGGCTGACGGCTCGATCGTTGCTTGGGGAAGGAACACCTACGGTCAATGCGACGTACCGGAGCCAAATACAGACTTTGTGGCTGTTGTGGGTGGTGGACACCACAGTCTCGCTTTGAAGACCGATGGGTCTATTGTAACTTGGGGAAACAACTCGCAGGGTCAATGCGATGTATTGCCTAATATAGATTTTATAGAGATTGGGGCGGGATATTGGTATACTCTAGGTATCGGAATATTTGATATTAGTCCACATCTTTTTATTGAAGGAACATTATCTTCAATTGCTTCTGGTAATTTATTTATATCGGGTCCACAACAAATAGCTGCTTCTGGTGATCTATTTATTTATGGACCAAAATTAATATTAACTTCTGGTGATTTATTTATAGAAGGTTATGTAGAAGTCGAGACTTCTGGTAATTTATTTGTTGAAGGACATATTGATCAAAACACTTCGGGTAATTTAATTATCGCAGGACAAGATAGAATAGATGCGTCTGGTGATTTATATATAGATAGTCATGAAGATACTATTGCGTCTGGCGATCTATTTGTATATGGACAAGATATCATTTCAGCTTCTGGCGATTTGTTTATTCAGGGACAAGCTTTCATTACAGTTTCTACGTCTGGTGATTTGTTCATCTATGGATACGACGATACTTTTATGTCTGGCGATCTGTTTCTATATGGACACAATGATATTAATGTTTCAGGTGACTTATTTATTTATGGATATACAGGTCACACTGCTTCTGATGATTTATATATATATGGACATTTAACGACCGATGAACAATGTAATTTGTTCATTAAAGGTTACGACGATATTCAAACATCAGGTAATCTTTTTATCAAGGGATTTATTGAAACTAGCGGTGTATTTACACCATCATTGTTTATTCATGGTCATGACACAATCCCTGCTTCTGGCGATCTATTCATTTGGGGTCATGCCGACAATATTTTATCTGGTGACTTATATATTATCTCACATATTACAATTGAATTAACTAGCAATTTGTTTATTGGTGGACAAGATAGTACAGAAACATCTGGTGATTTATTCGTCCATGGACATTTGGATTATGTCGATTCTGGAAACTTATATATTTGTGGTCCGATTCAATCGATAATATCCAGTAATTTATTTATAAAAGGATCGGGAATTATTCCATCAAATAACTTTATTACTCTTTTTATCAATGGATGTAGATTGAGATCAATCGTAGTTTGCCCCACACTCGATCCAACAGCTAGTATTCAGATACCCAATGAAATAATTACAATTTATCAGTCACATATTGATGCCTTAATTAATCAGCTTGGTAAAAATGTTACTTTAAGCTTTGATTCACAATTAGAACAATGTCCAAATTGTATATATGATGCTATTAATAAAAGGTCTACCGGGGTGTATAAACAAGGGGGATCACGGCCTTTTATAAGAGGTAAAAAATGTCCATATTGTTATGGCGAAGGATTTTTGGAAACTTATACTCAAAAATGCATTAAATGTTTAATTAAATGGAGTCCACACGATATTGAGAGATATGGAATTTCGATAGAAAAGAAAGAATCAGTGGTGAGATTTAAAACATATATTACGGAAATGAATGATTTATTAAGGGCAAGCAGTGCAATTGTTGATTTAAATCAAGTAGATATTACAGAATTAAAGGTACATCGAATAAAAGGCCCAATACCTATTGGTCTACGCGAAGATAGATATTGCATTAGTTTTTGGGAGTTGATATAATGGCAACAATAACAACATCTGGTAATCTATTTATTAATGGTTATGAGCCAAAACCTGCTCTTGTTTGTCCGACATTAGACCCAACAGCATCTATTCAAATTCAAGATTCATTAATCGATATTTATCAATCACGAATTGATGCTTTAATCAATCAACTTGGTAAAAATGTATTATTAGAATTTGATCCTATTCAGGAGTCTTGTCCGAATTGTTATTTTGATACAATAAGAAAAAGATCAAATGGTATTTATAGACCGGGTGGACCACGGCCATTTGGAAGAGGAAGGAAATGTCCGTATTGTTTGGGGCGAGGATTTTTAGAAACTTCAGTACAGAAATGTATTAGATGTTTGATTAGTTGGAACGCTGGTGATACTGAAAATTATGGTATATCTACTACAGATTACAAAAGCATAGTCAGATTCAAAACATATTTATATAATTTTGATGATTTAGTAAGAGCCAAATTTGCTATATCAAATTATGCTATAATGAGTCTTGTTAAATTAAGGGTTCGTTGTATAAAACAACCTATCATTGTCGGTTTAAGAGAAGATCGATATTGTATTAGTTTTTGGGAGTTGGTTTAATGACTCGGATAATATTCAATATAGAACCAACAGCAAAAACTATGACTCAATTAATCAAAGGAGTTAAAAGAGAAGGGTCTAGAATATGGGCAGGACGAGTTTTAACTAGGGCAGCATTGATAAGTCAAGAAATTGGAACAATGTTAGTTAAAATTTTTAATAATACTGTTGTAGCTAAAGCTCTCAGGGGTCAAGGTTCAGAAGATTTACCAGCCCATTTTGGTCTAGATGATAGTACTGCGAACGCTTTGGCTGATGGAATGGCTGAATTAATTCGATCATCTGTTCATATTTTAAGTAGAAGTCAAGGTGATACGGTATCGATAAGAATTCAAGCAGTAGAAAAAAACTGGGGTGAATATTTAAGTTTACCCGGCGCGCAATATATATCTAGTCCATCAAATATTACTATTCCCGTAGTTAAATGGCTTTTGATGGACCCAAATATTGATATTGGCGCTGCTGCGTATCAAATAATTTTCAGCGGAGATAGTGAACAATTTAATACCAGAATACAAAAGGTATCCCGCAGTGGAAGAGCAATAATGGTTTCGTTAGAGGCGCTTGGCGGTGGCGGAACCCCATATGTTCTTCCTTCAATTGTGTCAGGTGGAATGGGTGAAAATTTCATAGAAATGGCCCTTGGCCAGAAGGGTGTATCGCAGAAGGCAGCACTAATACTAGTGAAGAGAGTAATTTAAAATGAAAAGATGGACACAAGACGCAATAGATTTATTAAAAAAATATTATCCTACTAAAAGTAGTAAATATTGCGCTGATTTACTTGGTAAATACCCCAAATCTGTTCGGGGACAAGCTTCTAGACTTCGCATACAAAGTAATTATAAATGGACAGTAGACGAAGAGAACGTATTGATAGAATATTATACTGAATATGGCGGCAAATATTGTTCTAAAGTTTTAAATCGATCTTATCAATCCATTTCTGGGAAAGCATTTTTGCTCGGGTTGACTAAAGTTATTAGAGACTGGAGTAAACAAGAAGAGAATATCTTAAAACAATATTATAAAATTCGTGGAATTGAATACTGTTGTAATTTATTGGGTAGATCATATAGTGCTGTAGTATCTAAGGCTAGGAAATTGGGTATTCATACTGATACTTTTAATGGATTGCCGACGAAATCAATTCTTAAGAAACTTACTAATAATCAAGTAATAGCATTATGTCAAATTCATGGCCCAACGCCGCATTATCTTAAGAAAAATGGGAAAATAGACATATGTGTTCAATGCAAATTAGTCAAACATGGAGAAAGAATGAAAACCGACGAAGGTAGAGCTTATTCAAGAAGGATGACTCAGAAATTTAGATCAACTCCAACAGGGAAATTTATTTGTAGATTACGAACATCTTTGAATAACGCTTTGAGATCAAAAAATATAATAAAAAATAGAATAGGATGTTTTCGTTTACTACCATGTTTACCCCAAGAGCTAAAGGAACATCTAGAATCAATTAGATTGTCTCAGAATAATCAATGTCCAATATGTCATCGATCATATGATATAACTCCTTGGACTATAGATCATATAATACCTGTTAAGATCGCTAAAACAGAAAGGGATGTTTTGGAATTATTTAGTCTTGACAATTTATCCCTACTATGTCAATCATGTAATAGTAGCAAAGGAGCTAAAATATGTCTTTAACTTTTAAAGGTATTGGGCATGGATTCGGGGGATACGAATTAACTGATCAACTTCTTTACAATTTGAAATTTTGGATAGACCATAATTTATTACAAAATGGTGCATACGGTATATATGAATACGATTCTGCCAGTTGGTTTGATGATACAGAATCACAATTACACCTCGTTCCAGACGAAAGATATGAATATGGACGAGTATGGGAGGCGGTTGGTCGAGAATTTGTTTGGGAGAGCGGCGTTTCGTTGGGTAGCGGTGCTATTGATCCTTTCAGAGTTTCGGGTGTTTATATTGACGGAGATTTTTATTCGACTGATTCTGTCGGTATCAATCGTCATCATGTAGATTATCTAAATGGTCGGATTATATTCGATGAACCAAAAAACGCTAACGATGATATCAGAGCAGAGTACACCCGACGATCTGTGCATGTGGGATTTGCCGATTCTACAGAATTCAGAGTGATGATGCTAAATGCGGTGGAGGAATTTCTATCTGACTCTTTGCCGTCTGGCACCACATCCAGAGAGCATCAGATTTGGTTACCGAGTATTTTTATTGAAGTTGGTACTGGTAAACAACGAGGTTTACAATTGGGTGGTGGACAGATAAAAACAAGATACGTGACTTTTCATATTTTCGCAGATAATCCATCGGATCGAAATTTATTAATGGATTGGTTAGATTACCAGAGTCGGACTACCTTTTGGATGACTGATTTGAATAGTATTACCTTTCCATTCGATGAATATGGAGATATTGTGTCGGGAGTAACAAACTGGGTAGATATGGTATCGGATCACCCATGGAAACGTTTGAGAGTCATAGATAGTAATTCGGCAACAATAAATTCATTAAATTCTCAGTTATTTAGAGCTAGAGTAATATATGAAGTAGAGATTGATTTTGGAAATATCTAAGGAATTGCATAAAGTTGGTGTATAAGTAATACAAGGAGGTATGATTTATGCAGGACAGAAAAAGTAGGTCAGATCAATGGAATCCAGAAGATGTTATTGTACAAGAAATAATTCGGAAATATAAGGAGGGAAAATCTGCCAGACAATTAGGATTTGAATATAATATTACAGATATGGTAATAACATCTTTGTTAAAGAGGCATGATGTTTTTATTAGAAATCGTAGCGATGCCAAAAGAACTAATTTAATTAAAGAGGATGTTTTTGATACAATAGCAGAAGAAAGTGCTTATTGGATAGGTTTTATTCTTGCTGATGGAAATGTATATCATCCACCAAAAAGATCAAAACAATTAAATATTGGTTTGGCGGAAAAAGATTGGGAACATCTAGAGAAATTTAAGAAATTTATTGGATCTAATAAATCTTTATATTATAATAAGGGTGGAGTGTTTTTGAGTATATATTCTAATCGGATTGTTGAAAAATTATTTGAGTATAATATTGTTCCAAGGAAAAGCAAGATAGCTAAAGTCCCAGAATCTCTTAAGAATAATAGGCATTTTTGGCGAGGGATGATTGATGGGGATGGGTGGATATCAGAACGACAGGATAGTTCAATTATTTTAGGTTTATGCGGTACGTCAGATATAGTATTTGATTTCAAAAGATTTGTTGAGTCTAAAGCATGGTATATCGTGGAAATTCCAGATGTGAAACCGTATAAAAAAACTGAATGTTGTTGGGAAGTTAAATATGGTGGATTATATGTTTGTAACTTACTGAATATTCTTTATTATGCTTGTTGTATTAGTCTGGATAGGAAAAGAATTTTATCACATTGTGTATAAGGAGAATAGATGGATAGATTTGGGATAGTTTTGAAAAGAAAGGTTGAGGTGAGTGTATATGTCTTCTAACTCAAGGATTTTCTACGCCATACAGGCTGTGGGTTTCGCTCCTCATGATACGTTATGTCCGCTTGATGCTGGCGCACTTCATGCAGGTTCGGGAACACATCCGTCTGGATTTATAACTGCACATGGTGTGCAAAGTGTTGGTTTGAATACTACGTTCAATCTTGAACAAGTATTTGAACTTGGTCAATTGGAGCTTTATGAGAATATTGAGGGTATTCCAGATATTGAGTTAACGGCCCAAAAGGTGCTTGATGGATATCCATTACTATATCATCTTGCTACGCCGGGTGCAACATCAGCAACTTTAGTTGGGCGTTCTAATGAACGATGTTTTGCGGCTCTCAATATTTATCCAGATACTTTTGATAATGCATCTGGTACGCCGCTACAATCAGTTGGTATGTCCGGGATGTATGTTTCAGCGATGACATATACAATGAATGTCGAAGGAAGTTCTACAGAAGACCTTACTATAGTTGGTAATAATAAAGAATGGGTGGCTAGTGGTTTAACTCACTTTGCACCATCTGTGTTTGATGGTTCTGATGAACCATTATCAATAACTGCTTCTGGTGGTGTAGCTCGTCGGGAAAATGTTTTGATGGGTAGTGGTTGCGCGATGGATAGTTCGGCTGTTATTACTGGTGTTAGTGGTAGTATTTGGCCTACAGAACTTGATGGAATTGATGCTAATGGGTGGAATTTAGTATCGGGAGATTCCTATAGTGCCCATCTCCAAACAGTTACTGTTTCAACTGATCTTGGTCGTGATCAATTATTTGAGCTTGGTCGTCGTGGACCATATCATCGGTTTGTTTCGTTCCCGACTGAGGTAACTTGTGCAATTGATACCACTTCGTCTAAGGGTGATTTGATTGATGCTCTTGCTGATCCAGTTGGCGGTAATAACCTTACTAATCAAAAGATTTTCATCTGGGTTGAAGAAGGAACACGTATCAACCTGGGTGCGAAGAATAAGCTGGCGTCGGTAACTTATGGCGGTGGTGATAGTGGTGGTGGCAACGTGGCTGTAACTTACAACTATTCGAATTTCAATTCTTTGAAATGCACTCATGTGGCCGATCCTGCCGGACTTGCCACTTAAAAGATATAGATAATTTTAAAATTGATAATCGAGGTAGTTTTCGGACTACCTCGATTTTTTTTATTTTGTGTGGAACAAGAGTATCTTTTACACGTATAATAATATAGGAGAAAAGATATGGCTACTGATCCGAAAACATTAGAATACCGTAAAATACACAATCTATGTCCAAGGGATGGCAGGCCCAATAAATCTGGACGTAAAATGTGTGAATATTGTCTCGGGAAATCTGTTGAAAAAACTCAGAGGCATAATAAGAAAAAGAAGGCTAATGGTCTTTGTTTATGTTGTGGCAAGCCATCTGATGGACAAAGATTATGTGATGTATGTAGACCAAAGGCTATTGTTGCATCTAATAAATCTCAGATGAAGCATTATAATAAGTGTAAGGATGCAAATATATGTGTAATATGCTCTAATTCAGTGGATAATAATAAAACTTTGTGCAGTAAATGTTCAGATGATAAAAATACTTATCAAAAGAAAAGACATGATTTGTTTATAGCTTTGAATATGTGTTATGATTGTGGTAAAAATCCACCAGTAGAAAATGGTAAAAGATGTCAAATATGTATAGATAAACGAAATAATTGGTACCAAGGATCACTCACTCAAACTAAAGATAAAGTTAGGCGAGATAATAATCGTAATACTGTTATTAAATATTATGGAGGTAAATGTGTCGAATGTGGTGAATCCAAGTCCGTTTGTTTGGCTATAGATCATATAGATGGTGATGGTAATACTCATCGTCATAAGATTGGTAAATATGGATCAGGATTTTTTAAATGGCTAATGGACAATAATTTTCCAGAAGGATTTCAGATTCTTTGCCATAATTGTAATATGAGCAAATATTTAAATGGTGGAATATAAAATCTTAGTTTTAGGACTATATTTATTTTTTATTTTGATGGAACAGGGACTTTGGTTGGACGTATAATAGGATAGCGGCAAAGTGCCGCTCTCGGAGATGTTTAGATTGATACAGGAGTATTGTAATGCAGGAAATTGAAAGAATAAGTTTAATTCCAGTTAATGGTGATGGTGATTTTGTGTCAGAATATAGAATTAAGTATGATTGTTTCACCCTCGGTACTCTTAGAGTTATTAGGAGAAGTAATCCTAAATGGAGGATGGAGATAGATACCGATACATTAAATGTAGATGATAAAAGAAAGGCTGTAATTTGGCAATGTTTAGCTAATACGATTACGGAACAGCTTTTTCAGTGTATTGAAGATTCAGTTCTTGTTGGTGTTGGCTCACCAGATGGATAAATAAAATGGCTCGTGTATTAAGAAAGACTTTCGGATGGTTGAGTTTATATAATAAACCCATCCTTCATGGTCGAAGACTTATAAATGTTGATGTTTGCGGAATCTCTTGGCATGAAGCATTAGAAGCATGTCTTGGTTTTTTAGATGATGAGGATACGTCTTCTGGACATTTTTCCTCTGAAGATCTTAAATTTCTAATTGAATTAGCACAAAAGCGATTGCATCAGACGAATATTGGTGCTGGTTTACCATGTGATTGTTCTGATTGTAAACAACCAGAAAAGAGATTTGTTGGCTCTACTTCTTGTACTGCTGGTCATAATTTAAAGTAAAAAAGGGGACGATAGGAATCGACAGGGTAAGTGAAAGTGATGTTGCGTGCCGAGGTTGTCAGTTGGCCTCGTTAAAAAACTGGCGATAATCTTAAACGGCGAAGCTCGTTTAAAAATGGCTGCTTAAGCAGTCCGTTAATTGGAAGACGCCTACTATTCTGATTGACGATGGCAGTGGGCTAGTGTTGATTTGATATTCGACCGGATCAATATGAAATAATAGTCTGATGTGGAAAAATAAAAGCCTGTTGGTTGGCGTTTGTGGCTCCGAGATTTAAATAATCAACTATGCACGTAGAAGTATTATTGAATTTTATCGCTGGACCGGGGTTCAATTCCCCGCGTCTCCATTAAAAGGAATTATTTTATAATGGGTAATTATCAAGTTATAGCAACTAATCTTATAAAAGTAGAAAAGGCATTGCGTGAAGAATGGCCAGAAGAACTTGGTTATTTGATTATGAGAAAACTAATTGGCACTGAGGATAATCTCCCACAATCTTGTGATGGAGATGCTTTTGTAATTCGAGATGCTTTGATATCATATGGTTGTGTGTGGTCTGTAGATTTTTATATTAAGAAAATAATCAAATAAGGGTTATCTCTATGGGGATGTTACGGAAAGTGCTTATTGATAAAGATCGTATTCAAGCCAGAATAACCGAAATGGCTTCTGATATTGATTTTTATTATTCTAGACAAGATTGGTATAGACATTCAGAAGAACCAGTAATAGTTATTGGTGTATTAACCGGTGCTATATTTTTCATGGCTGACTTAGTGCGTCAATTATCTATTCGCACAGAACTTGATTTTATAAGAGTTTCAACATACCAAGGTAAATCGATAACTGCTCAAGAACCAAAGATAACATTATGGCCTAAAAGAAATTTACATGATAGCGCACATGTATTATTGATTGATGATATATTAGATACTGGAAAGACATTGGGATTTATAGAAGATCATATATTATGGGAATGTCCACTAAGCATGAAAACTGCCGTACTATTACGTAAACCAGGAAAAGCTAAAAATATAGAAACTGTTGATTTTGTTGGGTTTGATATTCCTGATGAATTTGTAGTTGGAATGGGCCTTGATTATAACGATTTATATAGAAATCTTCCTTATGTATCTGTTTTATCGGATAATTAAATAATATGGAACGGTGGCAAGATATTCCAAATTATAAAGGATTTTATCAAGCATCAAATTTTGGGAATATAAAAAGTTTAATACGTAAGGGGCGTAAAACTGAAATTAATTTACAACCTGGAATTAGAGATGGATATTTTCAAGTAATATTATGTAAAAATGGCAAATGTGTTACATGGAAAGTCCATCAATTGATTTTAGAAACTTTTGTTGGTAAATGTTCACTTAAGATGGAAATCGTAAAAATAACCAATTGAGTAATTTAAAGTGGGGAACAAAATCAGAAAATCAACAAGATTCAATTCAACATGGTACTAGAAGAGATACTAAAGGAAGCAATAATTCAAAATCAAAATTGACAAATTCTATTGTTAAGTCTATTTTATTGTTATTAAAATCTGGTAGAAATGGTAATTTTGGTAAAAAATGGTTACAACGAGAAATTGCAGAACGATTCAATGTTGATCCATCAACAATTTCATATATTTCAACTAGAAAAATTTGGAAACATGTTTGTTTGTAATTTAATTAATGGAGGAAATAAATGGATATAAAACAAGCGAAGAAATTAATAACTAATATCAGTAAATCCACAGGTACTAAACATCATAAAGTTCTTATTGGAGAATTGTGTACTGTAATAAAGTTTCTGCTAGACGAAATAGAGAGGATCAAATTGCCACCTATGATAGTATTAAAACAATCGCCAGACCTTGATCCAATGAAACCGATAGGTCCACCACCACCGCCACCGTCACCAATGGACCCATTGATATTACCACCTGAAATAGCAAAACCAAACCTGGGGCCATATAGAACAAAGATTCTACCGCAGCCAAGACAATTTGGAAGTACAGATGATCCTAATCCACAACCTTTTGAAACTACAGATAACCAATATCCATTTGCACCCAATACAGATGGGTCCACCACGAAACCAGCACCAAAGCCGACATGGCCAGACCATCGATCTCCACCACCTTTTGATCCATTGAAAAAATCTCGTAAAGGAAATGTTGGAGATGCAACGTGATGCTGAAATCAATACCATGGATAAGTCGCATAATTTGTAAATGTTTATGGCATTCCTATCATGGTGTTATAAATAAGTATGGTGCATTACAATGGCTTGTGTGTAAAAGATGTGGTGATAAACGAAATATATCTTGGTAGTAAGTGATAAAATGCCATATATCCCAAAAGATAAACGTGAAAAATATGATTCTCTGATAAATCGTTTAGCTTGTATTTTGAACGGTCTAAACGATAACGATGAATTATCTGGGGAAATGAACTATGTCCTTTTTCGTCTGGCTAGATTGTTATGTAACAAAGAATCAAGTGGTAAATGTAGTTATGCCAGGATGGCAGTAGTTCGATCCGCCCTTGCTGAAGCTCGGGATGAATTTTGGCGAAGAGCCATGATTCCATATGAAATGGAAAAGACCGAAATGAACGGAGATGTAGAACTATAAAATGATGCGGGATAGTGTAATGGCAACACACGTGCTTCATAAGCACGTACTGGGTGTTCGAATCTCCCTCCCGCTAGTAAAGGAGAAAATAAATGCTGAAAGTGACATGTGGTAGAGATAAAATTGAGGTTTGGTTTTATCATAAAGTTCTTGAACCATTTGAACTCGATAATTTTACAGGTATATGTTTTGATAAAAGCCGTAGATGTTCTTTAGCTATGGTTAAACTGAATAAAAATCATGCTTATCAAGGAATAGCAGTTTGTCATCCAAATGATAATTTTTCTCGTGCCGTGGGTCGAAAAAGAGCCCTACGCGATGCATTGTATTTATTACCCGAAAATATTAGAACTGCTGTTTGGGAAGAATACAAGATTCGATGTGGTTTTTAAGTGCCACCGTAGCTCAGTTGGTAGAGTGGCGCATGGCTTTAGGAGATATTGTAATGTCGGCAGGATGGATTATAATAATAATAATGCTTATATTGTTAGCTCTGACTATAATAATTCGAATTATACCGGATATACGTAATGGTGATGCATGGTTGGATGACTACTAATGGATACACGTATTGTAACAAGAGAAATAACTATGTGTGAAGTGTGTCATTATTTTAGAGATGATGATAGATAGCTAAATGATTCAATTTTGCTCTATTACAACCCTTTCGACTAAATGGCGTAATTATATTCGTAATAAAATGAGTTGGGAAAATGGAGGAATGAGTTATTTTTTACGATATAATCTTTCTAAGCATATGCTTGCTCTAAATTTTAAAAGACAACAACTTATATGTTGGGCAATAATATTTATTAATGGTTGGGAAGAAGATGGGAGACCCTTTCTTGGAGCATGGACAATAAAAAAATATAGATATAATGGATATGCAAGTAAAACGATTGGAGCTTTATTAAGTTATACTGGCATTATAATAACAAAAGAAATAAATGTTTATCAAATGAGCATGTACCGACTTCTGGAGAAGATTAATTATACTCCGATTTATCGTGAATGGAATAAAGACAAATTTAAAATATGGTTAGAAAAAAAATCTTTAAAGTGTATAATCTATGGGACAGAGTGAAAAAAAACGTAAACAACAAAAAAAAGTTCAAAAGCGTGAACAGGTTAAAGTTGAACCACCTAATCAAAAAATACTTGATTCTATAAGCAGTCCCAATGTTTGGACTCCTAAAATTGAAGATGCCTGGCTCGAAGAACTTCACAGAATACCAGCGGGGGAGATTTATCGGAAATTTCCGCCATTAAAGAAACCTCCAAGTGTTCGGAAACGTGGTCAAACTCAAGGAAGTGGATGGGGAGATAGATAAATATTATAGGTTGCGTCGAATGTGAAAATACTTTCTCTGTGCCGAAGCCCTAGAAGGGCTCTAATAATTCGTCTCGTGGACGCTGCTATCCTTTGGTATCTGGCATGGAGTTTGAGACCTCCAAAATCAATACGGAGTGTTTAAGATGAAAAATCATGTACTTGATATTGAACTAAAATATTTTGAACAAAATCGTAAGGAATGGTTCAAACATCATGCAGGTAAATTTGCTTTGGTTGTTCGTCGTCATTTAGGTTATTTAGAAAAAGCTACTATATTTAATTTTTATGATAATTTTGAAAATGCTTTGAAAGCAGGATATGACCATTGTGGTGTTGCACCATTCTTAATTAAAGAAATATTATTAGAGGATCGAATTGAATTCATTTTCTAAATGGGGGTAAAGATGGAATTATTTAAAGCATTATGGGGTTATACATTTGGAGGTATAATCAATTTTTTCAAGCGGGTTTTTAAGGGACCGTATATCGGTTAGGGGTGAAATGATGACGGATTGGAAAGAAAAGATTTTGGAAGCAACAGATAAAGCTATTGCCGTTATTCGTAAAAAGGGGAATAAATTTTGTATTTACAGTAAAACTGGAAAAAATCTTGGGTGTTACAAAACCAAAAAAGAGGCTGAAAATAGACTTTCCCAAATTGAAATGTGGAAACATATGAAAGATAATTAAGGAAATATATATGAAGGAATTAATTAAACTTAAAGCTGATGTTATTAATGCAATTCGTTTACTGATGGAACAAAATGGAATTGTAGAATCGTATTATAATAAAATTACTGGTGGTACTGGTGCATGTGAGAATGTACCAACTGCGTTTATACTTCAAAATACACCGGAAGTTGCATATCTTTCTCAGACTGATCAATTATCAATGGAAGCAGAAATCTTAAAGTTCAATTTATCTGGTGTTTGGACTCTTGGACGAAGTTATCGTAATGAGCCACGAGCCGGTGATGGACGGCATTTAGCCGAGTTTGTTTTATTAGAATATGAATCACTTGGTTGTGATCTTAATGAATTAACTAATTTTCAACAAATTCTTCTCAACACTGTTATGAAAGTTGCTTTAGAATCAAATCTTGTGGCGGATGATCACAAGAATCGGCTTCGTAGATATTTAGAACAACCAGCTAAAATCATTACCTATACTGAAGTTCTTGAGATACTTAATAATGCAGGTGTTTCAATAAATTGGGGTGATGATTTTACATCTACTATTGAAGAAATGATATGTTTGTTTTTTAATGGTCCCGTGCAGGTGACTCATTATCCAGAATCTATCAAATTCTTTAATATGTATCGTACTGATAGGAAAACGCTTGAAGATAATTTATCTATTGATGAATATAATAAACGTCGATATACCGTTGATTGTATTGATTTTTTATTACCATGGGCTGGAGAGACTTTCGGTGGATCACAACGCGAAATAAGGGCTGGAACATTACGATTGAAATTAACTGAAAGTTCTATGTTACAACAAATGATTAAAATTCGTGCTGAACAAATAAATGATGGAATTGTAACAGATGAAATTAAAGCTGCTAGTTTAAAGCCATTTGAGTCATATTTGCAACTTTTTGATCCTATATCAAATAATGGACGATCAGATCAGCAATTTACGTATTCTATAAGAAGCGGTTTTGGACTTGGTATGGGACGTTTAATTCAATTTTTGTTGGGTTCCACACTAATTGTACCATTTTAATAAGTGAGGGAAAAAATATGAACGAAATAGATATGCTAAGAGAAGCTGTTGGCAATTGGAGAGGAAGTCAAAGATGGGTTGAACATAATTATGAGACATTCAGTGGTGCTCCAGATCGTCTAAGAACGATGATTCAAGCTGTGACTTTGAAGGCTATGTGTGATGGATATAATGCTACACAAAAGGTTGAAATTAATAAAATTTTGGATAGTTTTTTTAAAAAAGCAAAAAAACCAGTTATAGTTCCTAATCCTGAATAGCTTGTTCATTATTAGTTTTTTTATTTTTTATGCAACAAACGGAGAAGTTTGGGGTATAATAAGATAGCGACAAAATGTCGCTCTCGGAGCTTTGCTCTATAAAGAAAGAAAAAAATGGAAGATGTTAAATTAGCCGAACCTGAAACAAAAATTATCATTACTGATCCAGAACTTAGTCAATATTTTGGGAAAGAATGGATTGTTACGGAAGAACCAATTTGTGGTCGTGCATTTGGACCTCATGATCCAGAAATTGTTTGGGTTGGTCCAGAATCAGGCCCCGATTGGCCAAAACCAGATACAAGGGTGTTCTTACGCCCAGATCAATATATTTTGGCCAATTTACTTGCACCGAATGGTGGTGTGGACTAAGGGTCTATTGTTTATTTCAGACTCTTACTCCCCGCGGAAATTCGCGGGTTTTTTCATTGGAGAATATAATGAAAGTTTTGGTATGTGGTAGTCGTGATTGGGTTGATAGAAAAATCATTCGAGAACGACTGTTAAAACTTCCACCTGATACTATTATAATTGAAGGTGGTTGTGGTCATGGTTTTGGACCCACTGGAGTTGATCTTTTAGCTCGTGCGGTTGCATTAGAAATTGGTTTCGAAGTGGTTGAATTTCCGGCAGCATGGAAGAAATATGGTAATGCAGCAGGACCAATAAGAAACATTAAGATGCTTAATACGAAGCCTCATTTGGTTATTGCGTTCCACGATGATATTGATAATTCTAAAGGTACCAAACATACGGTGACTGAAGCGCGAAAACGTGGAATTGAA